GTATCGATAACTCTGATCTTTCTTTTATTTTCTCGTCGATTAAAACTTGGTGTTGATGATGGATGTTACTCATGTTGTAAATGTTTATATTGTTTTTATTTGTTATATTATAATATAATACTTTTTACATGAAATAAAAAACTTTTGATCACTTATTTTTCAATAGTTATTAACAATTATTTGCACATTCTAATAAAGTTATTCCGCTTCGTTCTATCCATTTCTTTGTTCTTTGTTCTAATTTATTTTTCAATCGTTCATTAAACTTCACTGTTTGTAAAGTAAATTCTGCCATCCATTGTTTTCTAGTACCTTTGAATTTTAGTATAGGCTTATTCAAATTAGTTATTTGTATTTGGCCGTTACCTAGGTTCTGTACGGATAAAGATTCCCAACTAATGTTTTCAATAGGTAATACACTAACATCGTTAATTATCTTTTGATCGTTACCAAACTCTCTATATTTTGCAATGATTAAACAAAACGATGTATCAGGATTTGACTTATATAATTTATATAATCGTTCAACTGATATTAGATTTGGCATAGAAAATTTTCTATCTGTATCATGAGTTTTTACATCCATTAAATATGTGTGTCCATCCTTAACTAACGTAAAGTCATCGATAGATCTAACTGATTCAGGCTCTGTATACTCAAACACCTCATCGTTTGCAAATTCACCCTGTATATGATGTTCTATTAAAGAAGCAATTCCACGTTGATCTAAAAATTTAGTTGCGAATATATGTCCTTTAATGTTACGTAATCTTTTTTCAATCTTTAACATTAGCGCTTCTTTCAATTGTATGTTTGATGTTTTCTCTTTCTATGTGATATAATTCATAAGCCATAGGATCAAGTTTTTCTAATTTTTGAAAGTATTTAGATATTCTAGCATCTAATTTTCGCATACCAGTCATATCTAAATCAACCATTGTATCTAACTTAAATAACTCATCTAATCTTCCTCGGATATATTGTATCTCTCCGAATTTTCTCCATTCTTCTTGTTTCATATTATTTTAATTTATTAGTAGGCATTAACCACATTGCGCCTTCAAACATTATCTCTAATAGACGTGGCTCTATATTATCGATTTCTTGTAAGAACCTTAATGTTTTAACTGTATCATGTTTTAACATTTTAGTTAGTTCTCCTTGTATTCTCTCTTGTGAAACTACTTCTTGTAATTTATCGAGTAATTCTGGTTTGAACATCTCTTTCCAAAGAGATTCATGTATTTCGAATCCTCTAGTTATTGAAAACCTTAAAGCTCTTATCATCCTTAATGGATCGTCCATAAAAGTTTTTTCAGGATCGAGTGGAGTTATTAAGATGTTTTCTTTTAGATGTTTTCTTCCTTCGAAAAGATCGATTATAGTTCCATCTAAATCTTTTGCGAGAGCATTTAATGTAAAGTCTCTCCTAAGTAGATCATCTTCCAAGGTTCCAAGTTCAAGTATAGGTTTTCTAGTTCCTTCGATAACTCCAACCTCTTTTCTCGCCATTACGAAATCTGCGACTAAACCTTCATGTTGATGTCCTTTAGGAAACATTGCTCTTACGGTAAAGCAATCAAAGTTTTTTAAGAATATCTTAAAACCTTGATCTTCAAGATGTTTAACCATTTGATTCCATCCTTGCTCTACCGTTTGATTGGTATTACCTAGTACGAATGTAAAGTCTATATCATTTGTGTGTACTCCTAGGATCTCATCTCTCACACACCCACCGACTTCGAAAATTTTGTTCATATTGTTTTTGTTTTAATTATTTAATATATAAATATAATACTTTTTAGTGGTAAATAAAAACTTTTGGACACTTATTTTTCAATAGTTATTAACAATTATTTAGTCAAAAAAGGTGATATTTTTTGGTGTGTATTTATATAGATCCATCATCGATGTTGTCAGAAACCATCAATTCTGGTGGTGGAAAATTCAACTCTTTGTTCACCTTTATCCAATATTGAATAGTTTGGTTTTTCTTCCATCCTCGTGGACCTCCGTTCCAACACCTTGCTATTTTTTCAAAATTTGAATTTGTATGATAGTGATTATGCCATATCATGAACATTTCGATAGATTTTTCTCTACTAAAACGATCATCATAAGTATATCTTAAAGGTCGTTTGTTTCGTTTTTGTATACGATTAACATCCTTTACTAAGTTTTGTCTAATTTGTAATACTCCAATAGATGGTGTTCTTAAATTAGTATCTCCGATTGCATTTTCTCTACCACTACTTTCTATAAAGATTAATGCATCAATAAGATCGTTAATAGTAAGCTCATAAGAAACTATTATTTCAGGTTCCGGTATTGATTCTATTACTGGTTCTGGTGTAGGTAGGTTTTCAGGAAATGTAGATGTGGAGGGTGTCGTTGAAACGATAGGAATTATTAGTGTAGATAACACTAGGTAGGACTTCATACTCATATAATTTAAGTAATGGTTTATAGATATTATATGACGAAATAATGAAAAAGTTTCTAACTTCTATAGGATTTCCATTGATCTTCGGCTTTAAGAGCTTCTATTTCATGTGGATTGTTTTTATATCCTAGCTCTCTATACTTCTTTTCCTTTTTATGATCTTGTTTAGTATGAGTATATTCATGTAATATAGAACGTAAAACATCTTCTTCGTTTTTCATATTAGGATAGTATATGTATATCTCATTATTATCCCAATCATACTGAGCCTTAGTAGATTTAGAAGCTTCACCTCTAGCTCCTTTAATGCCGCTTATTCTTGCATAAATATCTTTATGTAATTCTATAGGAGCTATTCCTTTTATTCCAGGTCCTAGATCTTTTATGATTTGAGGATATACAGTATCTACTATCTTTTGAACTTTAGATTTTTGCATTTTCCTTATAAAAATTCTTAAGCATTTTAACTAATTCCTTTTGTGGAAAGCAATCGAACTTATCTTTTCGTACACTAGTATGTGACCATAACCCGAATTGTTTAGCGTTATATGCATCTTTATTAAATTCAAAAGCGTCTTTAGGATCTACACCTTCATGTAATAATTTCGGAATACCATTTAGCAAATCCATCTTAGGATAGATGTCTTGTAAATGATTTAGTAATAATCTAAGACTTTCGATTTGTTTTTCTGAGTATTCATGCCAATACCTATAACCTCTAAACTCGTAACCTAAGTCACAAACATATTGAGGAGGAACCTCAACGTTTACATAATTATAGAATTTGCCATTCTTTTGAGTAAGGTACCCAAAGTTATTTAATTCAACTCCACCTGAAAATTTAGAAATTGCAAATTTACCGACCTTACCTAAATGCCAACCTAAATAATTGTTTGGAAAACATTCAACAACAACACCATCGTATTTAGTTTGTCCTTTTATATTAGATCCACCAATACAATACTGAGTACCAACTCTTCCTCGAGTATCTCTATTCCAACTATTGATAACATTATAAGGATTATCCCAACCTGCTGTGTGATGTATAAAGAAACCTAATGGTTCGATCTTACCATAGTCTCTAACATATTCATCTTCATCCATATAAGCTCTATCAATAGTTAAGCCTCCCTTAGTTTCATATGTTCCTAAATAATTAAGTTTATTATCTGTATCTGGTTTAGCTGAGCCATTCATATCAGTATCAGCATCTAAGATTCCAAGAGCTTCAAGTGTTTTTCTACCAACAACACCATCGGAAGTCAAACCGTTTTTTGTTTGAAAATCCTTTACATGAGATTCTGTACCAGATCCAAAGATTCCATCGGCAGCAATGCCTAATGCCTTTTGTATCTCTTTAACTGAATCGCCTTTACTTCCTTTTTTAACTAAAGCCATGTTATTCCTTCTTGTTTTTGTTTGCTGTTTCACCATCTAAAACACCTTTAGGTTCTTTCATTTTATCAGGTTCTGATGTTTCCATATTATTCTCAGCTCGTGCTGTAAAAATATCGTTAAGTATACTTGATAGCGTATCTGCTATTTCTTTATTGATATACAAAGAATAAGTTATTACTAGATCTCCTAAATGATGTGTTATATTTGTTATTAAATGTGCGTACTTTTCCTTTATAAATGATAAGAACTTTTTAGTTTCAGCTGGTTCCATATTGGTTTCAAAATTTTCTAAATATATTTTGTTACCTATACCATTAACTCGTATGTTATTATCTCTATCTTTACCAACTGGTATTCTTATAACAGTTTCATTTAAGAAAGCATCAAAATCTTTTATATTTTTCATTTGTTATTTTTATTTTATCTACTCGAAACATCTTCGATTGCAAGGTCTTTTAGTATCATATCAAATACAGAATCCCAATCACCTTCATCGGCTTTCCATTCTATATCTTTAGCTTTGTAACCAAAGTCCCAATTCTTTATACTCCAACCATCTGCAGAGAATCCAAAACCACCACCCTTCTTGTTAAACAGAAGCCTGAATTTATTACCATCTCTATCTACGGTATTCACTATTACTTCCTTAGGATTTTTTTCTACTTTTAATTCCGGTGGATTTTTTCTTAGCTTTTTGTATTCTTTACGACCTTGATTTTCATTAAGTTCGTTTGATTCATTTAAGAATTCTGTAAAATCTTTTACATTTTTCATTTGGTTATTTAATTTTGTTTTAGAATTAGCTTATTCTTGATATAATCTTCCATTTCGTCTTTTGTAAAAGTCATTTGAGAGTAAGGGTCTGCAGCTCCTGGAGTAGAAACATCATCAAATAAGTATTCTTTTGCAATTTTATCAAATGAGTATTCATATTCACCATTCCAGGTATCCATTCCACCTTCCCAAATGATATATTTTTCTCCTTCTTTAAGATCTCGTATGTTCTTTACTAGAGATCCAAAATCATCCTTTGTTAACCAATTAGGAAGAATGTCCTTTCCTTTATACTTAGCTTCGTTAACTGGTAGAAGAGATTCTCTAAAGTTTTTGAATGTTTTCATCGTGGTTTTTTATTTATTTTATTAGTCTTTGTTACTTTATTATTTATCCTAGTATTGTTTTGGTTTTTATTTGGTTTTGTGTTAGATCGATTAGTATTAACGTTGGATCTATTTGTGTTCGTATTGTTATTCTTGATGATGACTGGTGTCGTGTTATGCTGTGTATTAGGTTTTACATATATCCTATTATCATTTTGTTTAACGTTTATAGAAGAATTACTAGACTTCCAAGTATATGGAAATACGTTAGTTTTTGTTCTATTAGTTCTTGGCTTAGTGGTTGCAATATAATTACCTCCATTCGTATTGTTAAACATATTTCCACGATGTCCATAAACATAATATCCATTATCACAATTAACATATACATGAGTATGAGTATGGTGATGATGCGGAGGAATCGCTTGATAGTAATACCACCAAGGATAGTAGTGAGGAGTTCCATAATAATAATAGAATCCTGTATAATATCCCCAATATGGAGATCCGCCTAATTCATTATCTGTCCAAAAATATAATTCAGTAGAATGTTCCCTATCTTCATATATCGGAGTATTTGCATATTCATAAGTTACAGTACAACTAACAAGAGAACAAATGATATAACCTAGTAAAAGGCCTTTAACAAAACTAACCCATAATGTTTGATAGTTATCAATTCTTAATATGTTTTGCCATCTACCGATAAAAAGTTTATGCCAATCTGTAATTCTTTTCATAATTCTAAAGTTCTAATCCTAAATTACAAATCATAAATCTAAATTTACTACATTTGCATGTTGTTTTATCACACGGACAATACTTAATTTCTAGTAAAGTAAATGTTCCTATTCGTATAGTTATACTATATTTTTCCTTTTTGTTACCTGCATCAAATCCATTTATCCAGTTTAGTTTGCTCATAATTTTATTTTATATTTTGTTACGATCTTCTTTGCAAGAATAGGTGTAGTTCCATTCTTTTTTTGCATATCGTACGCTGATTGTGCTGCTACTATTACAGAAGGAAGTTTTCCTTCAATAAGTTTTTTACCTTTATAAATTGTGATTTCACTACTACCTCCACTTTTTTGTGTAGCATTAGTTATTCTTTGTCTAATCTCGTATCCACCAACTCTACAAATGTGATGGCCTCTTTTTTCCATTAATGATTTTGATCCCATGATTTTCTTTATCGTTTTATTATTTAATTTTACCAGCTAATCCTGCCTGAGCTAGCCATTCATTATTTATTGTCCATACTCCCTTTTTATCTTTTCTAAATAATATAGAAGATTTTGCAGATGGGTTATTCCTTCCTTGAGGTTGTATATAAAGAGGTTCCATATATCGTTTAACAGTAGATTTGTTTACTGGAATCAACTCTTCTAAAAATTCTCCTGGAGTCTTTGGCGTAGATCCTTTGTAAAAGCAATTTGCAATTGCATCTGGTTGACCCATATCTCCAAATTTAGTTTCACCAGCATAAGCTTCCATTAACGATGTTGGACTGAGTTTCCATGTATCTACACCGCTAGAATGTTTTTTACCTTCCCAATTGAAATATCCTGAATTTTTAACACCTATAAATAAAATGATTGTATTACCAGTTATACCTCGTTTCTTAAACCCTTTTAGAGTTTTTGGATCTGCGTTTTTAATACTATTCCAAATCTTTTGTACTTGTTCTCCTAAATCATCGCCAAAAATATCATGAGCTCTTTTAGGTCCTAACCAACCTTCAACGAAATTAGCACTCTTATCTTTAAGGCTGACTTTATATTGACCATTCTTTACCTCATTTTGTATTTTGCTCTTATTTTTTAGAATATGAGTTGGATCAGTAATACAAGATAATCTTAATTCGATATCGGTTTTTGGATGACCCTTTCCTCTATAGTTAGCACCACCAACTAAAGTTACTTCGTATATATAATCGTTGAATTTGAATTGCCAATCTTTGTTTGTATTAGCAACAAACATCTCACAAATTTGCTGTTCTTGTGGATGACCTGCGGTAAATGGTCTAACAACACCTTGTTGAGTTTTACTCTTAGATAAATCTGGATTCCATTCCTCTACTGCTTTACCAGTTGGTTTTCTAAGATCCTTTAATGATATTAAGTATTCTTTACCTTTATATTTAATAGGAACATAATACTTAGGACTACTACTTGAAAGATCTCCATTCTTCTTAAAAACAGGTACTTGAACTAAATCAGTAGTATTTTTAACGATTATTGTTATTCCATCTGTATTTTTAGGAAGTTGTACACCTGCCTGAATAGCTTTATTATCTTCTAAACCAATCTTATATAATTCTGCTTTGTTCTCTGTTGAAAAATCTACAGTAGGTAGTTCACGACTTTGAGGATCATGCTTATCATTTAACTCTACATACCGATGAAAGGTTTGTAGAACTTTTGGATTGAAGTTGTCACTTCTATTAGGACCTGATAAAGATGCCTCTAATAAATTATCACCATTCCAATTTTCAAATAATTTGAAGTATTTCATTTAAGCGAATTTGTTTAATTATATATCCTTACATTCCTGTAGAACCAGTAGATCCAGCAACTCCAGTAGAACCAGTAGATCCATTATCTAACTCTTCTGCACATTGTTGGATAACTAATTTAACAGATTGTCCAGTTTTAGCATGTTTAATAAAAATAAAGATTTCGTCGTTCTCAACCTTGGAATAAACCGATGAATTTTCTAAATCTATTAAACGTTGATTGTTAACGTATACCGAAGCTCTGATATTTTTTTTAACGGATAGTTCCATTATTTTTTAAGAATAGGAATAACATTAGGACTCGGTGCCGATGATTTATCCTTAGCTGCTTGCTTATACCACTTATCATTATCTATAATTCTCTTATGTTCTGATTCTGGTACTAATCCTGCGTTAATTGCCTTTCTTAATTTATTATAGATCTTTTTTGCTTCAGGTAATTTACCCATATAAAATGCTGATATACAATGTAGATCTAAACATTGCCAATCATATGTTGCTTTATCTATAAATAGTGATGATGTTGGGAAAGGATTTTTAGAGCAATTATCAATAACATATTTAGATAACGAGTAAGCCATTGGCCAGTTTTGCAATCCTTGATAATATCTTATGATAGGAATAAAATGCTCAGCTCTACGATAGTCAAATCTAGAACAATATGCGTAAGCTTCCATTATTTCATTTACTGGTTTACCTTGATTAGATCTCATAGAAGCAACCATTAACGCAGAAAAATAACGTTCTTCCCAATAACCTTCTTCACTATCGGTTCTTTGTTGATAGTATTTTTCAGCTAATTCCCATTGAAACGAATCTCTATAAGATTGAGCTAAATAGAATATCCATCTAATATCACTATCTGTTTTAATATACTCATGTAACATTTCTGCATGTTCTCTATACTTCGCTTCTTGAGCAGCCTTTGGATCTGATCCATCTCCCCACGAAGCACCATCTGGAGTTACTAATACACTAAGACCTCCAACTTGTGTTCCTCTAGGATTAAAGTCAGATCCTTCCTTAGGTAATTGTATTTCGTGAACAGCACCTCTCCATTCCCATGGACAAGATACTCTCATAAATTGAGTTCTAAAATAAGTTTGACTTCCGTAATTTACAGTTATTGCACCTGCATCAAAATTCTTAAGTCCAGTAATAAGTTTATCTTTAGAGAATTTATCTGGCCATATTAGTTGTTCATCAGCGTCTATCCAAAATGCAAATTCGCATTTACCTTTAGCCGCTTGTAATGCAGCGTTTCTAGCAGCACAAAAGTTCTCCCATTTATGATCGATAATCTCACCAGGAATGCCATGTTTATCCATAACTTCCTTGCAGATTTCTTTTGTACGATCTGTGGAACCGGTATCAACGATAGTGTACCAATCGATTAAAGGCGCTACTGTTTCCAGCATTCTTGCGATTACCTTTTCTTCATTTTTAACGATTATGTTTAACCCTAAAAATGGTAATTCATTTTCCTTCATTTAATATGTGTTAAAGTGTTAGTAATTATTATATGTATACGATTCAAAAATGTTTCCTTTTTAACTAATTTTCTTAATCGAATTAGTTTCAGTAGCAATCCACATATCATCCTTTACTCCAGCGTCTTTAGCAGCTTTTTTAATTGCTTCGGCAGTTCCTCTTGCTTTTACTTTATATACATTTTTAGGATTCAATTTAGTGCCTGATAAATTCATTGATTTGAACGAAACTTCCCAATCGGAAAAGCTACCCTCTTCTAAAAATTCATCAAAAGAATATACACCATCCTTAGATTCTTTAGCCATTAAAATTGCAAAACCTGAATCATCTACAATCTTCTTAGCATCGGCAAAGAATTTTTTATCCGTATCTATTACTGATAAAGTCATTGATAATCTATTAAACTTATGTTTAATTTTTGCTTTGTCTAAATCATCTCTCAGTTTTTGGATTCCTTTAACAGAAGCAGTACCATCGGTTTTTATACCAATAGTACTTTCTAAAAGAGATTCATAGTATGAAAAGGTTTCATAAGCTTCATCATATTCAATATCTTTATGAAATGATTGTATAGCTTGTTCTAATTCACTATCTACTAGTTGTTTCAATTTCGTAAGCTCTCCTGCTCTTTTAGTCCATTTCTTTTTATCTGCATCGTTTTTAGCACCTTTATACAATAGAAAATTCTCTTTTAATTCCTTTACTATTTTAGCTAATTTATTAGTTAGACCGTCGATAGTTTTTTCAGTAACTTTAGCTTCAGTAACTAGAGATTCTTTAATTGGTTCAAGTCCCCAATAATTAGCCATATCATATTTTACTGGATATATTGCTAAATCACCAACGTTACCTTCGGTTGCTTCAATGTTTTTAGTAAGATAGAAATCACCTGATGATTTTTCATATCCATAATCTTCAGCATCTGCTTTCATTTGCTTTTTGAAGCTTTTTGATACTTTGTTAAAATTACCAATTTCTATAACCTCTACTGTATTGTCGTTATAGTCAACACCAGTATCTCCGATCTTTAGATCTTTTTTAGCTTCATTAACAGATTCGTTAGCCATATTATATTCAACATCTTCGAGATAATCATTTATAGTAAAGTCTCCGTATTGTTTAACAAATAATTGAGGAGCCTTTTTAGCCATTCTTTCTAAAGACTTAAGATAATCTTTAACATAAGATTTGTTTAATTTACTACCTGGTATTGTTTGTGTTAATGCATCAGATGCATTTCTTAAAGCCTCTTTAGCAGTATTTGCCCTTGCTTCGTTAATAGATTCCTTAAGATCGTATTCTTTCTTTAATTTTTCCCATGCATCTTGATGTTCTTTATCTAACTTTCCTCGACCAAGCACTTTAGATAACATAATTTTATTAAGAGATAGTTGATCGTATTCTATTGGGTTGCCTCGATTAGCTTTTAACTTAACCTTTTTCTCAACATCCTTTATTGCAAGTTTAATCTTATGCTCATCTTTATTAATGTGTTTGAATTCATGACCTTCAGCAACAGATTCATATGATTTCATCCATTTAATCAATACTTTTTTAGCTTCACTTTTACTAAGGCCAAATGAGTCTTGTAAATAAGGAGCAGCACCAAACATATTAGTTGCGCCAGAAGCTCTTAATGCTTCTAGAAAGTTAAACATGAGTTCTTCGTTTGATTCACCTTTAGCTTCAGTAACTGATTCATCTAATATAGTATGTAATTCCTTTGGGTCCATATTTACTAATTGAGTTGATATTCCGTTAGGTAAAGAAAGAAAGTCCATTTCTGCATATTCTTCTGCTTTATCTGGATCATCAACTAACGTTAATAATAACTTAACTCTATTATCAATAGCCTTTTCATATTCTTTACCAAATGTTCTTCGTATTTGAGTTTCAGGTCCTTTGTCCCACCATTGTTTATATTTCTTTGGATCTCCTTTATAAGCTTCGTTAATAAAGTTATCGAATTTTTTTATTAGTGTCATCTGTTGAATTGTATTTTAGTTATATATTTAATCTTAACCTGGAAGATTAGGTGCACTAGAGAAACTAGAAATTTGTGATATAGATGGCATTCCTGGCATTCTCTCTTGTATTTTTTTAATCTGGGTTTTAATCTCTTCCTTAATGGATTCTTTATTATGATTACCTTTTTTCATATTAGATAAGTTAATGTGAACATCTGGATATTTACCAAAAGTATCTAATCGAAAATCACCATCTTCGGTAACGTTCATTTTATACTTAGTATTTTTATATTTAGGAAATAATGTTTCTTTTAATTTAACTGCATCACAACCACAACCCAATGCCGATGTATATAATTCTTTTAGTATTAACGTTATTTCTTTAATATATTTAGTTTCTGATTCAAGAGCAATTTCTGGAAATTCTTCAGGAGCCTCACCATGTACTGGAGCATTAACAGTTCCAATAGTTTCGTTAACAAATGTATTAAATTTCTTAAAGCTCATTATTGTTGTTTATTATTTAAGGCTTGTCTAAATCTTGATGAAACAGAATTTTGAGGATCGGTTCCACCCATTCCCATAGATTGTGCCATTATCTTAAGATCTTCTGGAGATAATGATCTTTCCATTTCTTTTAATGCTTTTTTCTTATCTTGAAAGTCTTCAATTAAACTATCATTATCAGATATATTTTGTGAGTTAAGGGATACTCCGTTACAAAAATCTGCAGCTCCTTGAGACATTGTAGGTTTTTTGCGTTTTTCCCAATCGCCGAAAAATGGATGGTCCATATCTTAAATTTATGTTTTAGTTATACCACCAACTGTACGATCCTTTGGGATAGATTTACCTGTTGAATTTTGAGAATACGGAAACATTGTATTAAGAGTTTCCTTTCTTTTATTACATCCACAACCTCCACCTGATACAGCTTCTACAACTTTCTTAATACCAGTTGCTGTAGTAAACTTATCTATACTATCTCCAAGGCCTTTTGATTGTGACATAATTAGTTTGTTTTAGTTAACATTGGTTCGCCTCTCATATTATCATGAGAAACTATTGTAGTTCCTGGTTGCGTTATTTGTTTAACCTGTCCTAAAGAACTAGGAAACATTTCAGGATTTCCATTATCATCGAGAACTGGTTCAATATCACCTAATCTCTTCGATAACATAGTAGGTCCATCTTCTCCTACACTAGGTTCTGCACTAACAGCATCTTTATTATATCCTAATTGGATATTATTAAATTTTCTAACTCTTTCAGCGCTATCAGAAGGAAGAAATGATAAATCTTCATTAACGAATTTTTGAAATTTCTTGAATTGCATTATGCGTTCATTTGATGTTTTTTAAGTAGTTGTAATGATGTTGCAGATACTTTTGCAACTTCTCCAACTCCCCATCCATCTCCTTCGTTTGCAATTAAGTATTGTACTTGTGCCAAATCACCAGATCCAAGAATTCCTATTACCTTACCCATAGAACCTTTGAATTTACATTCTGGGTTTACGTCTTCTACCATATCTGCTAAAGCAATTTGTCCCATCCATGTAGCATGTGTGTTTTGTGCTGGTGGAACGTAATCAGGATCGTTAGCAATACCGTTAGCTCCTATTTGAGGAACATCCTTTTCATAAAGATCTTGTTTAACTTTAGCTCCTCCGACATTATGGAATAAACCACCACCAACTCCAGCACCAGGTACTACGGTTGGTGACGTTTCGTAATAATTTTCGTTTACAAAATCATTGTATTTTTTAATTTCTTTCGACATTTTATTATATGTTTATTTTTATTATCTAGATAATGGTTCAAATGGAGAATTCTTTACTTTATAAGAAATATCTAAAGTAACAGTTCCACCACTTGCACTTACATCGCCAAATGTTGAATAGTGTCTGTCCCAATCAAGTCTAGAATCTGTTTTATCTTGTGGAGTTACTACCCAAAATTGAACAGTATAACCAGAACTATCATAACCAGTTGATATTAAATTCGCAAGACCTGCAGTATTTAATTGCATTTCGTAAGTAAGATTAGCAGGATCGTTAGCATTCATTCCCCAATAAGATATTGCAGTTGCACCTGGTAACATAACTTTTCCTGATACCGCTTCTTCCATAGATGGAGAATGTGCATAAGGATCGTTATACTTAGCAGATGAAGTCATTGCAGTATTATCTACAAATCCATTAACTACATAACATCCACTAGATGCATATGCTGTAGCTCCTGCTGCTTGTTTAGTCCAACCAAATACTTCTTGACTTGTAGAAGGTGAGAAAATTATTTTAGCCGAAGTTATTTCGTGAAGATCCGCTCTTATTCCAGCAGCATACATATCGAAAGATAGTCCTAATCTTGCAAGTGTATGAGGAGCATTTGCATGCATTGAATCTATATTTGCAACAGTAGCTGATTGTGCAGTAGATGCAGCTGCAGCTCTTACTGTATTCCAATCAGCATCACCGGTTCTTGTTTGTGTAGTAGTTACTGCAGTTAAACTCGATGTCCATTCTGCTCCAATAAGACCACCAGATTGAGTTCCCATAGAAGAATCTGAAGTTAAATCATTCGCTTCGAATAATCTTTTATCATGATTAACTGTACCTGGTTTAGACAATGATTCGTTGATCCAATTTGAATTACTATTTGTTGTAGGATTAGCCTTTTGACCACCCATAACATTAGGTTTAATTGATCTAAAATTTTTCATTTTTAATTATTATGTTTAATTTAGTTTGTTATTTTATTATATATCTCTATCGTGTTCCGATTCCTACCGTATTCACATCTGCTACTTCTTCAGTATCGTCGTCATCATCCTCATTACTACCTTTACGTTTATTTGTCTTTAGAACAAATGGTTTTTGTATTGGTGGATTGTCTTGAGAACTACCACCTAAAGCAACTAAATTATCCTCTCCTATAAATGCAGCAAATGATAAAAAATCTATATCATTAGATTCCTTTACTTTAGATTCATCATCAAATGTTTTATACATATTGACTGGATTCTTACTTACCATTTTCTTTTTCTTAGGATACTCTTGTTCCCATTCTTCCCATGGAGACATTCTAGCTCCTTTTGATTTCCAAAAATCTTCAAAATCTTTCCAAGTACCTTTGAAGTGCCTTATAGCATCTAAGTTTTTATTTTCTTTTCCAGGGTTTTGATTATCCATTGGTCTGATTATTTTAATTTAGGTAAGTTTGGTAAGTAATTAGTTGCCATCTCAAAGAACCCATCGGTAAGCATAGATATCATAGCTGATCCAGCCGTAGCAAATGTTTCTTCGTCGATCATGACCATAGGATTTTTATCATCATCAGGATCACCAACCGCTGGCCACATATATTCACCAGACCCATAATCATATGTGATCCAATCTTCGTTTGTGATATCAACGTCGAGTTTTTGTGCAACCATTTTAACTAAAAGTTGTCTTGTAAAATGAACTCCTACTTCATGTGCAAGTTGTTCAATCACTGCAGACATAGAACTTACTGCTTTTGCAGCTCCACTTAATCGTTTACCGTTTGTCCAGAAGTACATATCCTTACCTCCATTCATGATATTAACTAATCCATAAATATATGCATCATCAGGAGTTTCTTTATATGCCTTGGCATCCTTAAGAGTTAGTCCTGAAAACTTTGCAACATCATCACCTAAAGCAAAAACTCCAGTAGAATCATTTGATATAGACATAATAGCAGATTGTTTAATTGTTTCTCCTGCAATAGAAGATCCTTCAATAACTAATTTGAATTCGAAATCGTATTTCTTAGCAAAAATTCCTTTACCTAAGTCTAAGTCGGTAATAGTCCATTTAATGTTATATGCATCAGGAACTGATATATTTCCTGGTTTGTACGATCCGTCAGCTTCGTTTAAGAATGCTGTGAATGAAGGTATAATATCCATCTATTCATTTATTTTTTTTTCTTTACCGTTTTATCTACTTCAATCGTAGTTGCAGGACCAACAGGTCCTTTATCCATTTCTGCTTTAGCTGCTACTTGTGCTGCATCTATAAAGTCTAGTGCTGATGCAATTTTTGCAGAATCTCCAAATGTATAAATTCCTTTAGCCTGAGCTATATTTACTCCTTGTACTAATACTGAGATTGCTTCTCCGATATTTGTAACGTCTGATTTTTCTTTAGTCATCTTTCTTTAATTTGAATTGTTAATTATTTATTAGTTTCTATCCTATGTAATCTGGTACTGATGTACCTCCGGTTGGATAATTACCGGTTGCTCCACTGGTACCAATACCAGCAGTAGAATCACAATGTGTTGCAGTAATAACATGAACAACTATTGTTTCATCTGAATAATTATGTAATTTATATTCTTCATATTGATCTACCGAGTTTATCATAAATAAATCTTGTAATGGATATGTATGATCGTCATATTTTCCAAGACCTTGATCTGTAAATACTCCGTTAATTATATTAAATTTCGGTAATTGTATTGCCGCTCTTCTTTTAGATTCTGCTAAATGTGATGGCCATTCAATCTGCATATAAATAAAATTAGCATTTAATGGACCGGCTACTGATATAGTACCGTTTTTTGCGATTGTGTGTTTGCAATAACAGTAATCACAAACTTCATCAAACCACGGACATAAAGAAAGTCCTTTTGCTTTGAAAACCGTTTCTGAATTTTGCACAACCACAAGATCACATCCTATAAATTCTAAGATGAAGCGGTTATCACTATTAGTACATGTTAAATTAGTAGCCATTATACATTTTTTATTTTAATTATATATCCTCTTCCGTTTTAGGTCTTGTAGTAACATAAGTTGTATTATCTTTAACTACTACATCAACAACATTACCTAAATCTTCTTTAATTGATGGAGATTGCTGTTCAGTTGGATATCCTGCATGAGGTTTATCTTTAGCTATTTGAGTTGGTTGATCCTTTTCTATTTTGTCTTGGAATTTCATAAAGTCACCGTCTTTGTCATTAGTTAAACCACCAACTGTATGGAGTGTATCTCCCATTTCGTGAGGTTCTTTATTATTATCAGGGTGACTCAAAAAATCATTAACGTCTTTATCATTTTCGTTAAGATAGTTAAATACTTTTTCTTCACGGAGTGTATCTACTGCAGTTTCTGGCCTAATGTAATCAACTAGAGATTTTATAAAGCCTAATGCAATGATAGGAAGAACTGCACCACTTACAATTGCTAGTATACGTTTTTGAGCTAATGGTTCCATTTCTTCTAATCCAAATAATTCTATCCAACCCATATAAGCCTCTAAGTTAATAAATGCATGATATGAATTTGCCATCATTTGAAATGCAGTTAAGAGTAAAAATAAAGACCAAACCATAAACCGATTTGTTTTATCTAATATGATAATAGCAGCTAACGAAGCTGCAGCACCTAATTCAAATCCTATTGCTAACGACCAATTCATAGCTCCTTGATGCGCTAAATCAAAAAATGCAACAGAATTTATCATTGAAATCGTAGCAACTAGAAAATATAAGCTACAAAAGACTGTAATTATTCCTAAATGTACTAATCTATTTTTGTTTGTTTCCATAATTTAATTAGTTTGTTTTATTATATATTTGTACATACCAATCAATAGTTTTTGAAAGGTTGTCGCTAAACATATTTGTATCAGCACACCATCCTAAATTTTTACGAAGTTTTTCACCATTGATTGCATACCTTAAATCATGACCTGCTCTATCATTAACAAACGAGATTAGTTTTCTAGGATCCCTTTGTATAGACCATTCCATACTATCACATATAGCATACACTATATCGATATTCGTTAATTCATTATCACCGCCTACATTATATGTTTCTCCATTCTTACCTTCATGGAATACTTTATCAATAGCCTCTGCATGATCTTGAACATATAACCAATCTCTAACATTTTCACCATTTCCATAAATAGGAATTTGTTTTCCTTCTATTATAGATCTTATGATAGTAGGTATAAATTTTTCATGATGTTGATGAGGTCCGAAGTTATTAGAACAATTAGTAATCGTAACATCTATATTAAAGGTTCTGTGATATGCTCTAACAAAATGATCTGATGCCGCTTTAGATGCAGAATATGGAGAACTTGGATCGTATGGTGTAGTTTCTTCAAAAGCCGGATCATCCATTTCTAGATCTCCATAAACTTCATCGGTTGAAACGTGATGAAATCTTCCTGTACTATGTTTTCTAAATGCATCAAGTAAATTAAGAGTTCCTAAAACATTAGTCTCTGCAAAAATCAGTGGATTTTCTATTGAGTTATCTACATGAGATTCTGCAGCTAAATGAATCACATCTGTATATTTTTCACTTGCAAATAACTCTGTTAATTTTTGACGATCTCTAATATCTACTTTAGAGAAAAAATAATTTGGTTTTTCTTGTAAATTATCGGTAAAAGCTTTATCAGCAGCATACGTTAAACAATCCATACCATGTATATCATAGTTAGGATATTTATTAACAAAGTGAGTTATTACATGCGAACCAATAAACCCTGATTCACCTGTGATTAAAATTTTCTTTTTTATTTCCAAAATAATTGTATTATAATTATAGACAATGCTAATAATAAACAAGTAGCAGTTTTGTAATTTATACCTTCATCCTTAAAAAAATATGTAAGTAAAGTAAAACAAAATATACCGATTGCAAAACCTATAAATCTGGATGGCCATAAAGATCCATCAAAATAATCTACTGTAAATCTAGTAGCTTTAATAAACATATAAGAAATTGGTATTCCTAAACCAATGGACATTAGAAGTGGGTTCTTATCAACCCACTTCCATACGAATTGTCCGTTTGTTTGTATCCAAATTAATGATTGTCCTAATGCAAATAACAATAACCCCATTACTAGAGTTTGTATATTACTCATCTATTCGGTTTTTTATCGCAGATAAACTTATCTTTCCTCTATCTAAATCATCTTCGTAAATAAGATACTTATACATAACTTGTTCCATTGTATATTCTACGTCTTCAATAGAAGGTTTAGAATTTATTATGTTAGTTAATGAATCTATCTTAGATTGAAATTCGATGTTTTGTTTTTTAATATCTCGTGAGATACCTTTAGATCCACATGTTTGAAAGAAACACATTAAAGTAAAGAAAGCAATTCCTGGAATTACATATTTAATAATTTTATTCATTATACTTATTTATTTTTATGAAGGCATTCTTCCACCGTTTGGTTGTTGTGGAGCGTTTTCTGCAGCCATTCTTTCATACTCATCGGTTGTAATTCCGTGTTTAGCAGCTTCAGCTTCAACAGCAAGATCTCTTACTAATTTATGATCGCCGTTTAGGTCAGCCATTGCAGATGAAAAATCTTCGCATAACAATCTGTGATTTTGTGCAGTTTGAATTCCAGTTCCTTTATGACCTTTCATAAAGTGAAATACCGCTTGTAAAATATCTGGTGTAAATGAAAGCGTTACTTTACCGGTTTTAGATGGTTTAAGTTTAGATACCATCTTAGTAATAACTGAGTTTGTTTCACTAATAGCATAACACTCATAACCGTTCCATTCAACATTATTATAAAAGTCTCCAGTAAGGTATTTTACAGTGCTTTCTGTAGTTTTTACTTTGTATTTCTTTTTGGTAAGTTCTTTTTGTTTCTCAACCATTTCTTCTTCAAATTTCATAGCTTTTTCGTTATTCTCAGTTAATCCCTGAGTTTTTACTTGGTCAGCTGATATAGGACCGTCATTTTTGATTACATTCATTGTAGTCTTTTCCATATTAGTTTTGTTTTTTTATTTAATAATTATATGAATAGTTTTTAGAAAGTTTCACTCACTTTCAATTGTTTTATATATTCTTTTAGTTTTATTTGGCTTTTCCATCCAATTTTTTGATTATTTTTATTTGATGGTATGATAGATGATTTTCTCTCACCAACCTTTTTCGGTAAGTGTTTTATATTATTAGAAAACATTAGTGCAACCTTGAGTATCGTATGATTCTCTCCGGTTCCTAAAAAGTATTCTTTGTTCCGTAAACTTTTTTTATAGATCTTGTACAATCCTAATGTAATATCATCAACATGAGTAAAGTCTCGTTCTTGATCTCCATCTCCGATGATAGGAATTGGTTCATTATTTTCTACTGCGTTTTCAAATATACCAATTACCGTTGCGTACTTTCCTGTTTTTATATGGTTCTTTCCATATACATTATAGAAGTATGCTATATCATATTGAAGATCAAACCATGTATTATAATTTTTTATTAGTTCTACATTCTTTGATTTCATCCAAGCGTATGGAGAAAGGTTTTCATTACCATCACCAAATTTTGAGCTTGATGCAGAATAAATAAGATTACATTTGTTTTCTCTACAAAATTCAAGAACATTAAACGTTCCTTGCATATTCGAATCTGCAACCGTTTTGATATCTTCAAATGATGTAGTTATTCTAGAGTATTCACCAAAATGAAATACGGTTTTAACATCTCTAAGAATTCTCATACTACGTAAATCTTTACAATCACCTTCTAGATATGTTATCTTTGGGTTATCGATATGATTAGAACGCAATCCAGTAGAATAGTTATCAAAAGATATTATACGTATATCTGGATCGGTGTCAAGTAATGTTTTTATAAGATTAGAACCAACATAACCAGCTCCACCTGTAACTAAGATTTTTGTAGTATCTGTTATACCCATAATGTTATTTTAGATATTATATGAATTATGATAAAAAAAGTTTCCATTTTTTATTGTATATTCCATTTTTTGTTAAATACATCCGTTTGACCGATAGTCATATCGGTTTTAGAAGATTCGTCTAATGTTTTACCAGTTTCTCCTATCATTTCTGCATGATGATTAACTACTGACGGTGGGATTAGTGCATGTAGTATTTTTTTAGATTCTAAAGTCTTTCCATAATCATTATCACAATACCAAAATTCAAATCGCTCATCAAGATCTCCAATGGTTTCATATATACTTCGTTGTTGAAATATACACCAACCAGCTAATTCTCCACGTACTTGATAACCTACATAAGCTTTGTCAGTATGTTCTATATTAGATCCTTGAGTTTGTGGGCACCAAGGACTCGCAGATTTTATATCAGGTCTAGATTCCATAAAGTCCATTATTTCGGTTGACCATATATTTTCATAAGTTAGATCGTTATTACATAAACAAACATATTTAGAATTACCAGCCTTTCTTCCTATATTTAAGTATCTATGATATCCATAACTTACTTCGGGGTGGATTGTTTCTGTGTTTGGTAAATCATAAGTAACATCTTTATTTGTTTCAACTACAAAAAAGTTAAATTTAACTAATTTATCAGATTCAATACAAGATAGAATACCATCTTCGGTAACCTTTCTTAATGCATCGGTTTTAGCCCAGCTAATAATAACCATATCAACTTCATAACCTTTAATTTTATCGTGTGCAAGATGTCTTGTCATAATTTATTTGTTTGTATTATACCATGTATATTTTAAGGTTAATTCTTCGTTAGCCTTTACTTTTTTAATAGTCCTTATTGAAACAGTATCAGTAGATTCTATTTTTTCGCAATTAGGAGTTTCCGAGTGATTTATGAATCCACCTAAAGGAGTTCTAATATATCCGTTTTCAAAATCTTCATTTTTAATATGTGTGGTTCCTAAGAAAACACCATTTGCAATTGTGCAATCATCTTTTGTAAATAAGCCAAGTCCTTCTACTTTGGATTCTTTGATTGTTAGATAATACGGAAGTGGTCTATAAGTCATTTTATGTAGTTTTTATATTTGGCCATTTGTTTTCTAAGACGGTTCTAAATTCTTGATATCTTCCCCAACAGTATCCACGTTCTTTTACTGTTGCACTATGATGGCCCATTGAAGATAAATCATCAGTCATATAAAGAGGTTTTTCGCTTGCATTTACTGCGATGGTGTAGTTAGTTTTCTTATTGATTCTATTCATTTGTGCACAAAAATCTTCTACATATAAATGATATTCACCAAACGATTCTGTATCGAATTTTGCTCCATTTAAGTTTTTCATATTTATTACTAAGAAGCAACAATCAAGAGTATCAACTTCAAATAAATTATCGCTTTGAGACCAATGATAGTTTCTATTATTATCTACGCCAACCATACCTAAACAACCAAAGTCTGGCACATGTTTAATAGTTATTTCTAATTTTTTTAAGAAATCTTTTGGTAATGTTACATCTTCATGGGAAAGTATTAAGTAATCTGTTGTGCATTGTTCTAAGATATCATTATAGTTTTCTGCAGGAAATTTCTTATCTGATGTTGTTATTATAGAATAGTCTCCGTCTAAATTATCTAAACACGCACCTAAATGATATTCATTTATTTCTTTGTTATGTTTTATATACCCAAATGTGTACTTCATTTAATTACTAACTGTGTTAAGTGAATGATATTCTATTACTAAGTCGTGGAACATTTTGAAATACTTTCTTATATCTTGTTGATTTCCTTTGAATACTTGTGGCTTATCTTGAACATCATTTGCAATCCATATTTCAAATCCATCTGGCATCTCTCCATAACGATCAAAATAAGCTACGCTATAAGCAGCTCCTTGCATTTTATAATTTTCTATCCATTCTTCTCGTTTAGGTTTGCTAGAACTTTTATAATCTACAATTTTTAATTTTCCATCTATTCTAGCGGCTTTATCTAATCTACCTGCATAACCTCCTCCACGTCCTGACCACACTGCTTCTTCTTGTAATTCTAATTTTTCTACTCGATTAAACAACCCGTAATTAAGCATTTTTACGAATAAATTTTTACCTCTCTCTTTGTTTTCTGGACTAATCTTGGACATTTCAGGATTGGCTAGTACATCTTCGAATGTTTTCTTTAATATACCACTATCATCCTTTTCATTCACTAAGAGGTACTGATAACGCTCATTTAATTCGTGCATAAATGTTCCTCTATCACACCCATTCTTTGAAATTTCGTTTGCCTTTTCTTCTCCTACTCGTTTTTTCCAACGTTCTATGCCTGATTTATCAGTCATTTCTCCTAATATCGTTGTTACTGATGGTAATTGAATATCTTTGTTTATGATATAATATCTGCCCTTACCGTTAGGCCCTGTAGTTGTTTTCATATAATTATATTAAAGAGGATATCCAACCGATGATTGAATTTCCTGTAGTATTAAAAATAATAGAATTGATAGCTAAATAAATGATTGTCCATATAGATAATTTTAATATCCATCCTAAAAATTTCCAAATGGTTAAACTTTCTTTATCAGTTTCTAATGTTAATAAATAAGCAAAGGAATCTGGAACATCGGTAATGATATTATACTCTGGGTATAAGATTTCGCTAATACCTAAAGACACTGTAAATTCATCAATTTTTCTTAATTGATCGATTAAAAATGTTTGTCTAGCTTGTTCATGTTGTTTGTCATATAATTCTTCGGGTATGTTAATAACTGTATATAGTCTATAAAGTTTATCATATCTAATTTCTGGATCGTTCTTCTTAAACATTTGTTGTATCCCTACTTCCTTACAAACGTTCTTCATAATATACCAATCTTTTAATTCTTGGTAAGTTGATTTAGGCCAATCGAAAGGTCGGATTAGCCATTTGAAAAAGTCGAAAAATGCGTTATCTTTTTGTGCCATAGTTTTGTAATTTAATTATATATTCTGATAGTTTTTAAGTCCTGATTGTAAAATTCGTTTACCTCTCGCAATTCTATTTTTAATTGTATGTAAAGGTAATTTATGTTTAAGAGAAATTGCGTTATATTTCATTTCGTTTAATAAACGATCTTCTACAATTTCTTTATATAAAGGATCTAGATTAGATATCGCTTCTTTAATTGCGATTTGAACTATTTCTTGTTCCTTTTCTTTTTCTTCTCTTGTTAGAAAATCATCTTCAAAAGGTTCTTGATCTGTATTATTAAAAATTAACGTTTCGGATGCTCTTGAATTATCACCATCATAATATGAATCGAAAACGGAGAATGGTGTAGTTGCTGCTCGTTTTTTTCTCCTTAAGTGCATGATAGCTTCATGGTATGCTATACGATAAATCCAAGTAGATATATGAAATTCTGGTTTATATTGTTCTATTTTATTATATACAATAGCCATTGTCATAGAGAATAAATCATCGGATGCTTGATTATCTTTAACTATTTGATTGATATAATTTTTTAATCCTGGTTTAATTCGATGATAAAGATCGTTGTAAATCTTTTCTGATTTTGTTTCGGCGAATTCTAATCCTAATGTTTTTAATGTCATACTGTTTTTGTTTTTGTTTATTATTGTTTTAATTATTATAATATAAATATAATACTTTTTGGTGGAATAAAAAAACTTTTAGTCACTTATTTTTCATTTATTTTTCAAAAGTTATTAACAATTTTCTTTTGCCATCTCTATCACTTCAGTTAATGATTCTAATGATACTGGAGCATAACTCCATAAATCACAATTTGAATTAAATCTTAATTCTTTTTGCAACTGAGCTTTGTATCGTTTATCTCCTCCATGTACATGCATAGCTCCATGTTTCTTACCTGGCCAATCTTTTAATGGCCATGGAGAAAGTACCCATTCTAAACTTTCTATAACATATATACTATTATCGATAACTTTTAGATTATCAAAAACATCTACAGTTTCCATTAAAGCTGAATCATAAGTTGATGGTAAGAAGTTTATATTGCCATTAAGATTAAGTAATGCATGTTCTGCCGAAATAATATCCCATGCAAAATTACCCAAATGATATACTATATCGTTAGGGTTTACTTTAGCATTCCATGCTTCTATAAGATGTTTTTGCATATCGTGAGTATTATCAAAACCACGCTCTTTAGCTTTAGAGTACCTTCCAAAAAAAGTATCTGAGATTACATATATCATCGTTGCCATCTTTTACCTTTTCTGTATTCTGCTGGATGCAATCTACATTGTTCTGAGTAAAAAACCCTTTCCATTCCTGTGTTAGTCTTTACTGTATATGCATTATTTGTTGGATGGTATTGATCTCCTTTATTATGGCAGCTCTTCAAATAAAATTTGGACGTGGTTTTATAACCAGCGACCATAACTCTTTTGCCAATATGTTCGCCCTTAAGTATAGACGAATCCTTTATATTGTCGTATGCACAATATGAAAATCCTGATGGAGACTTTAACTCCATTGTAGTGAAATGTTCTTTTGCCATTAAATAGACGTTTTAACCTTGATTACTTTATTAACTTTATAGTTATATGAACACAAATCAACTTTGTTTCATATTTTATTATATATCTTAGAACGTAACTTTATCTCCGCCATACTGACTAGCAGATTTAACAGTTAACGTTTTTGTAGTAAGTTCATTCATTGATTTACTCACCGCTTTTCCTACCGCACTTGCAATAGATTTAGCCATTTGATTACCACCACCACCTTTTTTCTCAGTTCCTGTTTGTGCCTTTCCATCACCGCTATAATCGTTAGCTTTTCCAAATGGATCTCCAGGTAAAAGAGCGTTTCCAACCTTTTCTAAAACAGTTAAATTGTTTTGTTGTTCTTGTATTATCTCCATAACCTTTTCTGCAAGTAACTCAAATCCTCGTTCAATTCCATCACCTAAATTTTTACCCATCATATCCATACTATAATTCCTTTTACTAATTGCAGCTAAGTGAGCCATAAGTCCTTCAACCATTTGTAATTTTTCTGGATTAAAACTATTAACAGCCACTGCGTAACGTTCCATACCGGTAGCAGTATCGTTCATTCCTTTAGCCATCAGTTTCCACATAGGAGCTACTCTTGCAAGAGCTTCTACATTTTTAGTAAATTTACCAAATAATCTACTTTGTTGCCAAGCTCCTTTATAAACTCTTGGATTAAACAAATTAGCTAAAGCCATATGCCAATTAGTAAATGTTTGAACCACTTTATCAGTCATTTTAAGATCCATCCATTTTCTAAATGATTTAGACATAATAACTAACATTTTAGATACGATTGGTATATGATGATAAACATTAACCATAGCATCTAAGTTATCCATGATTTGAAGCGAATACTCTCTGAAATACTGTAAAGTAATGTTAAACATTCTAAGTGTTATTACTAATCTTCCTGTATAGTTAGACCATCCTTTAGAAAAGGCAGTCTTAAATCCTTCAGTTATTTCTGCTAATTTTGCAAGTATAATAGGAGTATGTCTATAAAGTATCATAAGATGTCTTTGGAATATAGCAACCTTTAATGCAGCCTTCGTAAATGTTTTTACAACAAGAGACCAAGACCAAGTAAGAATTCGGGTATGCATCATTAACATAGGATCTACTCCTATTTTAACCATCTTATTAAAGCCTCTTGCAATTGATTGTAAATTCTTTAATATCTGAGGTGTATGCTCATACAATGTTGGTAGGTGTTCTTGTGCAAATCCCATTTGCCAAGCAGATCTAACTAAACCATCGATAACAAATCTCCAAGATCTCATAAGAACTGCCATAGGGACTAACATATTTGGATCTATACCTGCTTTATATGCCTTTGAGAAGCCTTTAGCTATATCTACTAATGCCTTTGAAATTTTAGGTGCATTTTCATAAACAAGTTTCATATTTTTCTCTTGTCCAGCAATCATCATTGCCGCAAATGTAATTCCACTCACTGATGTTGTAATAATAGATCTAATAGATGCACCAGCTTTTGCAAGACCTCCACCAGTTATAGTCGTTACTCCAGTCATTACCATTTTACCCCTTCTAACTTCGTATGTAGGAAAGGTTAAATTAGCCATTGATTGTATACCTTTAGCCAATGCAACCATAACATCACCAGCACCGGATACTGCTTTAATACCTTTCTGTGTATAATTATTAGCAAAGAACCAGGTTCCTTTTGCTTGAGCCTCACCAACATCACCAAATATACCAGCAGCTACATTTATAACCTTTCTCATGTTTTGAGTAGCTTTCTTAAAATCTGAATTAGTCAGTGTTTTTCTACTGATTTCTTTTAACTCCATTACTCCATCTTTATTCTTCACCATACCGTATGTAGAAACGGTAAGATTTGCAAAGTTTTTTAATCCTATAGATAATTGTGATATTATTTGTCCAGAACCAGCTAACGCTGCTACACCTTTTCTGGTATAGTTATTTGAAAAGAACCATCCACCATCAGCCTCAGCTTTACCAACTGCTGCAAATACATCTGCAACGTTAGATACAACGCGTCTTATATTATTTGTTGCCGATGTGAAGTCTCCTTCTGTCATAGGAGTACGAGCAATTTCAACCATTGTCATCTTTCCATCAACCTCTCTCATTTCCCATTGAGAAATAGTTAAATTTGCAAAATCTTTAACTCCTTTTGCTAAACCAACTAATACTTCTCCAGCTCCTTGAAGCGATTTAACACCTCGTTTAATAAGTCCACCACCAAAAATTGCATCATAAAAAGAATTACCACTAGATTCTCCTTTATCTAATTTTCCTACGAATGCAAATGGTTCGGCAATAGAACTAATAACTTTTCCCATTCCATAAGCAGCCATATCAAAATCGGATTCGGTCATTGGTCGTTTTTCAACAACTACTAATTCACCTTTAGATTCATTAAATTCATATATAGGTACATTCAAATTAGCAAAAGCTTGTATACCTTCTGCTAAATTAGCAAGTGTGTTTCCTGCTCTACTTAAAGATATAGTACCTAAGTATAATTCCCAAGGATCAACATCTATACCCATTTTCTTTTGACGTTTTTTATCACCAACTAAACCAAATGCACTTATTATAGAACCCATTACGAATTCTAAAGCCTTTCCATCTTTCTTTTGGAAATTTGCTTTTTTGAATGTTAATAATGCAAGTGAAATTGGTAATAACGCTACGGATGCTAGTATAAAAGCAGGGATTGCAATAAACATGAACGCTGTTCTAGCAGCTAGCTTAGCAGCAAATTTAATTCCGGACATTATACCTCCAGGCATAGGACCACCTAAGAAACCAGTAACTATAGATCCTAACGCACCTTCTAATAATGCTCCATCTTTTTTCTGCCAATTTGCTGTCTTAAATATAAGTAAAGCACCGGATATCATAATAATTGGTAAAGCAGCCAGCATCATTACCGCAGCACCTAATGCAATAAATCCAGCTACAACTGGTATTCCAGCTAATGCAAATACTATACCAAGACCTAAAATTAAAGCACCGACCATTGCAATATCCATCCATCCGACTTTTGCACTTTTCCATATAGTCATTGCAAACGCTAAGAATATAACTGCGATAGCTCCTAATAGCATCGCTAAAGAACCTCCCATAATCTGGGATTTGAATATACCAGCAACGAAGAATGCAAGAGCTAATCCAATAACTAATACTGTAACTAAAGCAATAGCCTTCCATGTAAGTAATTGACCTAAGAAATACACAGTAAGTCCTAATAATAAAATTACTAGGGTCATACCTAGTAAAGATCTCATACCTTGTTTAGTTTTTCTATTAGAAACAAATCTAAGTCCTATACTTAATATAAATAAAGTTAACGCAAATACCACTGCACCAATTAAAATAAATGGAGCTAAAAGTGTTACTGCAACCATAGCTAGTGAGAATAAAAATATACCTCTAGCCAATGATAATATAGCTCTTATTGCTTTTGCTTGTTTTCTTGCTCCTCTACCAACAGCTCCCATTGCCCACATTAGTAACCTAACAGTAAAACCAAATAATAATGCTCCTATTGGAGCTATTAATAAGAATGGTATTGCTATCACGATGCTTATTGCGAACTTTAATATATTACTAGCTAATCCTTTTAATAACATAGTAAAGGTTTGTGCTTCTTTTACAGAAACCTCCTCAAAAAATCCTTGAATAGCTTCACCAATACCGACTAATAAACTTTTAATGTTTTTAGCAGCCTTAGGTGACATTTTCTCAGCAGATTTTACTAAAGCAGATATCCCTTTAGCCATTTCACCGAAGAATTTAGAAAAGTCTTTCCATTCACTAGCACCAACTACACCGGTTTCGCTCATTCCGGCTAAGTCGGTTTCTAGTTTTTGTCCTCTTACTTCTCCAGTCTCCAAAAGACTTTCGATGTTTTGGAGAGTTCCTAAAATAGCAGTGTTTATATTCTGTTGCTGAGCCATTTAGTCATTATACTATATTTTTAAGTTAGAAGGCATCGATGGGAATGAAGGTGAACTCATATTAGGCATTTTAGGCATACTTCCGCTAGACATATTACCACCTTGTGGCATATTGCTTGGCATCATAGACCTTGATTTAGCCATCATAGAGCTCTGTTCTTCTTTCTGTTGTTCACCTTGTCCTTCTTCTGCATCTTTCTTTTTCTCTAATATATCTATTAGATTCTGTAGTATATATTCATATTCATAATACGGCATTACCATGACTTCACTTGGTTGTAATCTCAAGTGATATAACAGTTGAGTAATGGTCTTAAAGTAGTTCTCCAGCGATATCTGAAACAACGAAAAGAGACTTGATTCCTCTGGGAAATGATATTGGTGCATGGATCTCCGCTCCACAAGTCGTGCAAGTTGAGTGCACTTTTTCATCTACCCCAACTCTTATCATATCTACTAATGAGAAATACGTTGAATACTTAGTTGCATCCCAACGTTGAAATTCTACTTCTAACTCTTGTATCTTTTCGGTATTAAAGCCTCTCCAAGATTCTACGATATATGGCAAAATCTTAACGAATCCTTGATCTAACTTTTTTCGTTGACCTGGTGTTTGTGTTCTGTCTTGGATATATTTCGTAATAACTCTCATAACACCAATTGTCGGTGGTCTAAGTCTTAAACCTCCAGAACTTTTAGTTAGTACATTAAATTCCTTAGTATCATAATCAAAATACTTCATGATTTTATCATCAACCTCTCCAGGTCTTAAATTTTCATTAGAGAAGTCTATTCCATTAGCAGCTCCACATTCTTCACATTCACAAGGAACGTTTAGTTTATTTTCACCTTTAACGAAAGTCAATTCTCTAACAGATAAAACTGCATGTATTCTATCTTCCTCTAACAAATCCTTAAAGTTAGAAATTTTTCCAGGTATATTAACATTTACACATGAAGACATGATATGATTCATCGCCTCATCTATCGAAAATGGATCATCATCTTGTACAATAGAAAATTGTCTAATCTCCTTAACGGTAGCTGGTCTAATAGAAACTTTAGTTCCTTCTGGATAAAAGACTCCTTTAGATGGAAAACCTGCAGGATTTACAATATGCCATCCCATTTTATATTCTTCACCATGATCTTCGTTCTTTTTTTGCCAATCAGAGCTTTTACCCAATGTAGTTGGTGCAGCTTCACCAGCAGTAACTGGATTGTTTTTTTCTGTCTCTTCTGCAGCTTTATTAAACAATCCGCTTTCAGATTCTTTTTCGGTTAGTGCCTTTTTAGCGGCATCTTCGAAATTGTTTTCGTTTTCTTTACTCATTGTTTGTAGTTTTTAGGTTTGTTTTTGATTTGAAATCTTTTAAGATTTTTTTAACGTGTTCGTTAACGAACGATTTTTGTTCGCCTTCGTAATTTTGAATATGATGTAAAATTAAGTCTCTAACGTATGTCGACGTTGCGATCAATCTACCGGTATGCATCGAAGCCGACGTTATTATTCTATTTAATCTTAGTTCATCATCTCCATTAAGAAGGACTTGGATTTTTTTGTCCCTTGCCATAATGAAATTATTTTTTTGTATTAACATATTATAGTAGTATTAGATTATATATCTAAGATCCATCGAGTAATTTACAGCAGATTTGAATCATATATAGTATGTTGAGTAATGTGCATATTTGTATTAAGTATTTATATGTACTATTATAGATGGTGTATCTATTGATCTTATATGTACCATACAAACAACAAAAGGTACCCATTATTATAATGAGTACCTTTATGGGTTATATTAAGGAGTTAAAATTGAAGCAATTAAACCATATCTTCTGACCACCAATCCGCTCTCCATGTCATTTCCAACTCAGCTGGTTCAGCTGTGTCGTAACTCAGCTCTGCTGCAGCGGCCATTTCGGAGCCAGTAGGGAAGCAACCATAAAAGGTTCTTTGCCAGAATATATCGCCTGCTCTATTATAATTTGAAACAACGATAGTTCCTACATAATCTTTTTTAAGACCTTGTTCACCCGTTAAATTGTTATAGATAAGTCTATTCCAATCTCTCAGAGTTTTGTAAACGTATAATTCGTTTGCATCGTTAAGGTTCAAACTAAATCCAATAGCCAAATCTACTGTAGTAGAATCTGGTGCAGATTTCGCATAAGATCTAGTAGCGAACTTATATTTTTGTTCAACTACAGCTTCCATTTTTTCATTGGTAAGTCCACCAATTTTTCTTACATGCTCTAGTAGAATTTCTCCTCCAGAAACTGCAGAAGGAGGAAGGATACTAACTTCGAACAAGTTCTGATAAAATGGTTCGTAATACTTAGTAGCCGCTAAACTATTTGTAAAGTGTGGTAATCCAGGCATAATTTATATCTTTTGTTTGTTTTCTTTATTTATTATAATTTATATATCTCTAATCTCAAGATTTCTTAAGGAGATTGCTCTCCTTAAGAATCTCGAAAATTATTTTTTAGAAGTTTCCAGCTTGTATATCACCGGTTTTTAGAATAGTTACTCGATTAACCAAGATACCCATTCCTCTTACTGGTTCTACGTAAGTGTCGATAATTCCAATGTTACTATCAATAACTTCTGATGTATTGTTAGATGAATCCATAATGTTTTGGAAATCATAAAGACCTCCATCGTTTAGGATTTGAGATAAGAAGTTATCACATAATGTTTTAATTTCTAATCTGTTTTGTGCAGTATTGAACTCCCATCTGTAATTCTTAAGAATTTCAGCGATTCCATCTTCAATGTAGATAAGTAATTCTCTAACATGAATTTGAGATAATGCAGATTGTACATTTTGTTGAGCAGTTTGATTAGCATTAATCACTAATCCAAATCCTCTCTTATTAACAATTGCATTTAGTCCAAATGGTTCAACGTTATCTAAATCAGTTCTATCATAATTATACTCAAGACCTGCAACTCCTGTTCCACTCACTACACCTCTCCTAGGTCCTGCAACGATCGACCATGGTAAAGCCATTTGGTATTTGTCGATGTATAGGTTAGAAATATGAGCAGCCGGTGGAACAAACTTTGTAGCACCGTTTTCTCTTATTCTAAGGTTTGGTGTATAGAATCCACAGTAATTAGCTCCATCAGCAATTCCAGGTAATGAGTAGATATTACTAGGGTTAAGTGACATATTACCACCAGTTGCTATATATTGTGGATTGAATGTAGAAGTAGAATTCAATTTGAATAATGGATTTGTTGAATTCTTAAACTCCTTAATTGAAGGAGCATTAAGTATCGCAAATGCATTTTGTCTATTTTTACATATTTTAGATAACCTTGATTTAGATGAAGGTTCAATTCCATTATTAAATGTATCAACGATATATCTAAATGTAATTGCATCTCTATCTGTTAAGGTTGCTGCGATGTTAGTATTATACATTACATCGAGAATCTTATTCATTTGTATGTTTGAACCATCAGGTTTAGTTCCGGTAAGTGGAACCGTATAACCTGTAAGTGCACTCACTGTATAGTTAGAAATAAATCCATTCAAACTTTTATATCTTTCAACCGCTGTTGGATTACCTGATACATTTGGATAAACATATATAGGATCTTCCGTCGTAATTTCAAAATATGGTGTTGCGCCAGATTGAACAATTGCTTTGTTAATTCTAGTTAAACGTGTTGTGTCGGTTCTAGGATCAATTTTACTATTGTAATCACCACTTCCAGCAACCGTTTCAAAACCTCTTACAAGATATTGTCCAACTTCGATTTTTCCAGTGTATGCTGTTGCACCTCCTGTAGTTCCATTACCTAGTATAACTGTATTAACTGCTGTTAATGCATTTGCAGGTGTAGGGAATACTTCGTTAATATCTCCAGTGAAAGTACTAATAGAAACCGTTTCGTTATAAGTAGCACCGGTTGCACCGTTTTGAGGTATCGAAAGAAATTGATCTACGAAACCAGTCATTCCTGGTAGAATTCCAATAGATGCTCCAGTTGAATAAGTTTCATCTGAATAAGATATTACTCTTGCATTTGCAACTTGGTGTGATAGTACCATATTAACCGAAGAAGCATTAAATGCATCTCCACCGGCCATCGATCCATCAACTCCAGCACCCATACCCCATGTAGGTCCAGCAGCTACAGTTCGTAAATCGAATGCATTAACTGCTTGTATTTGAGCAAAGTTCCATGTAGATGTATTGATACCTTGTATTTTATCTCCAGTAGTAATAGTTCCAGAAGTTGTATCTACTCCTAATTGAGAAGCAGGACCTCCATACATTGTATTATGAGAAGCGCCTATTCCAACCGGATTAACACAATAGTTAATGCTTGGAATAACCTCAATTTTTACTGCAGAACTTGTAGTTCCTACCGCAGCGAACCATGTACTTCCAGCAAATCCTTGTTTGTAACCTAATGTAAAGCATTGACCTAATCCTCCAGCACTTGGACCTGGTAAAGCAATACCTGTATTTGCAGCTTCATCTGTGTGTGCAATTTGTATTTTAAGTAAATCTTTCTGATTAACTGTAGATACTGTAGTTACTGATGTTACTTTTGCATAAGAGTATCTAGCAGCGGTTCCACCAAGTAGCCAACCTTCATAACCGGAAGCTCCAGCAGCAGCTGCTGAAGAAGAAGCACCTGAAACACCTACACTTACATAAGAGTTGTTTGCAACTATTGCTCCAGCAAAAGTTTCGAATGCAGATTGTCCGGCAGTAGTTCCTGATGCCCAATAAGAACCGGCAGTTCCACCTAAAACATATGGATGGTTAGGTCCATAGATATTTAAGATATCGTAACATCCAACCATTGCAGCAGTTGAATATGTAGATGATTGCTCTAATTCAAATTGAGAAGCACCTACTGCTCCACTGTATCCTTCGAAGATATATGGGTTTAATGCAGTTGAACCGGTAACACCCGTGAGGCCTAAGTTATTATTATATACTCGTTGTCTGTATGGTTGATATGCATTTAATGCTCCGTAATAAGATAAGAAATCTATTACTGAGATTCCATGTTCATTTTCTTCCAATCCATGACCAATTAAGTCGATTTGTAAACCATCAACTATTTTTGTAGATCCGGCTGGATTATCGTAGAACCATTCATCGTTCATTGCACAAACAAGACCAGTTCTAGAAGTTTCGTTATTTATTATATCTTCAATAAATAAGTTTGTTCCGTCTTTATCTACAAATTCTGGTAGTAAAGAACCATGGTATTCTGCAAGTGCAGTAACTTCAGGAAGTTGCAATAAAGCAGTTATTCCATCAGTTGTATTTCCAAATGCATCTGTGTATGTAGATTTAAGTCCTTTTGAATCGAAGTATGCTCCATAAACAGGGTCAATTGCTAACGCGCTGTAATTACTAAAGTCTCCTTGAATAATTAGTACTCTAACATTAAAGTCAGAAATTAAACTTGATTTATCTAAATATGGAGGTACCTTTCCAGTTCCGTACCATACCTCTGCCGTTGCATCGTAACCTGACATATCGGATTTTACTACAAATACTGAAATTGTTTTCTTTCCTGTATTTGCTAAATTAAATATCGAAGATCCATTAGGTGCAGATTGTGCATCCCAAGTACCTTGATATGTGTTGATTGCAGATATTACTGCATCGTCATCAATAAACCAGAATTTATCTTGGTTAAAGAATTTTGAAACTGGAGAAGTTGAATTAACTGCTCTGTTTGCAAGATTTGATTCTGCACTTAATGCTCTGAAGTCTGCAGTAACGGTCTCCGTAATGTTCCATAAGTTTAACGCAAGGATAGGTCCTCTATCTAAAGCAGTTAAACATGATCTATGAAAGTAAGATCCTTTTAATTCCAATCCAGTGTCGATTCCGCCATAAACTTCGTTAAAGAAGTTAGCATCCTCACAGAAAATAGGTGTATTGAAAGGTCCTTTATTTGAATAACCAATTACCAATCTGATAGTTTCAGCTGGTATGTTTATCAGTTGACTCTTATCAAACTCTAAACGGTAAACGCCACTTGACTTGAATTGTTGTATATTCGCTGGTAAAGCCATTTTTAATTAGTTTTTTTTATTTTAATTATATATCTCTCGACTATATAGTTTTATTCTAGTCGATTATGTCGTAAATGTTAAATGAATCACCAGATAGGTTTCCACTCCTCTCTAATGTTTCTTCTATTTTATCTTTATATATTTGAGGAATGTAATCAAAAAGTTCTTCTACTGTTTCAGAATAATCAACGGTATCAAAAAAGCTTGTTGCATTAACCACAGTCATCATTAAGTCATCATTTCCTGATTGTGCAGAATATGTGCCATTTTCGTTTCTAGAAAACATAGAAGCTTCACTAATAGTGTTCTTATCTTTAAGTATAACTCTACTAGTTCTTATGTAATTTTTAACCTTAGTTGTTAGTATTCTTTTATTGTCTCTATTTATCTTTATTCCAGGCTTCTTTATAGTACTACCAACTCTGTGTGCATACCTTACTAAAGTCTCTTCATCAAAATCGTTTCGTGTAGGATATAAAGCTATTAAATTATTTATAACTTCTTGACCAAACGCATTATATTCAATTATATTTCTTAAATTTTCTTGATTAAAGATGTTTACACATAATTCATATAGAATCATACTAAAATCTTTTAATGAATGTACGTTAGATCTAAACACACCTATTTGTTCCATCCTAAAAAAATCTGTTATATCACTAGGTGAAATAAGATCTCTATGAAATTTAAGATCAGTAGGTACGATTTTGAATATATTGATAACTGAATAATCTTTACCTACACCCTCTGCCAAATCAATTGAAAATAAATAAAAATCTTGTTTTCCATCTAACATATCGACATCCACATCAGGATCCCATCTTAAACAAGAATAATCTAAACCTAAGTCATCCAAATCATCGAATTCTCTAAATACAAATTCTTTCTCTGTATTTTTAATTTTTTTCATTTCAATAGAACTTAACAATAAAGCAGATGCCGATAAGAATTGATTACCATATTGTTGATTAAATGCTTCGATAGAACCTAAATTAGCAACTTCCTGTTTTTTCCAATCTTCGTCTCTACCAGGAACTTGCCACCAATCTACTCGAAATGGTGCATATTCGTTAATTCCTTCAGAAGCTCCTTGATAAATTTCATGGAACTTATTATACCCATTAGGCGTAGAAGTTATGATAACTCTGGATATCTTAGATGATGATAACGTTGGATAAACGTTCTCGTAAAAAGGGTTAATAATACTAGGCATAATATGAGCAAACTCATCTAAGTATAATAAATGAATAGTAAATGATATACCACCAGTTTTAGTTGTGTTCTGTCCGATAACTCTACAGCCATTATCAAACCTCATCTCCATTACATCCTTTTTCATAACACCTGGTTTCAAAAAGAAAGGAAGATTCTCATATATATGTTTAGTCTTCATAAGGATCTCTTTTGTTGTAGCTCCTTTATTAGACATAATCATCGCATTCTTATCAAAATTAAATAAAGAATACCAAGCTATAAAAATACCTGAACATATTGTTTTACCAATTTGTCTTGCAGCTAAACAAACATTCCATCGATTTTGTTGATATTGTCTAAGCATATCCGCTTGATAATCTCTAACTGTTATCTTTCTAACACCTTCATCGGTCATTGCATGGCAATAGTTATTAGCAAAATATACAATATCCCTTGCACACTTTTTAATTTCTGATATTTCCTCATCAGAAAAATCATAGACGGTATTACCCTTTCTATAATTTATATCTCCTTCGTAAAATGGTGCATTTGGAATTTGATAACCCTTCTCCATAGCTTCGATTGCATGTTGAACCTTATCTGAGTCCCATACAATTCTATTATCATCATTTTCGCTAGGATCTTGAAATTTCTTTACTATACTACTCATCGTTATCGTCGTTAAAATCTATATCTTGTATTTCTTCTTGAATATCTTTCATAAAGTCACGATTACCTCTAGCAGTCTTTCCTTTATCCTTTTGGCTATTTGATATCGTTGTCATATTACTATATACATCTATATCATGCTTTAATTTTTTAGTGTTCTCTTCAGCAGCCATTATATGTAAAGTTGTATGTTTATTGATTTCTAACATAGTCTTTTGTAAGCCACCTAAAACCTCAAACATTCTTGGAGATAATTCTCCACTATCGATGGTTCTCATTAAGGTTTCTATTGAATGTTGCATTTGATTCATCTGAGTAAGTAAAGTAGATAATTGCATTTCACCAATACGTTGTTTCATTTTTACGTATTCATTCTTCTCAATTATTTCTGCACTCAAATATAATTTCATAACAGAATCCATCATTTTCTTAGCCTTTGCTATTGACTTAGTTTGATTATCCATATAATCATAACTATCTACTTGATGAAATGATGGTAAATCTCCTTCTTTAACTATCGGTAAGTTCATACCATCATCTTGTAAAAGGTCTTTAATTGATTCTCTTGCGTCGTCTTTGTTTTCGTCTTTCATATCTAAATTTTTAATTACCTGCCGCTTTCTCTAGTCATTCGAAGTGGTGGTAATGCGTTATCGATCATTTCTGCGTATTGATTATCTCTGACTGTGTATCTATTTAACATCAATGGTTGGTTTTCTTCGTTTATTAGTTCAGTTAGTATTCTAAGGTTTGTTACCTCTAACGGTACTCCCTTTAATTGATAAAAAGATCCTGAATCTACTATTTGTTTATTAAACGTTTTAGTTTCTCCAAACACTAATTTTAATTGCGTAGTTTGTTGTGTGTATGCTGGTTTAGTTGCATCAAATTCCATTTCCCATACATTGCAATTTATAGTTCCGTGTGTATTAGAAACATTAAGTACTAATGCATACCATTTTCTAGAATCTTCTAATACTGTTTTGTTATATTGTTTTGCATCAACTAATAAATCTGGAAATACATTTCCTGGCCATGCTTCTAGGTAATTAGTATTAAATCTAAATATATCATCATTAACCTTTACTTCAATACCTTGTGTAGAATATGTACTAGTAGATCCTATAGAAGTAGGTCCATACTGTAAATTTATTTGAACTCCTTTAGATGGATTCGGTCCTGTTGTTCCAGGTATTCCGTCAACCCAACCATCTAAAATCGTATCATATTTTAGTCCATGCATTGTACTACCAGTTGGATATTCATTTATAGAAGTTGGACCTAAATCTCGGTTAACAAACGAAGTTCTATTAGCCCTAAACCAAGTTATATAAACTCTATCTTCGGTAGCTCCGATACTTACTGGAGTTTTATACACAATAGCATTATCGTTATAGTTTACTGTATTAAGGTCATATGCATATTTTGCAACTATCGTAAAATAATTATTGATATCATGTTTTCTAATATCTAATTTTGCATCAATTTCTGATCTAACAAAATCCCAATCACCAATGTTTATAGTATTATATTGTAAAGGCTTTGTTATTTGTTTGAATTCTAATTCATTGGATTCCTTAAATAAATCATCGAAATTTTCAGTAAGACTATCGGTAAGTGTTTGTGCAGTACTACCAGCAGGTCTCATTACATTATCTTTATCTTGCCATTTCCATAATGCAACTTTATAATATGTTGCGCTTCTCATAAAGTCTTTGAATAAGTAAGCCGATTGTATTTCGTATAATCTATTTTCTAAAGGAAAGAAAAGATAATCTCGTTCTTCTGGTCTTACACAATAACCAAAGGCCTTTTCAAAATCTTCTTTAACAATCTGAACTTCAAATGGTGCTTCAAAATCCATGTCAAAAGGTGTGAACTGAATAGCATTATCAGGGAATACATTATCAGGTACTACAATTCTAACATTTTTTACATCGGTTACGTCATATAACGAGTATTCTTTTAAGATAAAGTCTTTAGATCGTTGATCTGCAGTAGTTTTGAAATAACATACTTGATGTCCAAACATTTCGCTAACTGCTAAAGCCAATTCTCTATTAAGATCTATTGCCGGAGCCATTAAATCATAAACTCTAAAAAGTCCACCATCACAATCAACATTTATTCCTTTGAAATAATCTCCAGTAGGACATATTTGACTTGATGGAGCTTTGTATGGTGTTTCTGGTGCACTTGGAGATAAACTTATCTCAATTGAATCTAAGGTTCTATTTATTGATATAGATGGATCTGGGTTTTGTTGAACTCTTATATACTTAAATTGTAAAGATATGTTTGATCCTGTAGTAAAGTCTGGTGTAGTTAACGCAGATGGTAATGTTTTATTTCCTGCTGAATCGATCGGCATTTGCTGCCAAGCAGACCATACTTGATCATCACTAGACCATCGAACGTTAGTCATTAAATAATCAGTAGATGACACACTAGGTGATTGTGTCTCTGTATAAGATAAGAATTTATCGACTTTATTAAATGCACCATTAAACGTAATGATGAGAGAATCTCCATCTTTATATGTAATGTTGTTCGTAGTAAAGTCTATCTTAATGGTTTCAGTAGCCATATTACGTTGTTTGTTTTATTATATATTCAAACAAAATTATACACTATCTGATGGGAATTCATCTTTTGTTTTGTCTGATTCAGTATTGTTTGGAGCAAAGTTTTCTGATGCAGTAAATCCTAGTCCAGCCATAACGATCCATTGTAAAGAATTAAACAAATGTTCTTGTACTTCAAATCCCCAGAATAAATTAGCTATATACCCAATCATCATAAAGAATAAACAAGTAAATGTACAGAATCTCTTACTAGAGACTTTTCCATTTTTGCTTAACATATTGTGGACAAATCCTGTTTTCGTATTGTTTGACATAATTAAAAGGTTATTTTTAACTATATATCAATCTAGTAAAATAATATGAAGCGCTGAATTATCGCTTTCTAATTTAAGATCTATGTATTGTAGTAATTTGTTTATAGTATCTGCATAGGTCTTTACAAAATCTTCTCCCATACCTTCATGATAATTTATAGTAGATATTAGATCCCTAGAAGACACTTCAATATATGGAACAGGATTAAATTTATTAGGACTCCAAAATTTAATAAACTTAAATAACTTTTGAAATTGCTTAAGTTCAGTTTTAGATTCTACTAATTCTGGTAAATTTATTCTTGCATGTAAAATTTTATAATCAAAGGTTACTGTATCACCAGATTTTCTAGTATAATCTTTATCATTAGAAACATTAAATTTTACAAATCGTAAATTTGAAAATGTATGCACAACACTATGTAAGAAGAATGGAGAAGTTATATTCTTAACTAGCTTTTCTTGGGTTAATCCTCCTTGATATTCTATATCTTCGCTAAATTTATTATTTAGTATTTGTTTAATATCTTTAGTAGAAACAAAAAAATGAGAATTAGAACTACCTACCTTATTAAGCCTTGCACTACGTTTGATTTCATTAAGTATTTTATTATCTGTCCAATTATGGCGATACATAGTAACTTCTACAACTAAAGGATATTGGTTATTCGTTTCTAACATAAGTGTCATATTGTTTTCTTAGCTTCGTGAAATACGATTGCATTTCGCTAGGATAAAGTTTGGTTAAGATATCGAAATCCTTTTTAGAAGTTTCGTTTTTACTTATATACAAATCTACTAATTCAGGAGAATATGTAAATTCCTTAGCCTGTTGTTTTTTAGTTTTCTTTGTTTTAGTATATATCCAACCAGGGACACGTTTGAATCTTGATGTAATAAATTGCCAAGTATCAATAACACCTACACCATTAATACCGTTTCTATTTAATTGTTGAGCTTGTGCAGGATAATTTATAGACATAAAGCGCTGAATCATAAAATGATTTTTAGCCTTATCTGAGTTTTTAATATCTGAATACTTTTTAGGATTTGTAAACATAACCCTAACTAAATCGAATAGTTGCATAGTTTATTTATTATATGAAAAAAATTGTTTATAGATTCCTTCCTCTCTTAAGTTCTTGAGCAGGTTTCTTTTTCCTTGATATCTTTTCGTTTAGATCATTCTGTCTTTTTAATTCTTTGGCTAGTTGTTGATTAGATTCAATTAGACGAGGTAAATCATACTCATAGTATTTTTTACCCATTGGTGTTTTGTGGAAGTCTGGTGTGCTCATAATTAGTCGAATTTTATTCCACCAAAGAATGAAGCTTCGTTAGTGGTAGTTATGTTTTTTTCGTTATTCAAAATTGGTGTAGATATGTTTGTTTTATTTATTTGATCTATCGCATGTATTGTAGTATGTTTTGCATCTTCGATAGATTTTAACATAACATCCATAATTGCAGCAGGTAAAGCTCGGTTATGTAAATACATTAAGTTTCTATTAGCTTCGTATTTTTCAACTAGTTCTGGTAAAGTTTTATTATGAATACCTAAAGTATCTCTAGTTATTTGACATATTTCGTTAATTGTTTTTTGATTAAAGAATGTTGATTCTGTTAGATCGCCATTTTTACTTGTGAATTTTTCTAGAATCATAGTAGCTTTTTTATCGGTTATTCCATAAACTCTTGTTTTTCCAGTTTTTAACTTTTTAACGAATTGATGTAAAGGAGAAACATTATCACCTGAATCGCCGGTTAAAATCTTTTTGAAAACAAATTCTAATGTATCTACTTCCGCAATTTCTACACCACGTAAAACACCTTGTAAACCTATTTTAGTATTACTAGTTAGATCTAAAGGTTGATCAAATATATCGATAGTTTCTGTAGTTGTTTGTGATAGCCATTCGCTAAAACCTAATGGAGAATATAATCGCTTTGAAAATTTATTGTAATATACTGTATTTGTATCGTTTGATTCGTTATTACAAACTAATTGAATTAAATCGTTATCACCAGAAAAGATTAAAGAATTTTTTTCGTTCATATTAAGATAAGCTGACCATGCGAATATAAGATCATCGGCTTCGGCTCCACTAACTCGAGAAATAGTACAACCTAATTTTTTAAGAGATGCTGCGAATTTATCATGTACATCATATATAGCTTTCCAATTTATAGTGTTATCTCGTTTACGTTGGCCTTTATATTCCTTAGATACCGCATTTGGAGATTCATTAGATTCTGGATAAAAATCCTTTCGCCATGAAGATGAATCTATGCAATAAACAATTCCATCTAATACTGGAGCAAATCGCCTAACTTCGTATGCAAAGTCAGTTGCTAATTTGTTTATTAAAATATCTGCATCCTTTTCTGGATCATCGATAAAATTTAGTGCACCTTTATTTCCTTTAATTCTACCAGAAATAAAGAATGTCTTATGTAAGAAATAATTACCATCTACTATTAAAGTATACCTTTTCATTATAATGTTATTTTAATTTTATATGACGAAGTTTTGCAAAAGTTTCTATTTAACGATCTGTTGTAATTTATAAACCAATGATAACATAGTTACTACTGGATCAATTGCAAATCTAGATTCGTATGAATGTTTGTTTACTTCATAACATATTTCACCTAAATTTTTAATTTTTGCAGGATGTTCGGTTTGAATATATTCTACAAAATCACTTCCTAATGATTTAATTACATCATCAACTCTATGACCATATGTTCCTACTAAATACTGATAATTTTTATGAGATGATGCCATTTCAGAAAATATCATATCGAACAAATCCTTAAATACTCCATGGAATGTAGTTACATCGGTTAATGATATTTTGCTTATTCCTTGAGCGTGATATCCTTGTAATACATTAATTGTATTTCTTAGATCTGGAAACTTCCTTTTAACTAATTCTAATAAAGCATCCTTTTCGATTTCCATTCCTTCTAGTTTGCAGATTTCGTAAATTCGCCTAAGATACATTTTAAGAATTTCTGTTTCTTCAACATCAGTAAAGTCAAAATTTATACATTCAAATCTAGATTGTATATTATCTGGAATCTTATTAAAATAATTACAAGTTGCTATGAATCTTGCACTCATATGAAATTGTTCGATAGTTCCTCTAAGCGCTTTCATATATGCATCAGATACTCCATCGAACTCATCTAATATAACTACTTTTAATTTACGTTCGCCATCAAGTAGAGATAGAGTAGAACAAAACTCTGATATCTTAGTTCTAACCGTATCTACACCAGTTTCGCTAGAACAATTAATGTACATATATGGATGGCCATTTGCAAGTATTTTTGCAGAAGAAGTTTTTCCACTACCAGGACCACCATAAAAGAGCAAGTTTTGATAGACTCCTTTATCTAATTTTTTGTATATTCTTTCTGGAACAATTAAGTCCTTTAATTCTTTTGGCCGATATCGCTCGGTCCATAAAAGTGTTTCTAAATGAGTCATATTTATTTTTTGTATTTATTTTCTATGTAGCAAATCATAGCTCCTACTGCAGCGGATACACATATTACGCACCATAGAATTCCGCTTATTATTATTATTGTGTCCATGTTATTTACTTTAATTATTATATGTTAAACTTTTTCAATTGTTTCAGTGTTATTAGCTCCAAGAATAAAGTAATTCACATTTGTGATTGTAATTACCTTGCTCCATTTTTCTGTAATTATACATGATGTTTTTCCATCCGAACTCGATTTGAATTTCTTTATCAGTTCCGTTTAATTTGAATGATAATTGCTTAAACGTTTTTGTGTTTGCGTAAAACTCTAATGTAATGAATCCTAGTGCAAGTGCAAATCTCGAGCATTTTGTACCTCCACCGCATGTCATATTATCGGGATTGTAATTTATACCAAATTGAAGATAACCTCCTAAGAAGGAAGTGTGAGAAAGATTGATGATTGTTGAAATTGTTTTTTTCATGATTTGTTGTTTTTGTTTTATTGTTATTATGAGAATGGGTTAAGTTTATTCCAATGCCTTTGTGGAATACCTATGTAAATACAAGATACTCCCATGAATAAAGCACACATAAAGAATGCCATTTCGTTAAGTGGATCTTGGAAAGATATGTAATTTTGTAAAATTCCTTGCGCTGTTAAATATGCAATGTAAATTGAGAAGATTCCTCCGATGAGTGTTAAAAGATTTTGATAAGCTGAATTCATAAAATTTGTTTTTTATTGTTTTAATTATTATAATATAAATATAATACTTTTTGGTGGTAAATAAAAACTTTTGATCACTTATTTTTCAAAAGTTATTAACAATTGAATGTTAATTCCAATCTTTTTCGTATTTGTACCAGTAATCGCTTCCTGCTGAATAAAGAAGTGAGGATTTGATCCATTCGTTAAGTTTTTGAAGATCATTAGCACAAATTAAGTATTGAAGATAAACTAAGAAGGAATCTTCCATAATTTGTTGTTTAAGTGGATCGGAAATATCTGCATGTTTATTTCCATCAAATATAGATTTGTTTATACCGAGTCTTATATTACCTAGTATAGCATCGCATATACGTTCATTATCATTGAATCTCCTTCCTTCATAATACATATAATCAGGTTTTTCTGCCGAAATCCATTCGTTAGATTTTTTGTACTCTGAGATTGCATCGATAATATCAAGATATTGATCGGCATTTACAATATGTTTAGGGTATGAAGTTATGCAATGAACATCGACTATTACATCGGTGATTAGTGATTTGATTTTAGCCATAGTGTTTTGTTTATTGTGTTATTGTTATTATAATATAAATATAATAAAAATAAGTGGAATAAAAAAACTTTTGATCACTTATTTTTCAAAAACTTATTAACAACTATTTTCTTCTTAGGTATAAGATTACCTTGCTTATCCCTAGACCACTTATCTGGATCGATAAGAGGATTAGTTATAATCTTTGTTTTGGGTTTATTTCTCTTTGGTGTCAAAATTTATTCCGCCGTGTTTATCACCTTGAGATTTAGACCAATCAAATTCTCCAGTGAATTGAGTAGCCTTAAAGGCTTTAGAAGGACTCACAACAATACCTAGTCTATCCATGAATTTTCTATTTGCTAATACTGGTGTGCTTTTAGCCGTTCTATCTACAATTGAAATAGGAACTTTAGGAACTAGTTTTCCAGCAAATACTAAATCCCTTTCTATTATCGGTCTTTTCATTGTCTCACCATGAGTATCCATAGGCTCTGAATATCCAACTATTTTATCTCTGAATTTATTATCTCCAATTTCCCAATTAAGATATTTACCATCTTCTTCAATTTTATCTCCATGAAATGCCATCCCTTTAGCACCATTACCGGTATCCATCTTTACCACCAATTCTCCAACTCCAGGTAATGTTAAACATTCTCTATAACCACAATTGATAGTTGGATAAGTCCAATTATCTTTATTTAATACATAGTCCATAACTTCTCCAACAACATTAATACCAGTTGCTTCTGTAATACCTTTAGTTCCTGGTGAAGCGTTAACTTCTAATATATATGGTTTTTTAGTTTCTTTGTCTATAATTAAATCTACTGCACACCATGCACAGTCAACTGCTTTAGCGGCACCTTTAGATATTTCTTCCATTTCTTTAGTTAACTTAATCTTTTTAACGCCTCCACCAATAGAATAATTAGTTCTAAAATCTTTTTTAGCTGAAGTTCTTTTCATCGCTGCAACTATTTCAGAAGATTCATCATCGGGACTAAAGAATTTCCTAGATAATACTTGGATTCTAACATCACCATCTGCAGGTACCTTTTCTTGTAAGAGTACTTCATTCTTTCCGCTAGCTTTCCATAAAGTTTGTAATACAGAAACCAACGATTCGTAAGAATCTACCTGAGAAACTCCTATACCTTGAGATCCTGAAAGAAGTTTTACAATAACTGGAAATTTTCCACCAATAGTTTTAAGCGCTAAATCAACTCCTTCGACATCGCTAATGATTGTGTTTTTTGGTGTTGGTAATCCAGCAGCTTCTAATATAGTATTAGTTGTATTTTTATTTTCACAAATCATTGTAGGTTCAAGGCCATTTACACAAAAGAAGTTTGCCTTTTCTAAATCTTGTAATAATTTTTGAGTGTATGTTGTAGATACTACTCCTCTTCTTGCTATTACAACAGTGTTTAATCTATTAATTGCGAATGGTTTTGTTTTAGCATCGCCTATCTTAATATCGTTTCTCTTATTTACGTATTCTTTTATATGAGATGTTTTAACATCTAATGCATTACAAGGAATTCCTCGCTTATTGCATTCAGATTTTATAGAGTCTACTGTTGTAGATTTCGAGTCTAAATTAGACAAGATAACTACTTGAACTTTATTCAATGATAAGGCTTCTGTTATCATTTGGTATTTTTCGAAGTGTTTCATTTATTTTGTATATATTTAAGGAATGTTTTTCTATCTCTATTTATTAATCTTTTACAAAGTTCAGCAAATTCTACTGAATTTTCTAAAACTAATTGACTTATTTTTTTCTCATCTTTAACGTATGCCTTATAGCATTTTTTACATGTAAAATTCTTTGTAGAAAAATCTTCCATTTTAGATTTTATTTTACATTCACAATAAGAACATTTCCAAGGAACTATTTTTATTTCATCTATAAGAATTTTTCTATCTTTAACTTCTCCATCAGTAGGATCTATAAAGTATTTGCTTTTATTTTTTTGTATATTTTCTCTATCAATAAGACTAAATAAAAGATGTACAAAATTATCATCTTTACAATGGTCCTTTATAAATTCATGTTTCTTTAATACCTCTTTATAAGTTGGTTTAAGTCCACGTAAAACAATACCATGTCTAGTTGGATTTTTACCAGCCTTACTTCTTGTTATTTTCATTTTATACTATATTTACCTATAAGATCTTTTAGTTGTGTTATAGCTTTTGCATATGATTGTGTAGGTGCAAGCTCCCATGTGCCATCTTTACCTATAACTCGTTTTTCAAACGATTCCCAAGTACTAACCGCTGCAGATTCTCCAGAATCATATAATCTTTGCTTATACTTTTTAAGTTCTGCTAATTCTTTATTATTATCTGCACTTTGTTCGAGTTCAGCTTGATGATTCATCTTATTATTCTCTTCGTTCATTGCCGAATTAAATTTAGATCTAAAACTTTCTTCGGTTTTTGTTTCTTCTTCTTCACTATCATCAGCCTTTTTATCAAGAATTTTTATGTTTTTTGCTGGTAAGTTAACATCTGGATACATAGGATCTTGAGGATCCTTTAATTCTATTTTGAATAATTCAGGATCTCCTGATCTTCTTGGCATATCTCCTTCAGGTTCTCGTTCGCCTTCTTTGAAAGACTTAGTAACAACTCCCTCAGCTCCATCTAGATGACTCATATCGGTTCCTGAGAGATCACTCAGTATAACCGTTTTGTTTAATAATGTATTATCATTACTACTTTTTGCATCTTTATCTTCTTCCGTTATTTTCCTAAGCTCAGCTTCTAAAATTGCAATTTTGAATTTTGTTGTAACCGAACGGTGTTCTGTTTGTAATTTATTAATCTGAGTTTGTAGATTAGCAATTTGTTCTTCCTTACCCTTTGAATCGCCTGATTGTAAATTAGCGATTTCTTTATTTAACTCAGCGGTCTTTTCCGTATTCTTTGCTTTTTTATCCTCAGCATCTTTAGCTAATTTTGCAGCCACCTTATCCTCAGCTTCTTGCTTTTCTTTATCAGATGCATCAACCTTTTTCTTTTCGTCTTGGAATTTTTTATCTCCTTCTGCAGCTTTTTTATCGGCTTCTTTAGCTAATATATCTAATGATTCTGCTCGTTTATCATCTCCCATTTTTTCAATGTTAGACTTTTTCTGTTTTATTAGATCCTTTTCTAATTCACCTTTTACCTTTTTAGTAAATCCTGATTTCATACCAAGAGCTTTACCAGCTAAACCAGCAGCCTCCTTACCTCCATCTTTAGTTCCACTTACTCGATCAGCCTCATCTGCTAAAGCTTGAATTTCTTGCTTAACGTTCTCTTTCTTTTGCTTACCGATATCATCTATTTTTTGAACATCACTAGCATCTCCCTTTGGTTGGCCTCTTTCCTTTATCTTATCAATTTCTCCTCGAAGATCATCTATCTCGTCCTTTAATTTTGATTTCGTTTCTTTAGTAGATCCATCAGCGTATTCTGCGTAATCTGCCTTTCTTTTTTCTAATCTCTTTTGTTCAGATTCGAGTTGTTTTTTTATTCCTTCTAACTCCTTTTTAGCAGCTTGTAATTTTTTATTAGAAGATCCATCTTTAATCTTTTCTTTATTATCTTGTAATTTAGATTTTTCTTTTGCCCATTTTTTACCAGCCGCAGCCTTTTCTTTCTTATCTCCTTTGAAATCTGCCATTTTATCAATACCTCCTTGAATTTGTTTATCAATTGGTATTAATTCCTTTTCTATTTCCTTTTCATCAGGTCTTGCATCTTTAACTGCGTTTTGTGCTTTTTGTAAATCTCCTTCAGGTCCATCATCCTTTTTATCTTCCTTTTCGGTTTCTTCTTCTTTCAAACTTTCCTTTGCTGGTTTTACTGAAGATTTTGCTTCTGGGTCGTTATATGTTTTAGGATCTAATTCATATAATAACTTCTTAGTATCATCAAGTTTTTGCTTAGCTTCCTTTTTATCTTCATCCCATGTTTTATCAACGTTCGTTAATTCTTCTTTCTTATTAGTTATAGTTGTTTCAACTTGTCCTGTCTTATCAGTAACTTCATCTTTAGTTAATTCAGCTTTTAACGCTTGTTTCTCTTGCCACGTTTCTAAATCAATATCAGATTCATCTCCCTTTGCTTTATATACATTAGTCCAAGCCTTTTTGATCTTTTTCTTTTTACCTAAAAAGTTTATGTATGCTCCCATACCAACAGCACCAGCTAGTCCAATTGCTGCAGTACCTTTAATAAGATCATCAATCATTGCTAAATGGTCATCCTCATTAAGGTTTTCTTCATTGACTGATTTATCAAAAATAACTTTATCAAATCTTGATTCTTCTAATAAATTATGTTTTAGTAAAGATTGTTTTAGACATGAAATGGATTCGGTCGTGAATCCTCCGCCTGATAGTAATAATATCTGTTTAAGTGCATCTGATAGTTCGGTATGATTAAGTCTTTCAAAATCTTCTTTTGAATATCCTGATAAACGTACACCAAAAACCGCTTCATTTATATGATTGAATGAATTTCTAGAAATAATTTTCATTGAATGTCTTTTTTGTTTTATATTACTATATATTCGTTACAAAAAACAAAAGGTCTCCCGAAGGAGACCTTTTGCATAATGTAAATTAGTGTAATGATGTATTACGTTATTGATTGCTCAATTACGCAAGACCACCACCAGCTAAGATATTATCACCATAAACAACACCGAATGATAAGTACATAGTTTCAGGATGGAATCCAGCCTCAACTAATGCATATCTAGATTTCACAGCGATTTTCGGCGCCATTGTTCCTTCAGCAATAGTTTGTACTGATTCAGCCATTAAGTATGGCATAAATACAATACCTGGAGAGTTTCCGTCACCTTTTCTACCTACAGTCACTCGAGTATCACCCCATGACATTAATGGATCTACGTAAACAACCAATCCAGCTAAAGTACCGATAGGGTATAATGAGCCAGTTTGTTGGTTTAGTGTATTCATCAATGGTGCAGGAACGAATCCAGCACAATCTTGAAGTGCAGTACCAAGTTGTCCGTTAGTTACTACGAAAGTAGCAGGACCTCTTCTACCTCTGATCGCAATCATATTTGCAGCAGCTAAACATTTAGACATTACTTTACGTTGTCTAGTATGTAAGTTCTCTGCGTTAGAATTAGTTTCAGAGTTGTTTATAACAGGATTAGAAGATGCACCAATACCAAACGCTTGTAGTCCGTTACCTTGAGCAGTATCTAATGCAGTTGCACTAGCACCGTAAGTTCCATATACAGTCGAATAAGTTGTAGCACCTAATATAGATCCAACCCATAGGTTGAATTGTACACCTTGTGAAGCAAAAATACCTTGAGCATTAGAATAACCTAATCTTCTTACTCTTCCTAAGATGTTTCTGTTAATTGATTGAGTCAATTCGTTAATAAGAACTGATTCAACTTGAGCAACAGCATCGATACCGAATTGTTTTAAGTCTTGTACTTGCTCTCTAGTTACTGCAGCAGCAACTTGGAAAGTTTGTGCTTCAACAGATTTGTTGAATAAACTTAAATTCATTACGTTATCTACAGTACCCTCACCTTGTACTCTTGACATTGGCTCAGTAGAACCAGTGTAATCGTTAGATGAGAATCCTTGAACATGATCTTCAAGAGCTTTTACTAATGTTGCATTTCCTACAGAAATTGCTACACTACCGATACCGGCAGTTGCAATACCTCCAGAGAAAGTTACACCAGTTGCAGTTCCGAATAAGTCAGCGATTGATAATCCTGCAGTAAGAGAGTCAACTTTGAAGATTGGGTAACCGTCAATTCTTGATTGTCCTACAAAAGTAACAGTTCCACCAGGAACGTTACCTACAGCATTAAGTCCACCAACTGTTCCTTTAGGTACACTTCCAAAAGAAGAAGCTCCCGTCGGCCAGTCTACTTTAATAAGTAGTGGCATGTTTGGTGCATCTCCAGCTGTTGTAGCGTTAAATGCAGCAGTTTGTCCGGTTTGTGGTACTTTACCACCGCCGTAGACGAAGTCTAAATAAGTAAGCACTCCCATTGGTCCATTCATTGGTACAACTGGTACAAGGTCTAAACCTACAGTCTGAGCAGCAACTTGCATAGCAAGAGGAAGCAAAGTGTAAGGCTTATCACCAGATCCAGTAGTTTGAGTAGCGAACGCAGTCTGAGCTCCAGGAGGAGCTGGGAAACGTACGGCACCCATACCATTAACAGAACCTACAGTTGCAGTCGAATTATTCTCGTACAACTCATGGTTATGACAATACTTAGACATCCATTCTAGTTTAGATCTGTCTTCAATTCCAGTAGTGCTCTCGATAATCGGAGTCCACTTAGAAAAAATTTCAGATTCATTAATTAAATTCATAATTGTCTAATTATTTTTTATTGGGTTTGGTTTGTTGAAGTTTTTAACTTCTGTTAAAGCGTTTTTTAAGCCCCTCTGTAACAGAGTCCATGTAAACACCTTGTGTTTCATAAGTAGATGATTCACTTTCGTTAACCATTTTCTTAGATTCATCAATTTGTTCAGATGGGTTTGAACCTCTTAAATCTCGTGTTGCCCAGAAGTGATCGATCTTGTACTGTGTATCAAGATCTCTCATAGTTGCTTGAGCTTTGATAGAATTTTTAGAATCCTCATTTAAGGACTCCCAAAGACTATCGAATTTCTCAGGTCTACTTTCTAACCAATCGATTTTTTTTATAGGTTCGGCGAATACACTTTCCCATATTCCTGAAGCATCGTTAGATCCAAACCAATCGGTAGATTCATAAGCTCTAATGACTTTCGCCTTAGCCTCATCGTCTAAATCCTTATAGTTAGATCTGCGATCTTCATTCAAGAAATGTAAGAAATGTGTATTTACAGATGTTTCTTCAACTTTTTGCTTCTTAGCTGATTCGACCAACGCTGTAATTTTTTCGTTTAATTCTGATTTGAATGTTTCGTTTTCAGTAACTAGTTCTTCAACGTTAGTTGATTCAACTGTTTCTGATTCATTTATTGTTTCTTTAGTTTCTTCTTTATTATCTTCAACTTTCGTTTCGTTTAATGAAGAAACTACATAATCTGTATAATTACCAAGTTTTTCTAAATTTTCTTTTAGATATTCTGCATAATTTGTTGTAGCATCAAGACCTTCAACTATATAGTTTTGGTAATCTATTACTTTATCAACATGTTCATTAACATAATCTTGATAAGATGTTCTTGTATTAACGTTCTCAGCAATATGTTTAGAGTATTCTATATTTTGATCTGTTTTTAATCCCACATATTCTGCGTAATCTTTAACTTTAGAAAGGTTCTCTATAATATAATCGTTATGTGAAATAAGATTATCTACGTTTTCAGCAACACCTTCAACATATTCAGATATTTTATTTACTCTCGACGCGATTTGCTCTGAGTATTTTACAAGATCATCATTTTTAGAAGATTCGGATAAGTCAATTAATTCGCCTTTAGCCTTTTCGATTTCTTCTTTAATAATTTTTGAGTATTCGTTAAAATCATCTACTGTAACATAATTGCCAGTTGATTCATTTATAGATGTATCGTTTTTTTCCATGGTAGTTAATTCTTTTTGAATTTCTTTGTTATTCTGTTCTATATATCCATTCAACTCATATATCTGTATATCACCGTGATTATCAAAACCAAATGATTCGTTAACACGTTTTAGTTCTGCATTCTCAAAACCAGGATCTGCAACTAAATCATAAGTAAATAGTTTCTTAATTTTTACATGACCGTTGCTTTCTACAACACCAGCAGCTCTGCTAGATATGTGAATAGGGATACCTCCATCAACTAAAGCCTTAGCTTGCTTTCCAGCATCAGTATCTAATAATCGAATCTTTCCAGTAACTTTTTTATTAGCTTTATCGTATTTGATTTCTTCTATAACATGGGATACGTTCTTTAACGATATGTCAAATTGTTTCGGGTGATCTAATTCCCCTAATAGCTTTCCGCTTTTGATTTTTTCCTGTAACTCGTCGATATGAGGAATAAGTTCTTTCTCATCGTAAATACGATTATTCTTATTCTTCTTTCCGATCTCTGAAAAAGTTCCTTCTAAAACGTACTTGTCGTCACCAGTTCCGTTTGCTTCTAGTACACAGGTAGATCTTTCCAGTACTAATAAATTTGCTTCATTCATTTTGAAAGATTATTTTATTTTTGTATTATTTTAATTATATATCTTTGGGATTCTATTGAAATTACATTTCTTCGTCGGCCATCTGATCTAAATGATCTTGTTCCTTTTTCTTCATAAGATCATTTGACTTGATTTCTTCTTCGTTAAGTCCCATAAATCGTCGAATTAACCATTCGGAAGAGAAGTATTTAATTTCATTTCCATTAGGATCGTAATCGACAAGTCCATCTTTCATTGCAGTTACAAAGTCAATTCGTTTCTGCAATAATTCCATTTCCTTCATTTCCTCGAAGATGTTATATTTATTAAATTTAACACCGACTTGAGCTTTGAATGAATCATCATTCATAAGATCTGGATAATCTAAAGTCATTTGAATCCATAGTGGTTTTACTATGATTTCTTGAAATACAGATCTAAGTCTATTAATGAATCTACCAAATTTGATTTCATCTCTAGTCATTCCTTCTGCATTGATTTCCCATGATGGAGGATTTTCAACATCGAATCTATTCATAGGTATTTTAGATACTCTACGTAAATTTTCTTTGAAGTAATTTAGAGAATCTGTATCTGATAAATCTGGTCCATCTCCACCAATTGTTTCTATTTGTGGAGAACCAGCATCACCTTCAGGTAACCAATATTCTTTATTAAATGGCATCATCGGACGTCCATTAGTTTTTAATTCTCCAGAATCAAAGTTAAAGTCAACTTGTTCTCGATAGTTTTGCATAAGAACACCAAGAGATTGTTTTGCTCTTGTTTTTGACTTACCACCTACAGGTATAATAAATTTAGTTTTGAATGATGAATTAACCACCGACCATATAATTCTAGAATGTTCCATAATTCTAAGAAGATTAAAAGATCTAATAAGACGTTCAACATAAGAAATTCTAGTTGGCGAATTTAAGTTTGCATACGATAGGTATATAATTTGTGAATCATATAAGGTTCTAGCTTTTGCTGGAATATCTTTGAATTGTTTCCATACTCGTTTTCCTTGATCATCAATTCCAGGTTCTAAAGAAATTGGATCTAATTCTTTGAAACCGATAATGTTTCTTTGTTCATTATCAAATATAATCTCAAACGCAAGATATCCATCAACTAAAAATTTTCTAAAGTATGACCATGCTGTGATATCATTATTAAAACCAAAGTACTGATAAATTCGTTTGAAGTTTATAGAAATAGCTCCTCTAATTTCATCTACTTTATCGTTTGCTAATAAATCATCATCAAATAATAAAGGATCTGCAAAATAGTTTTTATCATCATATACAATACATTCATCACACAAAGTATCTAGAATTTCTTCAATTTCATCTTGTACCGCAAATCTACGAAGTTCTTCTCGTTTCTTAGGATATGATTTATCAAATACTGATATTGATTTTTTAAGTGCTATATCAGATAATGCTAAGTTAGCAAATAATGCATAATCATCATAATCTCCACCAACTAACCCTCTTGGATCGTAAGTCCAACCAAATTGATCTTCAACTATACCAACCGCTTGAGAATTTCGAAGTACCATATCATCGTACTTCATTCCAAACGAACTTAATTGTTTTAACGCACCTGAAGCAACAAATCGGTTACCTGCGTTTGAATCGCCTCTTTCTACAAATCCAGCCATTTCATTTTTATTTTTATTAGTTTATATATCTTAACGTTTTTTCTTTGGTTTTCTAACCTTTTGTAAGTATTCATCGTAAAGACGTTTTAATTCATTTTCTTGTATAGGATGAAAGTCATTCCAATTTATCATAACGGCTCTAACCCAATCTTCATAGCAAATTACTGCTAATTTACTCATTTTATTTATGTGATATTGTCTAACACAAAAGTCTAAACCAAATTTACCCAACCATCTTTTAATTGTCTCATAATCGATTTGTACTTGTTGTTGTGCAGTTGCTCTTCTATAATTCTTTCCTGCAGCTGCAGCAATAATCATACCTTCATATACCTGAAACACCTTACCTACCATCCAGTATCTAACGGTCTTTGGTAAGAAATTTATGTTCATTCCTAATATGTTTCCATTTGGGTGACGTCCTAATGAAATAACCATAGGAGATTTGTCCCAATACGCTAATCGATCTGCAGTAACAGGATCATATTCGAAATGAAACATTTTACCCCATGTTAATTCTCTATCTGAAAATTCTTCTACAGCAGTTTCATCTTTATCAGCTAATGCCTCTTCAAACCACGTTAATGCATATTGCTCAGCTTGTTTACCACCACCATATTTCTTTTCCCAATTATTAACATACCCTTCGAAATCTCTGTTGATTTCACTTAGTTCTGGTAATTCTGCAAAAGCTCTTCCGACGTAATTATCTGCCATATCTTAAAGTGTTTTGAAAAATGCTTCGGTTACTATCTTATATTGCCATCCTCGTTTTCTACAATACTCTTCTGCGTAAGAAGCTTTACACATATTTGTTACATACATTTCATATGCATACTTATAATTTTTAACTGCTTTAGTAGTTTTTCTTTTAGGATGGGTTGGTTTTTTTAATTGAGCAGATGGCTTAACTTCTATAAGATATTCTTTACCGCTATCCAATTTCATATAATAATCAGGAAAGTAATTATGTTTTCTACCATCTAAAGAATTTATATACTCAATTTTACAAGGTTCCGATGACCAATGCATAACGGATGGATTTGATTCACAATACATACAAAACTTTCTTTCCCATGAAGATCTATAAATAATAGGTCCTTTACCGACATATTTTTTACATTCATTCAAAGGAAAATAGCCTTGACTAAATCCTGAGTTCTTTTTAGGTTTATTGTTTTTAATATCCATCAAGCAGATTATAGAGAATAAATACCACCATCATCGCTGGATCCTGATAATCTAATGGTATTTGAGTATTTTTTTGGATATAATTTATTCCATCCTTTTGCATATCCTTTTTTTGCAATTTGTGTAAAATATGCAAATGCATTTGTGGATTTTTCAGGTTTGAAACGATCCCAATACTTAAATAGATCTAACTGTGCAAATGCTAAACAATCATCTCGATCATCTGGGTTTCTATATTGCAATCGTCGTATTGCTCTTTCCGATAATAAAACTAACATCCTAACGCCTTCTGGTGTTAATTTGCCTTGTTCTTTTGATAAGATTATTTCTGCTAATAAATCTTTGTTTCTTAAATATACTTTTGCCATGTGGTCCGATGTTTTTATTAGTTATATATTATATGCAGATCCAAAAGAATTGTTTCATTCCTTAGCCAGAAACAACAAAATCGAGGCCAGAGACCTCGATTCTATTTATATTATATCTAAAATTTATATTCAATTCTTAGATTTCAACAGAAAGATATTTCTTTTGAATGTTTTCCATTTTATTATCTGGTAAAATAATTGCTATAGAATCTTTAGCGCCTCTTTCAGCATATTGTCCAGCAGAAACCTGTACTTTAGTTCCAGGACCAAAAGTATCAACTTTAATTTTTATTTCACCAGGTACATAATCACCATCAGAAGAATCTTCGTGCATTACAACGTTTTTAGATTTGAACATTGTGTTTAATCTATCTTGTTCTTTAAGTAATGCATCGTTAAGAAGTTTTTTAGCTTCTTTAATTTCTTGCATATCTTCCATATCTAAAGAAGATAATTTAGAAATTTCATTTTTAATATGATCGATTCTTTCATAAACATCAGTTTCTTGTTGCTCTTTAGCTTCATCTTCAGTTTTCTCAGCCTCAAGTAAATCTTGTACGCTATTAGTAATATCATAATCAACGAATTCAGAAACTAAATTAATTGCATCTCTTGTAGAATCTGGTTTGATTAATGTATTTTCGTTCATGTGTGAATTTATCTTGTTGATATAAACTCCATTATCGGTTTTGATAACATTTACTTGAACGCCTTCATAGACATTAGAAGTAATTGTATCTACAAAATCTAATTCATATAAGTTTTTATATTCAGATACTGCATGTTCTAAAACTCGTATTGAACTATATTCATCTGTTCTAAATTTTCCACTTGACATTAAAGCCGCTGATAAATGATTTTCATTTATTTTAGCTCCGTCTAATTCTACTGAAATTGATTTCACACCTTCAGATTCAGAAATGATTAAGTCTACAATTTTATTATGTGTTGTTAAACGTAATCCATTTTCTGTTGCAGTAAAGTTTTCTGATAAACCAACTAGACTTAAGAATTTATCACTAACTTCATCTCTGCTAGCTAATCTTAATTCCTCAGCTTCATTCATTGAATAAACTCTATTTCCTACACAAAATAATGTGTTACCTTGTTCGCATTCCATGATAGGAGAAATTGGAGATTTGTGAGTAAATCGTTTATCACTGGTATCGTTGTTTCCTAAAAGAGCTTCTGTTTCAGAAACTAATTCTTTAATACCTGGAACCCATGCATGAGTTCTCATTTTGTTTGGTAATCTCTTTTGAAGATCGGATTCACTTAAATCCTTTAATTCTTCTAGAGTGTTTATCGCTCCTATATAAGAACGATGATTTTTATCTTTTCTTAGATTTTCTAAAGTATTAGAAACACCAATAGAGACCGCATTTTCTCGTACATAAGTAACGGTTTCATTAATAAATGCATCTACACTAGGAATCCAATCGTATTGTTTCATTTCAAAACAAATATCTCTCATTATGAAGTAATCACTTGCAAGATCAATCTGTCCTATATATTTTTCAACAATAGCTTTAGAAGAACCATTTGCATCACTTAATGATCCGTAAAGGTTTTCTAGTCTTGATCTCAAATCTAGATCTTTAATCGCTTTTGACATTTTTTGAATAGTTTTTTTTATTATTATTTATTATATATCTTCAACCCTATTTTGATTAAGCGAACTTTTTTCTCAATAAAGGTTTAACTGCTTCTAAGTTTTGTTTATCCTTAGGTTTAAGTAATTTACCAGCTCTGTTTATATAGAAATCTATTCTCGACATTGCTTGGTCTAAATCTTTACTTGCATCAGCTAAAACGGTTGCGATCTTAGTAGCTGGTTCTGTAAATAATCCTGCAGGTGGAGTCCATTTAGTTTTTACATCGTCGCTCCATTCATCAGATTCTTTAGTTAGTTTAGGTCCTTTTTTCATCTTCATCACCTCAACCTCATCACCGTTATCAGCAACTTCCATATTTTCAGCATCTTCAACCTCTTCTCCGTCGTCATCCAATTCTATAGTATCTGCTTCAATAAGTTCGTTAGCCTCTCCTAAAAGTTTTTTAATCTTCTCTAATTTTTTAGAATCTTTAGCTAATTCCTTAGCAGCATTTTGAAGTTTATCGCTTGGTGATGCATTATCATCTTCGTCACCTTCAACTGCATCAGCTGGAGATTCACCATCTTTAATTTTTTCTTCTGGAGAATCATCAGGTGCATCATCGTCAGGTCCTTGAGTTTCATCTTCATCGCCATCAACTAAATCGTCGATCATATCATCGATATCTTCTCCGTCAGCTTCAACTTGAAGAGTTTTTTTATTTAATTTCTCTTCAACCTTTTCATCATCATCTTCATTAAGAGTTTTTAAGAATTTATCAGCAACTTCTTCAAATGCAGCTTTTTTAGGCTCTTCTTCTTCGTTTATATCCTTTAGAAGTTTAGTAGCATTTTCTTCAAAAGTAGATTTTACTTTTTTAGATTCTACAACTTCTAGTGCATTACCAGGATAAAAAGTTATATCGCCATTATCTATATTGCTTACAGCAAAAACTATGTCGTTTGAACCAGCTTTATATTTATTAGCATTTGTAGGATCTAAATCCTTTTCTTTTTTATTCCATTCTTTATATTGGAATGCTTCTACAAAATCAACATCGTTTCCATCAACATAAACATCGGCACCGCCTTTAGCCGCAGATTCTTTATCTTTGTCTTTTTTAACAATTCCTTCATTTACTTCTGATTCATTCATTACATGAACCATATTAGGAAAACCTTCCTTAGCAAGTTCTTTAGAAACCTTTGTAGCTTGTTTTATGTTCTTAAATTTCATAGCAAGTTTTAAGTCATGTGTAGTTTCAGTTCTACTCGTTCCACTTCCTCCATAGAAACCATTTCCGCTAGATACTAATGTCCAAACCTTACCTTCAGTAACTGGTTTGCTTTCCATTATACGTTTAGCAAAACCTTTAACATGAGCATTAGTTTTTATGCCATAGTCAGCTAATCTATCCTCATCTCCATATCCATTTATATACTCGATCATATCTTTAACGTTTCCGTTATCTTCGATATCTTGAAACTTCTCAATAGATTCTTGATCATCTCCGAAGATTTTATCCATTTGATATTTTGCTTCATCATAATCAGGACCTTCATTAACTGATTTTTCATTTACTTTCTTTTCGCCGATAGCTAATTCCATTTCGAATTTTGCCATTGCTTTATTTATTCGCTGAGCATCAACACCTATTGATGTTAAATATGAACGTATAATTGATACATTTTTACCTTCACCTAGTAATTGTTGAATTATCGGGTCTAGTGAACCAGGTCCGAAATATCTATAATTACCTTGGAGTACCAAGTTCTCGTTTACAAACTCATCAAAGCTTTTAATTTTAGCCATTTTTCTGTAGTTTTATTTTGTTTATATATTTATCTATTGTTTGCATACTATTTTATTAAGGGTTCTTAGAATGCGATCCACCAGTTGGATGAAGTGGATTAGATCCACCAGGTGGATTGATTGGCCAAGCATCTTCTCCAATATAAGGACTTGTTGCAAGAGTATTTTTTATGCCCTGTGTACTTCCTGTTACATTTGTACTCAAATTCCATGCTTGAACTATATTAGATGCATCCATTTCTGTATTAGCAGCACCAGTAAATCCATTTTCTTCATTTTTGAATATAGGCATAAATGTGTTTACTTCTATAGCAAACGAAACTTTCCATGTTTTTTTATCGCTAAAAGTATATTCTAATGGTCTTTCCTTTTCGTAATCTTCTGGTAAGCTTGCCATTGCTGGTATTCTAGTTCCGTCTATATCTACTTGAAAAACCTGATGTTTATAGAAAATTTCAATAACTCTCTGAATAGCCTTAAATATATCTAAATTAGAATCCACATAAATTTCACACGAAAATGGAAGTTTTAATGGTATCATAAATACTTCAGAATTTAATGTTTTTAATGTTCCATCTGCTTGAACTCTTTGATAAAAGGCTCTTACAAATTTATTAGTCATAGAACCTGCGTCTATATTGATTCCATCTAATTGTATAATTCCTCTAGGTATTTTATTATAAGGTCCTTCAGCTTTACCACTCGGTAATGTCGGATCTTCGTATGCAACATCGTTCATAAAAGAATCCATTAAGAATCGTTCATCACCGGTAGTGCTAAAATAAAAAGGTACGTTGATTTTCTTCTTTTCCGTTTGAGAAATTTGATTATACCAGTACATCCTGTTGTTTAATGTAGCTAATACACCAACTAAGATATTCCGTAAGACAACATCGTTTTTATTAAATTCTAAGTCATATAATTGAGCCATCTATAATTTGTAGTTTTTTTATATATCCATTAAGATATCGTCTCCAAAGATAATTTGGAGAATCCGCCTTCTTTATAGGCTTCTGCTTTGATATCAAATAAATTAACTGGTAATTCAGAATGATTAATTACCCATGTATTTAATTTTGTATCGTTAATAGTTTCTTTAAGAATTGCAATTATTTCATGTATCCCAGCTCCATCGATTGATGAGAAAATTTCATCTAAGAAAAGAAGGTTAATACTTGGATATCTAACCTTTAACAATTTGATCATTGCAATGATAATAATAAAGTCTGTTTTTTTGCGTTCACCTGTACTCATTGTTTTAGGGTTGATTTCCTCTCCAAGTGCAGTAACTTTACAATTAAACTTTTCATCAAATCTAATTCTATGTGGTATGTGCATTTGTTTAACCATAGAGTCTATTGATGCGTTTAATGGAGGCAGTATAGTTTTTAATGCTAAGTTTTTTACACCATCTTCTCCTAATATCGTTTCAACTACTTCTAGGAATTTATCGTTATTTTCTTCTTTATATTTTTCCTTTGATTTAGATTTTGTTGTTGTAGTATTTTCTGAAATGAGTTGTTTTAAGTATTGAAAGTCTTTCTTTTCTGATTTAGATATTATACCATCTAACTCAAATTGATATTGACCAATTAATGTTTCTAATCTAGTTATAGAATCTTTACATGTTCTAACATAACCATCACATTTATTTAGATTCGTTCTAGCTGATTTGATTTCTTCTCGAACGCTTAATAGAATCTTTTTATCGTCTTTAGCGCCTTTGATTAAATTTTCTTTAATATGGCCATGTTCACCAGCCATATCGAAAATGCCTCCACATGTAGGACAACAGTCTTTTTCAAACAAATCTAAGCGACGTTTAGTATCTTTCAAATTAGTGACTAAATTTGATTCAAGCGGTGACTTCTCTTGAACGATGTTTTCGAATTCGATATATTTATTATTGAGGTTTTTCAATTTCTCTGACGTTTCTATATGTTTTGATCTTACCTGAGTAAGTTTTTCTTCATATTCTTTTATCAGTTTTTTCTGATCTACTTTCTTTTCCTTCTTTAATAAATCTATCTTTTCGTTGATAGAAATAACAGTATCATCTAATATATTAAGCTCATCGTATAAAGTTCTTATGTGTTGTTTAACTTCTCTACGATTTTCTCGTATTGATTCTCGCATATGATTGATAACTGTGAATCCGAATAATCTATCAACGATATTTCGTTTATCATGACTGTTCATTGTTAAAAACGATTTGAAATCATTAACAGATAATATAATTATATTCTTAAAGACTTGATATGGTATATCATATAATTCTGTTTCTAAATACTCTTGAACATTTTTATTACCAGCTTGATCATATTGTTTTCCGTCAATAAATGCTTCAAAATAATTTGGGCCAATACCACGTTTTAATGTAACGTCTTTTCCTTTACATTTTACATTGATAACAACTTCCATACCCTTGTTTATTCTATTAGCTAAGTCGCCTAAACGTTTACCTTCAACTTTACCATATAAGCCGTATGTGATTACTTCTGCAATTGTACTCTTACCAGCTCCGTTTTGTCCAACTAATAAATATAGTTGTCCATCTTTAGAAAAATCTATATGTTGTGCTATGTTACCATAGCCATTAAAATTTTTCCATTCTATACTTTGTATTCTCATATTATTTTAACGCTTCTAAATAAGCTTGTTTAAGTTTTTTTAGCACCTTCTTTTTTGTTCCATCATCTAAACTCATACCACCTACAAATTTTTCACATAAATTATAGGTATCTAAAGTTTTATCGTAATCAATATCATATTCTTGCATATTAGATTCTTCGTCTAATTCAAATGGAATAACATCCAATCGTTTTGATACTTTACTAATTTCGTCTATTAAAGGAGTTACCTGATATTTCATTAAATAATCATTAGGCACATACACATCAACAAAGTTATTATTAGATACTTTAACTATATCCTCAGTAGTATTTTCTAATGCTTTATTTACGTATATTTTTACGAACTTTGGTGAGTATGTATTTTCAAAAAATAGTTCTTTTCCTGATTCTAAATCTAAGCATCTAAATCCTTTCATATTGTTAGTATCTGATCGAGTCATTTGGTAAGGATTACCTACATAACATATATTCTTATAATCTTGTGATGTATGAATATGTCCAGTATAAACTTTCTTAAACTGTTTGCATTCAGTTGAATCAATACCTGCACCACTATGTCTATACTTATCGAATTTAGCACCCATTATTGTAGTGTGGCAAAATAAATAATCTGCGTTAGAGCCGTTAACTACCACAGATTCATCAGCCTCTGATTTTCTCCATGGCATTAATAAACAATCTGCATAATTAGTTTTTAGAGTTATTGGTTCTTTATGTATATTTACACCAGGAATATATTTCAAACTATCTAGAGAACAAATATCATTAGAATTCTTTCTCATTATATCATGATTACCTGCGATAACATAAACACCATCTTCAAATAACTTAGTAAAGCTTTCGAAAAGAGATAACGTTTTATGTAATACTAATAAATTAATCGATTGTCTATTATCGTAAACATCTCCACAATGAATAAGTATATCTCCTGGTTTATAATGTTCTTTAACAGTAGGAATGAAAAAATCTTCAAAATACGATATCATTCGCTCTAACCATTCTACACTATTATTTCTAGCTCCGAAATGTGAATCGGATATGATCCAAACTCGTTTTGCGTTTTTATTTTCAGTCATATCTAAAATAAAGGTCCGCCTAATTTATCTTCTAAATATCCGTCTGCTCTTAATTCTTCAACTAATTCCTTTTTGAATGTATTTGATAGAGAATCGTAGAACTTATTAGAATTTACATCGAAGTATTCTTGTAATATCGAAAACATTTTAATTCTAGAAAAATTTGGTAATTGCATTGCAGTGAATGAATATACTTCGTTGATCTGTAGTTTATTTAATTTCTTAAAACTTCCTTCAGAATCTGGTTTATTATATGCAGTGAATTTGCTTTTATCTAAAATCGCTGATATAACCTCAAACGCCATATCTTGTTCTAATCTATCCTCAAAAGATAAATTAGAAGCTCCTCCTTGATAATCATCAGATACTTTGAATTTTATCGGAGTTGTGTCAATATCAGTTGATTCATAATTATTATTGAATATCTTATCTTTTTGTAAATCAGTTGTTTGATCTAGTGGATCAGGAGTCTGTGATTTTGCAGGCTCTATGTCTGGATTTTCTTCGTCTTCGAATATACTCATAATGTTTGTTTTATAATAGTGAATTTAATATCTCATCTGTTTCTTCTAGTCGCATATAATCATAATTTATTAGATAACGACATTTTGAATTTTTACCTGATCCTTTTCTAATTTTTAGAATCTTTAACCAGTATTCATTTTCTAAATGCATCGATGAATCTTGTATAATACCGTACATCATATCGGCAGTGTGAGATAAACCTGCAGATTCAGCGATGTTACCCATGTTAATTTCTGATGAATCATAACCACTTCTGTTAATTTGAGTACCTGTGATTATTATCCATTCGTTTCTTTGTGCCATTGCTCGAAGATCTTCTGCAATTTGCTTAATCTTCATATATGTATTTTCAGTATTTGGATTTCGTTGATTTGCTAGTATATTGATGTAATCAACTATAATTACTTTCAATTTAATACCTTTGGAATCTTCCAATGTTCGTAAGTAACTTTCTAAATCTCCAACGGTTGCCTGAGAAGTTGGAAACTCCTTTACATATAAATTTCCTGGTGGTATGATAGCACCAGATAACGCAGATAATTTCTTTTTAAGTTTTTCAGGATTCTTTGCAAATTGTTCATATTTAGACATAGGGATATTTAACATATTTGCACCTATTCTTTGAACCACATCACCTTCAGCCATTTCTGCAGATATGAATGCAACATCCATACCTTCTTTAATATATTTAACAGCATCATTAGCTAACCAAATAGATTTTCCTATATTTTGTTCACCGGCATATACAATTAAAGTTTTGGTTGAATATCCACCAGAACTTCGATCATCTACCCAATTGTGTGTTGATGTTATTCTATTTTCACTTGATACTTTGTGAGATTCTGGATCAAAGAAATTAAGTCCTAAAGATTCATCAAAAACAATAGAATTATTTTCAACAAAAAGACCTTTAGTTTTACTTACAATCTCTTTTATATTCTGTGGTGTAACTTTAGCTGATTTTACATATTCAATTGTATCAACAATTGTTTTATCTAAGTTCTTCCATAGTATCCAAGCTTCTGTAGTTTCCATCAACCATTCATCGTCATATGATTTCATATTCTGATCAAATACAAGATCTACTAACGATTCTGTTAATCTTTCCTTAAATTGTTTTTGTCTAGTTAATAATTTTATTTGGTCTTGGGAAGGTGATTCTTTGAATCGTTCAAAGAAAACTGAAGATACCTTATACATTAAACCAAGCTCTTCATTATCGAAAAACTGTTGTTTTATCGACTTAAAGTATTTGGGATTCTCTAATGTGTAAAGGTAAAATACCTTTTCAAATTCTACAATATCTAACATATATTATCTTTTGTTTATTATATGATATCTAGTGTGTTTGGTTTCCTTGAATACCGATATATCACCAGAGTCTAATAATTCTGATAATAAAAGTTTTGTTTTTTCTTTAGGTAATCCTTTGTGTGAAATTAAGTCTTCTGTAAAAATAGTTTCTCCTGCGTTTTCTAAACCTCGATAACTATGGATAAATGCATGGCCTCCTTCTATATGATACCACATATCTGCCATTGCAAACAAATCTTCTTTAGATGGATAATCAGGATCATCTTTATAAGTTCCTATTACATACTTAATTTTGAAATCATTTTTATTCATCCTCTGAGCTTTCTACGATAGCCTCTAATTCGTCGGCTATATTTTCATTTGTACCGTATGAAAAGCTAGGTTGAATAATAGTATTATCTAATTCTGTTAAAACCTCCATAGGAAATCCGGTTGAAGAAAACAATTGTTGAATATCTATTGTATCATCATGGTGACGAGCAACATATTTTCTAGCAGTTTCTTTTTCCATAAATGCAAGTTCGAGTCCATTCTTTTTCGATGTCCAAATAGTTTCCCTAAGTTTATCCTTTTCTTTATCTGATATTTTTTGTTTATCGATATCTTTAGCTTGAATAATGTTTCCTTTTGCAATTCCACAATTCTCCCAGGATATGTAATCTTGAAGACCCATATATCGGTTCATTCCTTTACTAAAATGTATAACAAATTTAACGGGAGTAGGTTTAGCAAATCTATTTTTATTTGGAGTCGCTGTCACCACAATACCGGCCTTTTCTTGACCCTCCTTTAACTGTGCCTTTCTCAAAAAGAGAATAATAGAGGCGAAGTATTCGGGTCCAGTACCACCACCAGCAGTAACCATAGGGATAAACGATTGACCGGAGTAGGTATGGTTAGTAAACACAAATGGAATTTTACATTCTGCCAATTGAGTTCCGAGAATTCTAAACAATGATTTGATAGTTTTTGCTCTTGTCATATCGGCTTTTTCACTACCACTCATTGCATCATCAATTTCTTTTTGAGAAGCAAGATTACCTAAGGAATCTAAGCAAACCATAATTTTAGGAACTTTCGCTCCTTTTCGTTTTTGTTCACTTAAGATCTTAACTAAATTAGTTATAGATGTTCTAAATTCTTGAATTGTATTACAAGGTTCATATCTAAATAATTTAGGATCAATACCAAATTTTTCTATTAGATCTATATCTATTGCAGTCTCTGAATCGTAGAATACAATTTGATATCCTTGAGCTTGTGCTTGTCTTACTACATTAAGTAATAAGAATGTTTTACCTGTTCCAGAAGGACCAGCGAAACAAACGGATCTATTGTTAGGTACTCCTCCAAATACACTACCTGAAAGGCATGCATTTAATAAGTAGTTTCCTGTACCAATAAATTCATCTATTTTTGAGAATGTACTCCTATCCATAGTTTCTCCATAAAGAGAATGTTTAGATAGAGATTTGTTCAAATCGTCGAATGAAAATTCTTTTGCCATATTTAATTTTTGTTTTTATTGTTTGTAATTTCGTAAATTATTTCGTAATCTCCGAATGTTGTAGTTGTTATCCAGTATTTCATAATTTTAATTTATTTTAGAATAGTGATAGTGTATATGCTAAGCTTCTATTTAATCTTGGCATTCCTGAAGGTATTATAATTCTGTTTAATGGTTCTAATATAAACATTTCAAATTGTCTCTCAACATCAATTTTAGGAGCGAGTTGATATGGATATGCTCCAGGTAAATAACCGAACACATCGCAAAATTGATCTTTAGCATAGTACCATCGAATCTTGTCGCTAGATTTTGTTAGATCATAATTATTTTTATGTTTAGAATTATTTACTAAGTAATTATGGTAACCACCAGCTCTAACATGAATAGGACATCCTTTAGCAATTTCAAATTCATTAGTATCATTAATCATAAATTTATTATAATCACCTATTCTACGATTAGAAGATATTTGTTCAATATCAGCTAGTTTGAATTGTGTTTTAATATCTTTAAGTACTTGAGTTAGTCCACTAATTGCATCGTTATCTAATTTATCTTTAGAAAATAAGAACTTAACTAGATCCGTAAGTTTATCTCTACAAAATGCTGGAGTAGATGATTGTATAATTTCTAAACCTTTTGTAGATATGTAAGAAAGTGGTTCATATTCTTTACCATCTTTCCAAACAATGTTTTGTACATATTTCTTTTTTGCAACCCAAATAGCGTTATTTGCAATTGTTTCTAATTCAAAATCTAAGAAGTTTTCGGAATTATAAGAATCTGCGTATTTTTGCAAGGTCATCTGAATGTACGATGATAACCTTAATTTATTCATTTTTAGAATAAAGTCTGTAACCGTACCTTCCCATTGACAAGATTCCATAACTTCTTCAAAGATAATATATCCTGAATCCGTATCTGTATATTTCCATACATGAGATGTTAACGGAGTAACTTCACATGTTACACCTAAAGCTTCGTGTAATTTTTTATCTTTATGCCAATGTTCTTTGAAATACTTTTCAACCGCCCTTTCTGTATATTTAATAGCATCTTGACCTTGTAACGTAACTGTTTCTGCTATATCAGTACTTCTAAAATGAAAATAATCGTTTGCAAACGCACCATAAATAGAGTTAATACAAAGCTTTATTGCTTGTTCTAAATTATAGTTTTGGAGACTTTCCTTTTCTAGTGCAATTATTTTAGTTTGTAATTCAGTCATTAAGCTTTGATTGCTAAATTCAGTGCGATATTTGTGTTAGAATCTTCCGAATCTAAAACTAATTTATTTTGACATACTGAAACGTTATATGATTCCTTTGCAATTCTAGAAAAGAAGCTTTTGAATAAAGTAACTTCTTCGTGTTTTTCTGTGTGTGTATCATCGATTACAATATCATATGTATCACCAGCAACATGGATTCCTCGATCATCTGAATAAATTCTGAATAATTCATTTTTATCAAGTGTGATAAGGTTATTTAATTTAATTAAAGTTTCTTGTGAAAGACCGAAAGAATAAACTTCGTTATCTTTACCGAATGCTGCCGTTACTTGTGCATCGGACATTGTAGTAAATCCTAAAGAAACATCCGCACAATGCAATGTTATTTCTAATGAATGGTCTCTAATAACTAATTTTTCTGCAAATTTTTCGTCGCCTTCTTCGTAACAATGTAATGTACCAGTAAGATTATGAATATCAAAATACTTAAGACAATCAATTAGTTTCTGTCCTGCGAAAAACGAAACTTTAATGTTTGTACCAATATCATCAGAATTTTCAAATTCCATAATATCTTTAGTATCGACAGTAACTATCTTAGCCACATCCTTTGTAGGTAAGTATGAGTTCGAAAAAATTCTATCTTCCGTTAAATTAAGATAAATTGCACTGTCCATTAACAATAGCTTTTTAACCATTGCTGTAAGTGGAGCTGGGTAAATTTTTGTGATTTCTAAATTCATTTAATAATATATTTGTTTTATTATTATATGAACTTATAGCTAATTGGTTTCAATTATGTGATTTCACATGCACCACCTGCACAAGCTAATTCTTCACTTAATGCAGTGTTATCATCAACCTCTGTTATTTGATCTATATTAACTTCTGATAACGTTTTCATCATTTCGTTATATTTAGATTTTGTGATATCTTCAAAAGGTGCTTGTACATAGGTTCCGCCATTGTATGGTAATACTGAAAGTCCATTATAATGGTTTCTATTCTCCCACATCCATTCTCCGGCTAAATCCCATTCATTATCTCTTAATGATATCGTTGCAGAAACATTATGTGTATTAGAACCTTTTCTATGTCCTGGTCTAACCCATTCTGTTGCAACTTGTTTAACTCTATCTAAAAGTTGAAATGGAGATTCTGTTCTCATAATTGAACCTTCAGGAGCTTTTTGTGGTATACTAATTACTGCCGTATCATGTGGTCTAAAATAATCGTCTTCTATTAGTTCAGGATGATTTGTTAAAAGATGATGATACATAGATTCGTTTTTACCAACTCGTAATCTTCTAATATAATAATCATTATGCCATGCATGAATTCCAGATGATGTACCTAAAACTAATGATGTAGTTCCTGCAGGTTTAACAGTAGTTGATCGTGCTGCTTTATTTACTCCAATTAGTTTCGCAACTCTAGAATTTTCTCTTTTAACTACGTCTGCAGCCTTTTTCATATCGTAACCTAAAACTTTACCACTACCAATTCCAGTCATTGATACACCAACTAAAGCATCTTTCTCGGTAGTTTCTCTCCATATTTCTCTTAGATAATGAAATTCAGTATAGCCTGCTTGAAGAGTTCCTATAAATGCAGCGCCTTTTACTCTTTCGTTTAGATCATCTTGATCTTCTATATTAGATACATTTACTTCACATAAATTACAGAATTGATATGGTCTTAACGCAATCTCACAACATGGATTTGTTCCCCAATCTTTATCATTATTTAGATAAATGCCAGGTTCACCAGATCCTGATAATTCGACTCTCTTCCATAACTCCATAAAGAATTCTTTAGTGATTTTATGTCTCATTAAACAAGCAGAGTTATTAGATCTACCTCGTTGAGGGTTTAATTCCCACCAATTTCCAGATTTACAAGAAATCATTTCATTATCATCTGCGCTAAATAAACTAATAAGAGCAGCTCTTCTAATACCACCAGCAAGAACAGCATCAGCTATATGACATATAATATCATGTACTTCTAAGGTTGATAATGAATCTCCATTTTCCTTTTCTTCTAAAATACCAGTTACTTTTAATATACATTCCTTAAGTGGTTGAGGTCCTGGAGCTTTACCGCCAGATGTTACAAGTCTTTCACCTTTAGCACGAATATCTGAATAATCAAAAACAACTCGACTACCACCACCATTCATATAAGACTTCATTAAAACTTTAACGGCATCCGCCCATCCTTCAATAGAATCTCCAATTAAGAATCTTCGTTTTCTTTTTGGATATGGTTTTTGAATTGTAGGTAATTGATTAACATGGTGTTTCTGTACTGAATATCCAACCCCAGTACCTCCTAATAACAAAAACATTGTTTCACTAAAAGAATCAATGTGATCTATAGGAAGATACGCACAGTTATAAATTCTATTTGGAGAAATCTCAATAGGCTTACCTCCAAATTGTAAGCTCCTCATTGATGGAAGTATTTTTTTATCATATACTAGCTTATAAACATTTTCAATCTCATCCTTTAATTTAGGATAATGTTTTATATGCATAGCTTTGTTTCTGGTAACGATTTCTTCCCAGGTCTCTCTTCTATTTTTTTCTTCATTAAACTTTGCATATTTCATATACACCGTTATGTCGGATAAAATTCTGCTTGATATCTCCATTTTATTCTTTGATTTTTTTTAATTTTTGTATTTCAATTTCTAATTCTAGGTGTCGTTTCTTGTGTGTTTTTCTTTTAGAGTACAATTCTGTTAAAATTGCTTTCATAGCACTTGGTTTATTATCGTATACTGCACCTGTAACTGATACTATTTTTGTAGGATCTTTCCTATATTCTTCTAATTTTTCTGGATCAGATTCTTTCTTTACGAACGATTCAGGAGATATATTTATTTGTCTCATTATCGATGGATATAGAGAAGCAAAATCAAAACATGCAGCACCCTTAAAGAATCCAGTTTGCGGTTCTTTTACATAAGCTCCTTCATAACCTCGTTTTTCACCAGGTCTAATAAATTCATCGGCTACTACCATATCTCGTTCATAATACTTTTTCCATAAAAATGCTTCAGTAATGTTTACTGCAGAAGTACATTTATACATAGATATATTGCATAAAACCGATACGGAAAGTACCGCATTTATAGTTGCAATTTTTTCATGGATTTCTGTAACCACAGCAGCATCAACCGCATTGTAGAATACATATTTATCGTAATCATTCTCGTAAAGTTCTTGTAATGAACCGTTATATTTAATCTTTCCTACACCTAATACTGCGTTTGCAACGAAATCTAATGTATTATTTTCTTTAACTGCGACGGTTCTATCAAATTGTCTATAAATTTGCAAGTAATCCATCATTCCGATATGTAATGGTATATTATCTCGATTAACTTTTTTAGATGGGCTTGCTTGAGCACAATCAATTCCAAGTTTTTTGCAACGATTATAAATGTATTTCCAATCAAATCCTATAAAATTCCAACCGGTTACGAATGCCATATTTGGTAAGAATCTATTAATGAATGTGTATAACATATTATATTCATCATCAAAACATTTATACTTAAATTCCCAATCACCAAATTTTTCTAAGTGTTTTTTAGTATTATCGTATATTTTCTTTTCTTGATCTTTTGTAATAGGCTTCCATCCTAAAACAAGTACCTTTTTATCTTGAGTAGCAATTGCAATAGTTGTTATTCTTTCTCTACAAATATCAGGGTTTGGGAATCCATCGATAACCTCAGTCTCAATATCAATTGAATAAATTTTAGGAAAATTAAGTGCAGATAATTCTTCGATGTCTAGGCTGTTGTTTATAAACTCGTATATTGACCATTTATTTAGCCATTTAGCACGAACTTTTTTAACTGGTTTTCCATCCCAATTTCTATATCTAGCATCTTTTTGTGGATCTGTTTCTGAGCAGACTGCCCAATTTTGAAGTGTTCCTAATTTATAATCCTTTAATTTAACATCTCCGTTATGATCAAAGTAGGAGATTCGTAAATCATTAAAGCGTGTTTCTATATCTAATATCATATTTCTTCTATCTTAAACTCTTCATTAACATTTCCACAATCTGCACACCGCATAGTTGGTATTGGAATCATAGTATCTTTTGCAGCACCAGTAAGTAATCTAGATGCCTTTCTAAATTGTGTAGCTTGTTGAAAATACTCAGAATCACATTCGCTGCATTTAACAGGAGTTGTGTTTTTTATATCTATTTTAGGTCCACCTTTATTTATTGTGTTTTTCATATATTTATTTTTCTCCAGTACTTCCGAATCCTCCATCACCACGTTCAGTTTTTTCGCCATTCCACATATCCTCTTCTGATTCTGCTAATTCTACAATATCATAATTAACTGGTAACAATACACATTGAATTATTTTATCACCGCCTTCAATAAATGTAGATTGATTTCCTACGTTTGTTAAATGGATATGGATTTCTCCTTGATAATCTTCATCGATTACACAGGCTCCAACTTGTAAATTCTTTTTAAGTGCAATTCCGCTTTTATTCATTGCAATTAAAACATTATTTGTAGGAACATTTATTTTAAGACCGGATGGAATAAAAATAGAGTCCTGTGGTTTAACTTCTGTTATAGGATAATCGTTTGGTATGTAAAGATCTATACCAGCTGATTGACTAGTACCTCGAGTAGGTGTCTTTACGTCTTTAATTTTTAGGAATTTCATTGTACATATAATTTAATTATTATATGTAAAAGATGTTGGTTGGTTTCAGCTTAAGATATATCTGAATTTTTATTTTCAAATTCGTCAAATGATTTTATATTATATGAAGGATGAGATTCTTTAATTTTTTGCTCGGCCCATTTGTTAAGAGAATTAACACTACCTCTCATCATTCTTGCATCTTCGAGTTCTTCACCTAAATTATGAACATTTTCATCAATAGTATCTACATATTCGGTTGCTGCTACCATTGCGTTATCTATGTTCGTAAATTCGCTTTCACCTGGTATAGGCATTCCGCTTTTAGAACTCTTAATTACAATCTTACCATCTCCATCTAAACGCAATCCATTGTCTATCATCGCACCATCTCCAAATCCACCTTTAGGTCTTACTACTGGTATCTTACCACCGGCACCATAACTAGAATCCATCATTATTTCATATTTTCTAGATAATTTGAATTTCTTAAATGTATCAGTTAATTGCTTTATGTAAACAGAATCTCGTGCTTCATTTACCACTGATTCTTCTACAAAGGCATTATATTTTAGAAAGTCATATATCTTTTTTGCCTTTTTCTTTTTATCATCTTTATCTGTTAATGAGCTAGTTGCAGGTATATCACCGGAACCAGTTTCTTGAGTATCAAAAGAATCTTGAGAACCAGGATTTCCAGGAAAACTTATATCACCCATTCCATTAACGGATGCTGGTGTTGCAGCTGCATCCATTTCATCTAATTCATTCTTTTGTGATTTACCTAATGTTGACATAATTGTTATTTTTTTTATCGCTTTCTCATTATATGTTTAGCAAATTTCTTAACATGTGCATCAGAGGTGATACCATAATCAGATAATCTATCCTCATCTCCCCATTCCTCTATATAATTTACCATATCTTTCCAATCTCCATTATCTTCTATATCTTGAAACTTCTCAATAGATTCTTGATCGTCTCCAAAGATTTTATCCATATTAAAGGACGCTTCCTCTACATCAATAGCTTCGTTAACCGATACAAATTCAGATAACGATGGAATGTTTCTTAATGTAGATTCATTTAATGCTGGTGGAGTTTTTTTATCTTGTTTTATAAGTTCTAAAACTCTTTGTCCATATTTAGAAAGACTAATATATTTCTCTCCATTTTTTTCGAAAGTACTAAAAAATTTTTGATTTCTCTTAAAAAATTTAACTTTGTTTATTTTAGAATGTCCATCTCTATCTTCCTCTAAACGAATTAAGTAATTATTAAGATCTTGTTCTCTTACATAATTTTTACCTACATAGTTAATTATTGTATCTCTTACATTTGCACCCTTTTCATTGATTCTAATTCTAGGATGTTCGCCATATTTTCGCTTCACTTGATGTCTTCCTTCGTTTAATGATTCTAACATTTTATTTAATTTTTTTAATTATAATCTATATATCTTTAAGATTGTAACAATTCTGTTCTTAATTGTTTGTAATATCTATGCTCAGCCTTTGGCGTTAATTTCTTAAATAATTTTTCATCATCAGCCTCAATTGCATCTCTAACTTGAGTAGCACTTATATTTTTACTATCTCGTTTAACTTCGAACGGTCTAAAATCATCTAAAACATTGCATTCAGGTCCATAGTTTTTTATCATTCTTACATAATCTTTATAACGATCTGTTCCTGTACCCCATAAAACTGGTTCATATTTAGAACGCAACGCATCGAGAACTGGTACTAAAAAACCAGTTTGAGCTTCTTCAACTGATACTATAAATGAATACTGTTTAATGATATCCATCCAAATTTTTGTAATTAAGCTTTCGTCAAATTTAAGATTACCCTTAGATTTAGATCTAACTTGTACTATTACACAAGGTAGGCTGTTTTCTGCATTTAATTTTCTAAGTAATTTAATATGTCCTAATGTCGGTGGTTGAAATCTACCAACGATGATATTAACCGGTGTTTTCCCTGGTTCTTTATGTACTAAATCTTTAGAAACATTTTCTAATAATATAGCTTCTTTCAAAAAGTAATCTGATTCTAATAAAGCACGTTTTTGATATTTATTGTAAAAATAATCTTCAAATGTAGGAACTGTTTCTTTATTTTCTGGTGTTTCTATTGCTCTATCACTTATCATATCTACTAATTTATTTATTTCAAATCGCATATTGTCATCTATTAAAACCGATGTATTCTTTTTCTTTTTAGTAAATGTGCCTAAAAACAATTTGAATAATTCTTGATTGATTTGAGATTTTTCTAAATACTTTATTGTATTTTTATTTACAACAAATTTAAGATTAACATCGAATTCCGGTATATTTTTTGCGAAATCAGGACCATCTAAATCTGTCATATCTTGATATTTGCTACCGTTCTTTTGTATATACTTAGAATATATGTCAGATAATAAATTTAAGACTCTTTGTACCTTAGTTTCTCCTTTTATAGCAAAGTTATCTAAATTAATAGTTTGTACAAATTCTAATATATCTTGTAATGCTAATGCATACGTATCAGATGGAGTTCTAGATTTCCTTTTAATTTTTATATCACTTTTTGGATTCAACACCTTTAATGATATATCTTCATTTAGTTTATCTAAAAACTTAATTGTATATCCATCGGACATATCTTTGAAATAACCAAACAATGTTTTCATATTTTCATATAATTTTTCTGGTTTATCTATCCCTTCAACAATGATATTTTTTTGCTTCTTATTTAATCTACCGTGATAACACACCGGAGATCGTTCAATTTCTAATAAATGAGCTAAATAATCTAATACTTTTGGATCGTCAACAAACTTTAATATCTTTCCATTTTTATCTAAAGTTCTAACATCCTCTAATATCAATCCGTTCTTAGGTCTATTCTCGTAGTTAGAAGGAAAATATCTTAAATTAAATCTATAATTATCTAAAGATTTTTTAATATCTTCAGGTAATGATTGTATATGATGTATTGTGTTTTCGTAAATAGAATGAATTGTTCTATCTAATTCGGTAAGATTTTTACCTGAAGCGGTTTTGAAAAACTTAAATTTACCTGATTCTCTAATGAAAGATATACCAGTACCATTAAGTTTTTCTTTAATTACTACAAATTTATCAAAAAGACCGAGAGTTTGATCTCGGCCTTCCTGTATAAATAAATCTTTTAATTCTAATAATTTAGACATTTCATTTTTTTAAGAAGTCATTCCGGTAAAGAAATTATCTTCATCCGTAGTAGTCATATCCTTAAAATTTGTCTCTAGATATTTTTCCATATCTTTATATGCAGCTGGATCTTTTTGCTTTAAGAAATCTAGAACTTTTCCGAGTGTCATAGAGGTTAATCTAGAATCATATTTATCATGTTTCTCTTGCATTTCATCGATTGATTCTTCATTAGATTCGTTTGCTTTGTCGATATGTTGACCATCTCTATCTTCACTATCTCTTTTACCAAACTTACCGTAAGAATCATCTCTTCTATCTTTATCAGATTGTTTCTTATCTTTTTCAGCACCATCTCTAGCTCCAATAGACTCATCTTCTCTATCATCGTAACCTTGTCTTGCAGGTTCTGTTGGTTTATCTGAAGATAATTCCTTTTTAATAGAATCCATTTCTTTAGATTTGTCATCATGACCACCATCAGTAGTTGTTGCAGATTTTATTTCAGCTTTACTCAGATCTCCAGTTTTATCATCTAGATCCTTTTGAATATCGCCAGCTTTATCTTGTACTTCACCGATTTTATTAACTCTATCTTCGATAGCTTTAGCTGAATCAGATTCTAAAAGGTATTCATCGTAACTTTTAATATGTTTCATTCTAGTTTTGTTTTTTTAATTATACTTTATATATCTCATTGCTCTGTGAATTCTCCATTCAAATACCTAAGAAGAATTTTATCAGTAGGTTCTACATTTGTATTACCATTGATGAAGATTTCATAAGAATCTGATGCGTATTTACCAATACCATACAATTCAGAGATATGTTTGAATTGTTTACTTATATATTCTTGACTAAACTTGAGAATAGATCTAGCTCTTCTATTATAGAAACCTAGAGGTCTTAATCTCTCAGTTATATCTGGTATAGAATCTTCTGTTATAGATTGCGGATTTGGATATGTCTCGAAAAAATCATAAATTACTCGTCTAACTTGTTTATTATTAGTTTGATTAAGCATTATGCAACCCACCAGCATTTTCCATGGATCGTGTTGAAACTCTTGTTGTATTATAGCCATATATAATTATATGACACATATATCAAATAGATTCATTTATAGTAAATGTTATATCTGCATCTATAGTTCCTTGTGGTTCTAAATCGCTATTTATATGAAGATACCATATTCGAGAATTATCATTGAATGCTGGAAAGTCGGTTTCGCTTAAAACTAAAGTAGCACCAACTGGTAACCTAAGTTCTTTAAGAATATAAAACTTAGGTGATTCTGGGTTACTTCGCTGACTTCTATCTATTGAATATAGATCTATCGTATTACCTTTTTCTGTTAACGAATTTACTAAATTTATATTCTCTAAAAGGAAATTTGGTAAATCTAACATTGCAGGAGTAATAAGTTCTGTATCAATATTTGGTATTGATGTTACTTGTATATAACGAGTTTCTGTTTGCATGTTTTATATATTAAGGTATTGATTGTAGAATTCTATAAGAAAATTGTCCTGATATTCGATCTTCACCATCAAAGCTAGTAAATGATACTATAAATTTTTGATTACATGTGATTTTCACTGCAGGAATCGTAGGTGTTACGAAAGTACCATTAAAGCAAATAGAACCATTATCATTTGCAGTTCCTTCAATAGACCCTAACGTTGTCCAACTTGGCCAGTTTCTTGCTCCAGCTAAAGAACAATCTCCAAAAGAAACTGTTATTCTTATTTTTGAACCTCTTACTCCTGTATATCCGGTTCCACATATTGAGAATGTTGTTTGACCTTTAATGATATTATAAACTCTAGAAGTAGTACATGATGTTTGAAGTAAAGCAAGGGTAGATAAATCCCATGTACTATCCCATGAACTCCCAGACCAACCTTTATAAACTCTAGATACCGCACCTTCTCCGATATAATGTAAATCTTTATTCATTGCTGGTATAGTAAACGAATTATTAACTAATTCTACTTGGGCTGGTTTATCTTGGCCGGCAGGTCCAGCAGGTCCTTGTATTCCAGTAGATCCAGTAGATCCACTCATTCCAGTTAATCCAGTTAATCCTGTTAATCCTGTTTGGCCGCTCATTCCAGATAAACCAGTAAGACCTGTCATTCCAGTTTTACCAATAGCTCCTTGGATACCAGTAAGACCAGTAGATCCAGTTTTACCAATAGCTCCTTGGATACCAGTAAGACCAGTAGATCCAGTTTTACCAATAGCTCCTTGGATACCAGTCATGCCAGTAAGACCTGTTAAGCCAGTCATTCCAGTAGATCCAGTTAAACCAGTATTACCAGTAAGACCAGTTGCACCAATGCTATTAATAGAATCTATTTCATGTGGTGTTCTAAACGTTATCTTATTATTATCATTTAACGTTAAAACTTTAGTAGGGTTATTTGTATGCTTTATATCGTCAAGATATACATCGGAACGAAGTCTAGTAATTAAATCTACTATGTGTTGGCCTATCCATTTCATATAATTATATATTAGCCGTATCTAAGAATTCCAAGAATCTGATTAACCGGGGCGAATGCTCCAGTAAGTTTATAAGTCTTTCCTTTATGTTGAAATACTATTCCTTCTGAAGGTAATACTGCATCAAATCCTCCAATAGCTTGTAATTTTTTTAATTGAGCCTCTAATTTAGCTTTTGCAGCTTCACTTCCGGAAGATCTAAGATTTTTAATTCCAGATTCTAATTCAGTTTTAATATCTTTAACTACTTTATCAGGATTCAATGCTAAGAATCCAGTAGCTAATTGTATAACTCTCACACCTAATCTCAAGAAAAGATTTTCAAATGGTGAAATAATTTGTTTGTAATAATTTGCTACGTTTTTTTCTTTAGCAAAATCTAATGTCCATTTCAAAAAATCTTTATTAGTTATTGCCTTTTTAATATCAGGAATTCTAAAACTTTTATCTTGAAATGCGAATCTATTTATTAAACCTTCTAATATATTAGGTGCTAAATCATAACCATACTTAGAAGCCATACCTTCGATTGTTTCGGCGTATTGTTTTCTAATATAATCTTTTATCGATTGATTATCTTTAAGACCTGTAGATTTTTGAATTTTTGATAATTCTGTATAAAAACTAGCTCGATCCGATTCATAATTTATATTCTTAGAAAATTCAACAGCCTTTGGAGGATCTATTTGAAAATTCTTTTGAACGTCTGCATTAACATCCTTAATAAGTTTTGTTAACGTAGATGCATTTGACTTATCTTCACCTACTGCGTTACCAGCTTCATCATATTCTGTTGTATTATGGAATATCAATTTAGGTGTATCATAATTTATTACATTCGATGTTTTTGGATAAATCAATTCTAAATGCATAAAACGCTTTCCCTCTCCGAAAATTTTCTCTCGTTCCTTTGGGTTAATCTTAGATATTGCAGATTCTAGATCTTGCATTGCAAAAGTAAAGGCATCTGCTAGATCTCCACGACCTTCAAATTTAGTTATTACATCTTGTATAGTTAAACCTGCAGCACCAAAGTTCTTTCGATCGCCTTTGTTTCTAGATGCAATCAATCTACCATCTTTCCATGATACTGCGATTGCTTGGCCATCTAATTTTTCAGTTGTAACAACCTCTTTATTTAAGCCTCCTTGAAGTGCATCTGAAATTAAATCTTTGATTTCGCTGAATGTTAAATTAACATCATCGTATGGATGAGCCATATGTCCAAAAGAACCACCCTCAAATAAAAATTGATTGATAGCACTTTCTGAAACAAATTGCGAGTAGTTATAAAAACCCATTATATTGTATTATTTTATCCTTTTACGATTGCATCAACATCAGCAACATATTGAGTAATTTCTTTTCTATAACCCATTGCCTTTGTGTTATATCGATCCATTGATTTTGAATAATAACTTACTTCTGCTTCGTATTGAAGTTTTTTCTGATCATCATCAGAATCCTTAATCTTTTCAGCGTATTTTTCTGCAGCTTCCATATCTCTCATTGCATAGTCATATTCTCTAGACATATCTTCAATAGTTCTAAGCATTTGATTGATTGGTCTAATTAAACTCTCTTGTCCCCAACCTCCAAATTTTACTTTTGTATTAAGATCTTTAGCATTTTTTGGAGTAATATCGGTAAGCTTAGTTTGAAACCAATTCATATACTTAGTTAATGCACCACTGATATCTTTCCATAATTGATCTGGTGTTGTTTTATCTTGTAGTGCTTGTTCGTATCTTCTTTGATTATCCTTTTTAACTTGTTCTGGTGTAGTAAATGCTGCAGCTCCTGATTTAGCTTCGGCTCTTGCAGTTTGTAGTTCTGAATTACTATATTTAGATTCTAATGCACTCATATCAAGAACATATACTTTAGTTGCAACTAATTCAAGATTCTTTCTAGTTATTTTTGCATCTGGTGAAGGAACACCTTCATAACGATATGAAGAATCAGTTCTCCATTGATCGGCAAGAACACCATATCGTTGATCTGGTGATTTTTTATATCTACGATAACCACTAGTTCCAGCATCTTGTTCGAATCCGTACCACATACCAACCTTACCTCTCATGATTGTTAATACAAGTCCAACACCTTGTGCATTCTTAAGAATTTTATTTAATTTTAATTTCTTACCTTCATTATCCATTCTTTGCTGTAATCTTGTATCCCAAGATTTGAATAATTCAGGATTATCATCTACAAAGAATCCAATAGCTTGATTGTTCTTTGAATATCCTTGAGACCACCATTCAGCTGGGCTAATCTGAATAAAATCTTCGTTAGTAATTTTATCTAGTTTAATGTTAGAAAATTTGAAGAAGTCTTTAGCAAATTTGTTTGTCCATCTACTACCACTTTCTTGACTAGATAGTTGTCTAAGTATAGAAGAATCAAAAGCTTCGTTAATTGGCTCGTAAGAATCAAATTCGTTTTTTCGTTTTTCTATAATTGATTGGTATTCATTGAATACTTCAAAATTCATGTAATTGTTTTTCATATCTACGCGTGATTATATTTATTATCTGTTTAGTTTAGTTTATCCTCCGAACCCTGAAGATAAAGCTCCAACTGCAGCTCCATAATCATCTCCGTATTTCTTTTTAAGACCATCCTTAACTTTCTTTGCGATCTTTTCGTCAAAATCGTCTGGATGCGCTTTTTTTAACATCTCATCTGCATATTTATCAAATTCAGCATCAGATTTAATTTCCTTTGCTTCTAAGATAGAAGATTCAGTAACTGATTCAAAAGCTGAACCAACTTTTTTTCCAGCAAGAACATCCTTGCAAGCTTTATTGAATTGCTTTAATTTTTTAGTAGCATCTCCAGGATAACCATCTTGCATTAATTCAATAGCCATATTTAAGTGGCTTCCTATATTATCAGCATCTTCATCGCCTAAAGCGTCAAAGTCATCAGAAAGTTTTAATAATGCTTCCTCACCAGTCTTCTTAGTAATAGTTAAACCTATAGTTAATAGAGGCTTTAATCCTTTTGCTAATTTTTCGTTAACTACTGATTCTTCTAATTCCTCTTCTTCCTCTTCTTCCTTTTTGTCAAAATCAGCATCTTTTTTAAGAGCTTTGATTTCTTTCTTATCTGTTTCGATTTCAGCATCATCAGATTTAACCGCTCCTTTATAATGATCAGCCTTTTCAGCATCATCTTCCGAATCAACCTTTACATCGCCTTTATCTTCTTCTTCACCGCCTTTATCTTCTTCTTCTTCGCCTTTATCCTTAGTCTCAACTCCGTCATCTTCCTCATCTTCCTTTACTGCTTTTTTAGCTTCATCAACTTCTTCATCATGTCCTTCAACATGATCTTCTGCTAATTCTTCTGACGATTTAGGTACTGTGTTATATTTTTTAGATCTTTCCGATTCAGATTCAGAATCAGCAGAACCAAGTTCTTGTGGTTTTCCTGCAGCAATTACATCGGCTTCAATTTCTCGAGCTCGATCTTCATTTACTACCTTTTCTTTTTTTAACGATTCTAAAAATGAATCCATTTGATCTTCCGAAAGATCAGCAACCGAAGCAACTTTAAGATCTTTAAGTTTTTCTGAGAAAAGCTTATTGAACTTTTTTACTTTGGCTTCTTTTAATCGAGATTCTTTAATCGTCGATCTTTCCTTTTTGAAGGATGAAAATTTTGATAGTGCCATTGTTTTATAATTTTTGTTTTAAGTTATATTTTAAGTTATATATTTGATTAGTATTTAGGTCCATCGATATTTGGCATATTTCTGAAATAACCTATTTCTATTTCATTATATGTAGCCCCTGCCCAAGTTGGACCAACAACATAACCTGATTTCATATGTATGTTAACTGTACTTGCACCAACACATACAGGTAAAAAAGCAAATTCATTAATAGCGATATCTGCAAATTGATTAGGGTCATAATTATCAGGAATTCCATCACCGGCTGGAGTTGGTAATACATCGGTATTATCTTGTAATGTTGATGTAGAAACTCTAAGAGTAGCTGCATTAGAAGGTCCTAAATTTCTAACGTATAAATAAGCCTTTCCTTGTGTAATAGCAGGTCCTGGGAATAGATTCGCATCTGTTGGCCATAGTCCAGTATTATCTGCATAAGTAGCGCCTATGGTTTTGTATTGTAGGTTTGCATTACCGTCAATTGACAGTTCAGCTGTTTTATTAACATATATGGATGATGCGTCATATACTGTAGTCGTAGTTAAAGCTAAATCATACTTTAGTTTTCCTGTAGTCTTTCCCATTTGGATTTTCTATTTTTTCTTTTAATTATATATCTTTGACAAATCTAAACTTTTAATTTCATAAGGAAATTTTTGTTCATCGTAAATTTCTCTACGTTTTTTAGAATGTCTATATAAATAATTAGTAAAACTTTCAAACCTATAATCATCAACAAAATCTAAAATAATTAGCTTGTCTTTTGTATCATGTTTTCTTAATCCTCTTCCTATAGATTGACGAATAATAACATCTGATTTGAAAGATTCTGTAAGACTAACAGTATGTAAATTTTTGATATTTATTCCGGTAGAGAATGTACCGAAAGAAGCCACTAAGATCTTCCCCTCACCATCTTCCATTTGTCTTTTATATTCTTCTCTAAGATCTTTATCAGTGCCTCCATCAATATAAAAAATCCGTCTAGTGGACTTATTTCGTAATTCGTTATGTAAACTATTTCCATAATCAACTCTATAAAATAATACTAATTGATTTTTCTTAACTTTTAATAAAGTATCTGTTATAAAATTTAATCGAGTCTTATCATTCATAGCGTAATTTTGCTCTAAATTCAAAAGACGTTTTCTATCCTCTTCCGTTTTTGTTAAAAATTTGAATGATTCTCTAACACTATCTGGTGCATAATTCATTTCAATTACTTTAACTTCTACTGGAGAAATATACCCTCCTTTGATTAATTCTGCTGCTCCAACCTTTTGAATAAGAGGTCCGGTATATGCCATTAATGTAAGTCTATCTAAACTATCAGCCTTCGGAATAGTTCCACTAACTCCAAAAACTCGATCAGCCATTTGGCATTTTTCTAAAATTGTTTTAATTGAAGCAGCTTTAGCTTTATGAGTTTCATCAACCATAACTGTTGTATAATCATCGAAATACTCCTTTTTCTTTTTAACTAAAGATTGATAGGTTCCGATAACTATATTAGCACCCTTTCGTACTTTAGATCCTGAGAAAATTTGTTGTATCTGTAAATCTAAATCTAAAGATCCTCGATTATATTCGTAAAAATCTTCAGTTGCCTGAACAACTAAACTAACGTTAGGAACAATCATTAGTATTTTTCCAGTTTTCTTTTTCTCTATGAGCCATCCTATAATTATATAAAGTATAAGTGATTTTCCTGCAGAAGTAGCTAGTTCTGCCAAACATGATTTATTCTTTATTATATTATATGCTGTTTCTATTTGATATGGTCTCGGCGTTAATTCATGATTTTTGAAGGTTTCCTTAACCCATTGAGTAAAATCTTCCTGTTTTGTCGATCTATCAAATTTTTGATTCAGATTATTTATATGTAAATCAAAATTATATTCTTTACAAGTATCTCGTATTAAGCTCCATAAACCAGCTGGAACATACATTTCATTTTTGAAATAAGATATTCTACCATCCCACCAGCCTTTCTTGACTCTAGGATCCCATCTCCAATTGTCTATACGTCTTGTTAACGAGATTCTTAACTGATCAATTTCTATTTCAGTTGCATCTCGTAAAGTTAAAATTCTTCCGTTATGTGTTAAATCAAATATCATTCGTTGCTAAGGTAACTCTATTTTTTATTGCAAATCCCATTTTATCTAAAGTCTCGTTACACTGTCTATAATACGCAATTTGGTTTTCTATTAAATTTGTTTCTCTATTTCTTAATGACATATCAGATTTGATATATTCTAAAATTTCTCTATGTTCTAATCTAACATCATGATTTGTTTTATAGTATTGATATCTCATTTTAGAATAATTAGAATCTCCAGCACGCTTTTTACCTAACATTATATTAAATTCCATTGTTTTATCAACGATCATATGTCGATAAGATAACATATATGTTTGAGCTAATGCTAGTTTATGAGCATCTTTAATATCTTTAATTAGATCTTGAATTTTTTTAGACCATTCAGATCTTTCACTCTCTAATAATTTTTCTATCTTTTCTAATTTTTCTTCGCTTAGATCCGCCATTAAAATAAGTTTTTAGTTGTTCCTGGTTTTACCCAAGTTTTTTTAATTTTTGTAATTGTATCTGGTTTTTTAGCCTTTTCAACATGCAACATAGAACCACTATACGAATAGTCTTTCTTTTTTAAGTCTACTGGTATTTTGTAATTTTTTTGGCTTATCTCAGCCTCTTCATAAAATTGATCTAGTTCTTCGTTCACAAATTCTTGGAATTTCTTAAATGTTAATGAGGTCATATGGACTTGTTGTAAAGTATTTATCTAAATTTTTATAAGCACTATTTTTATGGAAATAACAAAACCTAATCAAATCATTAAAATCTTTGCAATTTTCTATTTTATTTTCCTTTAAGAATTTTTTCCACATAAACACAGATTTCTTTCGTTTTAATTTTTGTTCCATTGTTTTTCTACCAATAGAATCATTATCAAAGAAATATCTTGCAGTTATCATATCATCAAACATATCTGAATTTTTGTTTATTCCACTCAATGCTATTGAATTATTAGGAAATAATAATGCATCAGTAGGGCCTTCAAAAATAGTAAAGGTTCTTGATAAATCAACCTTCATTATATTATAATACAACGATAGGGTGTTCATTTTCTCAACGCCTTCACTTATATTAAATTCTCTTTTCATTTCATTATACATTTTTTCGATTGTATAACTCACATATTTAGTTCGCCCTTTAGTAAAGTTTCTTATTTGATATCCAATTATTTTATCTTCGTTTGTTAAATTAAAAACATATAATTGATTATCTTTATCGCTCCATGCAAAATGATTAATTCTCTGTAATAAAAATCTAGACTTTATAAATTTATAGCCAATCGAATTTTTTGAAGGAATTGTTAATTTTAATTCTTTTATAAATTCTTTTCGATCTATAGATAGTTTTTGTAAATTTTGAAATACTCCTATTTCTAAGTATTCTGTTGATTGTACAACTACTTTATTTTCTGCTATAAAATCTAATACAGTTCCAACTTCGCTATGATTAGTTAAACCATTTTCGTAATCCTTTAATAATTGTAAAACGTTTGTGTGCTTGCTACAATTATAACAATGAAACATTAACGATTTCCAATAAACATTACCTCGTTTCTTTCTATAATTTTCTGCAGAATCTCCACAATACGGACATGCAAAATTAAGTCTATCATATCCTACTTTAATTCTAGCTTTCTCTCCGTTAAATTCTGATGATAATACGTTAGAAAGTTTTTGAATGAGATTATTTTTAATCTCTTGTGATATTATAGTCTTTGTCTCCATAAATTAAATAAACTAATAGCCCCTATTCAATTAAGAATAGAGGCCATAGTAATTATTATCCAACACCATTTAACCAAGCTTCCATATCATCTTCGCCTTCCGGTTTTGATGCACTGGTAGCTTTAGCAGCTGGTGTATTAGTTGGAGCTTTGTTTTCAGTTTTACCACTCTCTTCTGGAGTAAGTTTTCTGTAAGATTCTCCAGGATTTCCTGAAATATCTTGTAGAATTCCATGAAGTTTATTTCGTTGGTCATCGTTCCAAGCTCTATATTTGTAAATAGTTAAATCAGGAGATGAACTTAACATTTCCATAATTTGTTTTTTACATTCAGCGTTATTTTCCATTGGCACTCCACCAACTTGAACAGTTGATTTCGCTAAGAATTTACACTCGTCATAATTCCAATATCCACCTTTAAGAGTTACCTTCAAAGAGAAATCTTTACCTTCAAATAAATCATATACATTACATGGTTCTGCACCAGATAATTCAATATCTTCAATTGAAGGAGAAGTTTGTCCGTCGATAAATTTCTTAAGAGTTTTAGGGAATCTAAACACTTGAAGAGTACCGTCTAATTCAGGTCTTTGTGGATCTTTAACAATTTGAATAATTGAGAAGTAGTATTCCTTTCTTCTAATTTTTTCTGCTTGTTTTTGATCGAAAGCTGATTGAGATTTCGCAAGTTTCCAATAAGTATCACCAATAATAGATTTTTCTCCTATGGTAGTTGGACAATCGAAGTAACCTGCGTTACCTTGAGAATCTTCTAACCAATAAGAAAACTTCTTAACGATAGAATTTTTTGGATCTGTGTGGTTTGGTAGGAATCTGATAACACTTCGATAAACGTTATCTTTTCCTTCGGTTGGATTAGCTTTATATAAGCCTGGTCCTTTTGTTTCTGTTACTTCATCTTTAGTTTGAAAATCTTCTAAAGACAAATTAAATAAATCAAATTCACTCATAATTTTACACTTTATATTTTAATTAAACACTTTATTTATAGACTATTACGTTTTGTAATAACCGTTATTTATTATATGTGGTAATCTATCTAAAGTTTCAAATAAAATTATTTTTCTTTTTATGAGCATTGTTGAAACTGCTTACTCTCCTTTACATATAATTATTATAAGTAATAAAGTTAAAAGTAATATAGTTAAATCAGTTACAGTCTTTTAAGTATTCCATTATTGCAAAAGCATCGACTAGATCGTCAATTGGTTTAGGGATGTTATCTCCATAATCTGCACGTTTCACGTATTCATGAAAAAGATCATTACGAAGTTCAACCGATTTAGAATCTGCAAAAGATTGAACCATTAAAGGTTTTCCTGAATTACCATTACCGGTAAAAGATTTTTTAATAGTTTTTGGAGCAAGTACAAGCAAATCATTATTAGAAACTCTTAATATCTTAGACTTAAGAAACGTATTATATGTAATAAGATCTATAAAGGAATTACCCTTAGATCCATAACTAAATCCTTCAATCCCAAATATAGTATCTTCATCTATATAAGGTCCTATAGCATTTATTATTTTTAACGATAGATGATTTGCATTGTTAATTTTGAACGATTGTTCTTGAGTGTAAGTTAAATCTTTAGGTTTATTTCTTTCATATCCTATCATATTCAAACCTAAATCTTCTAAATCTTTATGTACCCTAAAAGCTTTTTTATTTAGATCTAAATTAGATGCAAAATTAAACCAATGTATTTTTTCTGGAGTAGAAATACAAACTGCTGTAGATGTTATTGAAAAGTCTATTGCAATAAAATTCATGTATATTATTTTATGAGATTAAAATTTCTTTCCTATAGTTGCACCTAATGCAGCTCCAACTAATCTCGATGTTAATAAATCGTAAAGAATTCCCTTTTGAACTCCTAATACCTTTGCAACCATACGACCTAAAGATTTTCCTAATGCAGCTCCGGTAAGTCCTCCTAAAAGAGCGCCAAACATACCTTCATTAGTCATTTCTTCTTCAAACTCGTTAATAGTGTTTCCTTCTGCTAAAAAAATAGCTACGGCATCATCTATTTGAGCCTCCTCACCCTCAGTGAGAGTATAGTCCATAGATTCAGCTAATAGTTTAGTTAAATCTTCTGGTTTTTTATTATTTAAGTATTCTTCAAAAGTGTTCATTCCTTTAATGTTTTTCTTCAGTTATTATATTTATATATATTTGATTTCTAGGTCATAGTAAACGTAGCACCGCCAGATGTAAATTTACTTTCATCTATACTTTTAGTAGGTAACATTTCTAATTTAAGTGTATTGTATTGAAATGTTGCATCAAAGGTCTTAAATTCCTGTGATAGATCTGAGTATGATAATTGATATTCTGTTAGACCAGTAAAAAGAGTATCAATGAATAACGCAGTATACATAACGTTACCTTCACTATCTAATATCCTAACCGGAACAGATTCAGTAAATCTATCTTTAGTTTTGAAATCATAATAGTATAAAAGAGTATCTAGCATTATCCAATAATTAACATGTCCATCAATCAATTGAAATGTGATTGTAAATTCTTTTGTAAATACCTCTTGATAATTTTGAGATGATCTCCACCTACGAGTTCTTGCTGATCTAGTAATTGAGTTACCTAACGAGTTCTTAGATAAATCTTCTGATTGTAATGGATTCTTTTTATCTGGTATAATCTGTTCAACCGGGGTAAAATTCATAGTAGGAATTGTAACCGACTGTATAGTATAATTGATTAAATCAGTAACATCATTAATCATTGTAGGCATATTAAAAATATATGGTGCGTACTTTTCTCGTATACTTTTAGGAATAAAATTTCTAGGAAATTCTATCTTAAATAAATCTGATCTTGCATTTAGAAACATATCCGTGTAATTTTATATTATTAGTTTATTTATTAAGATGTAAAAGGTGAATTTGCAGAATCTGCTATATTTGCTTGATCTGCCGTTGGATCTACACTTTGTGATGGGGTACTTCCATCCACTACTTGTACATCTGCAATTGCTGCAACTCTAGCAATCAATATTTGCGCTTCTGCAATCTTAGATATCATTTGCAATTTTACTTCTTGCGATACTGCATCGATTTCTAAAATACTATTTGCTTCTTTTACTGTTTGTCCTAAGATAGCTTGCAAATCTTGTATAAGAACATTTTGAACTGTATTTAACGAAGAGTATCTATTATTTTCTTCAACTATTATAGAATTGTATTGTTCTAAATTAGTTACTTGTTCAGCATATTCGCTTATAGATTCTTGTTGATTTTCAATTTTTCTATCCATAAACGAAGTTACGGTATTACCAACCTTAACAAAGGAACCTGTATATAACTGAGTTTCGTTTTCGTCGTTAACAGAAGATACTGTAAATGTTGTATCATTGTATTGTGATATTCTCTGACAATCTTTTGAAGGAACCTTAAATAATACCTCTCCGCTAGCCATGGAAATTTCTGGTGACATGTAATTTAAGAATTTATTTACCGATCCATTATTAGTATAAAAGTTAAGATATAACTTTCCTAAACCTGTTAAATCTAAAAATGAAATAGCTTGTGTAGGATCACCTTCATAAATAACGAACTTAAAATAAGTATCAGCGGAGGTCATTTGTATCTTTCCTAACCCTTGTGCAAATACTGTTTCTGTTGCACTATTACCTACACTCTTAACTTCTACTACGCCAGTCGTTGGATTTCGTTGTAAATATGCATTTTGAGAAGTTAATAAAATTTGATTTGTATTCAAAAACGATGTAAGGTATTTTGCATATTTCGTAGAAGATTCTACAGAACTCGTACTACCAACCGCATTCATCACTACATTTTTATCAAATAGTTTATTATATACCTTTGGCTGTATAGGATTAATACCTAATTGTATTTTTTGAAGATTCTTTCCGTATTTTAATCCATCATTAAATTGAGCAGATGTCTTTTTTAGAATTGATGTAGAATCTTCTCTGTTATATAGTCTAACTGTGTAATCAACTCTATAAGATGAAGCAGATTGATTTTGAATAATCGGCCTATATAAAATAGGATCTTGATAATTACTATCTTGAACAAATTCTATATTATCAGTTTTTATCCATGTTGCTGCAGCTCCACCGTTCCAAACATATTCATAAACATCTAATTGGTGTAATATAATATAATCATTACCTGGCAGATTATTTAGTTGTAATATAAAATTATCTATAATAGTACCTTGCCATGCAGCATATAATTCTAAAAAATCTCCGGATGTTGAACCTACACATACCGCAGATACATCAGCATATTGATCTAACGTAGGTAAATCTACTCGTTTTAATTCCCACGTTTGAAAATAATCTTGTCCATTTATTACTGAATTTTTTGCAATCCATCCAAAATTAGTTTCTATTAAAGATCTTGTATCAGGACCAATTCCATTAGTAAATTTAGAAATCGGTAAGTTAGTAGTAACAGCACCACCAGCTGCAGCCTGAATATAATCATCAATCATATTATATAATGAAGGTACTTTAACTTCTATATAAGACGCGTAATACTTTCCGTTTAATAAAAATGGATTTGAATTAATCTGTGCATAAGAATCAGATTTTCTATAAGCTAAGTTTAGATAATTTACATCTGTTCTTCCTGTTACAGGATCTAAACCGGTTCGAGTATTTATTCTAAAATAAAATCCTTCATTATTTTCAAAATTAAATCCCTGTACTAAATGTAATCGTACTACATCGTATTTAACACCAATAACCGGAGAAAACGTTATAGGTAAATTAACGGTATCTGTTAATTGAGGATCGTAATCATTTAATGCAACTAACCCGTTCAAGTCTAAATATCCATAACTTGCGGTTGTTGTATCTGTGGATGCTGCCATCCTGGTTCTTACGTTTCCTGTTATTGCAGTAGAATTATCATCATTAAATATAAGATTCGATGTTGCTCCGTGAGCATCTTGCATCTTATAAAACGGAGCTGCCGTTGTTGTAAAGATGTTTGAAGTTCCTGATTGATCTCTATATTCATATTCTAATAAAACAGAATCTGAAAGTGATACGTATCTAGATGTGTTAGCCATTTTGTTTTATTCTATTTTATATTACTTACTATCCATGATGATGTTGATATAGTTGCAACTCCAATTATAAAGCCAACCCATGGTTTTTTATACCATTTATCAACTTGTTTTAATCTATCATCATATAAATTTATTTCCTGGTTTAATAGGTTAATTTGTCTTGAATTGTACATTAATAGCGTACTATCTTGATTAGATAACAATTCATAATTTTTTATTTGAAATTTTAACTCACTGATTAACAATGTTTTAATACTGTCTTGTGTAGTCAAAGTATCTATAGCATTGAATACTTTAACTAATTCTGTTCTAGGTATTAAAACTGAATCACTCTCGGTTTGCGAGAAGACATTAATTGAAAGCCCTAATAGTAATACTAATATAAAATTTCTCATTTTTTGTACTTTTTCTTAAAATCCTTAAGAGTATCACTAGCTTTTGATGTATCAATTACATTAGATTCAGTAGCTTTAATCTTCTTTTTAGATTCTTTAATTTTACCTTTAGTCACAGTCTTTTCTTTTTGCGTGACTGCCCTTTTCTTTTTTACTTTATCAATATCCTTTTCAACTTTCTTTTTCTTTGTGTTAAATTCCTTTTTGCTAGGATCTTGCAAGCTTTTGAATATAACAAATAAAGCAGCTAATGCGGTAATACTACCAGCAACCCATTTCCAAATTTTGTTTAATGTATTCATATCAATTCTAATGTTTTCAAATCTAATTCAGCATCTTCACCATATTTTTCTTTTAGTGTATCGATTACTAACGATTCGTTTTTTCTAATTTGTTTAAGTTCCTTTAATAGATCATCCTTTTCTTTATGTAATTTATCCAAAGATTTTTCTAATAACTCCATATCATAATGAACCTTAGAATATCTATTCATTATTTCCTTTACTATTTGTTTTTCTTTTTTATTCATCTTTTGTTTTAATCAGTTAATACCAATTTACTTATACTTGTACCTTTATGTGTATTATCAAGAACACCAGTAGCTACAATTCCTTCTACTATATAGTTATCTTCAGTTTGTAAGTAATATAAATTATCTACGTACATTAATTCATTTTCCCAATTTAATTCATCAGCAGTTTGCCATTTTCCATCGACATATAACGGATGACTATCGGTTACTGTTAAATTATCTTTTGTATACATTGTTATTTCATCATTAACATTATAGATAAATGAATCTAATACCGGAACGTTTGTTCCATCTTTAGTTTTTATAAGATCACCAATTTTGATAGTCTCTATAGATTTCCAAGAATTATCTGCCATTAATACATGTGTTCCTATTATAAAGCAGCCTCCAACTTTAGAATTATCATCTACAACTATTGGAGCACCATCGTTTTTTCTATGTTGTAAACTAACATAAGCCTGTCCACTAAATGAAATTCCGGTACTCTTATAAAATGTATTATTTCTTGGTAACGCAGCTAATCCAGCATTTTTCCAATAATAAGCTGATGAATTTAATTTTTTAACGTTAGCCTGAGAAACAAATTTAATAGGCATTCCCATCGAGCTTGTATAAGCGTAACCACTCCCACTAAGTCCTCCATTTCCGTCAAATCCAGTAACTGTCACATTTGCCTGTCCTGAAGTATATGCCCAAGGATTAGGTGGCATATATATAAATTCTATGTATGACCTATTCTCGAATGTATTTGCCTCATTATCAGCATAACCGGCACAAACTCTCCACATCCAATTTCCAACTTGATAATGACCGGCCGAATCATGATTATATTGTTGATATACTCCAAATGAATTCAATCCACCTGAAAAGGCAACTGATGGAATCAACGCATCTAACGATGTGGACCAATTTGCAGTTGGATTAGAAGCAGAATCCAAGAACGGCCGCATTCCTAATTGTTGTGCCGTTGTCATCGATACATTTTCAGCGTCTATCATGGTTAAAGGAATTTCTTGATTAGTACCATATGTACTCCACGGATGAAAATTCTGATAATATACATTACTATTTGCACTTGATGATTGGGTAAACATATTTCTATTACCTCCTTTTTGCTGTGATTCAGTAGCTACAAGTCCTTGCATTGGTTTAGATACTCCTGGATACCAATCCGTAGTGTATGCATATGCACTTGCTCCAGTTCCTGTTGTTCCATAAGTCATATTACCTCTTCTTGTAGGCTTATTAAAGGCAAGAGTCTCTGATAAACCAGAATACTGATCAGTTTTCAAAGTTATTCTAAATGATTGAAGTTTTACAGCTTTCATAAACTTATAACTATCGTTATTTCCACCAGTACCAATAGATGGAACATTATCTTGATTTCCAACAGTTCCAACGCCTGAGTATGCTGCATATACTGTACGATAATCTACTCCATTTCCACTTCTTGACTGGTCTTGATTATTACTTAACCACCATCCTATGTCGATATTAAAATCTACATGCATTCTACCATTTTGTGAAGAATCACTCGGTGCACCAAAAGGCATCCAAGGCCTATCTGGATTTTCTGGTGTAAGTCTAATAGAAGAAGATGGAGATATCCAATTACTCCAATATCCTGTACTAGATCCATTGGTTACGTTTGGATTTTGTTGGTTTCTATAAGGAGCTCCATCACCAGATGAGTTTGCAGTAGTTAGATTAACTTTAGATCTTGCTGGTAGTCTAGTAGCAGGGAGAACAGCTGAATTAGAACCATTAAATTGAAATTCATTTATTCCACAAAAACCATTTGATGAACTCCATTGATCGTTACTAGCACCCCATTGGGTGTAAGTAAGATTTCTAGATGCTAATTCTCTTCCTGTAGTATCGGTAGAAAAATAATTCAGTCTAGCGGAATCAAGGAAAAATTCTTTAGAAGTTATCTCGTAATAATCATTAGTTCTTCCAGCAACCTCTGTTTGAGTTTGCGAGTCAACCGATTTCAATCCGATCGTATCAGGTATCATTTTCACGGCAGCTCCACCTTCAGCATCAGGTATTCCACTAAATCCAGATACGGCAACTCCAGCAGTTGTATCCGCTTTACCAACTCCTTGAAATCTGATATCCATTGTTCCTTTCTGAATTACACCATCATATCCTCTAACAACAGTTAAGTTAGTAGTATTTATATTACCTGAATTTGGGTTTCCTGTAGCAACGTCGTCTTCTTGTACTATTTTAATTCTAGGACCGACATTCGCTACGATGGCTGCAGCAGAAGATCCTAATAACATAATATCCGGTGATATAGTAGTACCACCAGTTTGCCATGTAGTTAGAGGTTCTATTAAAATTCTATTATTATATTTCCAACTAGAAGGGATTGAAGTACTAAAGTTGTTATTCACCAATTGTAATTGACCATATTCAGTTATACCTCCAATTCTTTGTGATGTTGCTGATTGTGCATCTACATTTATTAACTCAGCTGAGGTAGGACATGGGTTTAAGTTTTGATGAGTCATAAAGGATAATTCACCTTGAGTGTTAGCATCCCTATAATCATTTCTAATAGAAAATGAGTTATCCGTTGAAACCGGACCACCACCAGCATATGATCCAAAAAATAAATCTGCACTTGCTCCAGGTGCCTGATTATGTCCGTTATATGATGTAATATCCATTCTAGAATAATTCTTTGCAGATAACGAACCGGTTTCTGAATGAGCTATTGTTGCAAAATTCCTTGCAGTAACTAAACTAATACGAGTTTCATTATTACATAAAGGATCAACTCTCCAGGAACCAATACTATTAGGATCAACCCAATCTCCAGTACCTTGATTGTCCATACTAACCATAACAGAGCCAGTTGATCCAACCATAGTTCCAGTTCTCATTCGTAATCTACCAACGGCATCTAAAGAATATGCAGGTAATGCGGTAAAGGTCGGATCCCAATCATTAGCAACTTGTCCAACATCACCAATCATAACTTTCTTATCGGTTACATTCATATCTGTAAATTGTGATGTTCCAGATAATTTAGAACCAAATCCTATATATTGAGTTCCACCGTTAGATACATTCCCAACTCCTATAAATGGCACATCCTGACCGGTAATTCCTCCAGCAGCCTGAGTGGAAGGCCCTGCACCAAAGGTTGATCCAGGAGTAATAACAATTCGATACATATCATCTATTTGAGTACCTTTATTATTAAAGAACGATACTTCTGGTAATAAACCTAATGTTCCATGATAGTTTCCACCACCACCGCCACCAACAGTAAATTGTCCACCAGCACCTTGTTCTATACGAACTCTACCAAATTCTATCGGAGATGTACTTAATAAAATACCTGACCTATCGTTTGCTGCCGTTTGTCCACCAGTAATAAAATCAAGATTTTGTCCAGCTTCTATTATACCAATAGAATTTGTATGTGTATAACCTGCACCAAATAATTTTACATTATAAACACTTTCTATATTTATACCGGCGGTCGGTACACCAGTTCCAGCTATATTAGCAGATATCCAATCAGTAAAGTTAGATATATGTAAATTTCGTAATGAATCTACAAACATATTAGAGAAACTAGATTGTGCAGCTGGTGGTGTACCAGAAACTGTAGATTCCCATCCTAAAACGATTCCACCACCACCCTTTCCTCCGATACTTGCATTTTGATTCCAATAAGTTCCTGCTTGTATTTCACTATTTGTTCGTGGGTTTACTATTAATTTAGGTTGTCTATCCAAAGGCCAAGCTGCTGCAGATGCAATTCCAGTTAAATGACCTCCTAAATAAAGAGTATCTTTAGAAAATCCATCGGATGTAGTTGGAGAAGTAGTATCACCAGTAAGAAATACATAATCAGAATCAGATCCTGTTTGATTGGCTAATGTTTGTGGTTGCCATCTCGTTCCTGTCGTTGCTCCACGGAATATAGTCCAACCTATATTTTCGCCAGTAGCTCCAGTAGGTCCAGTAGGACCTAATAGATTTAATCCAGTATCTTGAAATTCATTAGCAATGGTATTCCAATCGTATACTTGACCTAATGGATATGTTGATCCAGGATTACATCCTTGACCAGCACCACCTTTATAAAGAAATAGATCTCCACCGAATGGCAGAGTCACGCCAATTGATGTTGTTGTTCCGGTACAACCTACATACCATTTATTACCAGGATCTCCTTCTGGACCAGCAGGTCCAATAGGTCCAAATGGTCCAATAGGTCCAGGAGGTCCACCACCAGCAAGCATCAGTTGGTCAAAGTTAAAATTAACCTTTTCCATAAACTGATTTACTGAGTCGCTTAAAATTATTTCTTTAATAACTATTGACATCGTTTACTTTTATTTTTTCTCTAACTCAACAATAAATGATATTGAGTAATTATTTAGTTTTGGTATATTATATATCAATCTAAAATCTAATGGAGATTGAGATTTGAATTTGATACTAACATTCTCGTTAATCGCATAACCTTTTGTTAATAATTCTAAATTTGTAAGATCTAACTCTACTATAGGCAATTCATTTACGTTATTTGCAAATTGATTCTCATAGAATATAATTTTTTTAACTTTATACCTAGAATATATGTTATTATTTATATATGCATTAATATCATCGTCTAAACCAGCTTCACCAAAACTAAATGATGGGTTTATATATGCGTTAAACTCTGTATCGAAACCATCTGATCTCAAAAATTTAGTTAGAGATTTCGTAACAAAAACATCTAAAATTAACAATGATTTAGGTATTGGCTCAGCTGAAGAACCAATCATTCTAGGTTGAGAAGTTTCCATAATTTGTTGCACCACACTCTCTGGCTCATTGCTTGCATTAACTAATCCACCAGCGATATCGCTCAATTCTACAATATCAAAATTATTTAATGTTATTGTATCTGGTATATTCATAATCTTAGATCCAAAGAATGCTTTATTCTCAATTGATCCTTTATAACCAGGTACTGATTGCGTTAAATTTCGATCTATATTTTGTATATAATAATCAATATCCCAATTACTCATAAAGGAATATAAGTTTCTTTTGTTTATGGCTACTTCATCAATCTTTGGATATAGACTAGGATTACTACTCTCTGTACTCAATTTTAATATACCTTCTGGATTTTCAGGATTCACTTTGTTATAAAACAAACCTGATATTTTACCAAAATTAGGTTCATCTAAATTAAATTCTAAATTATGATATTTTGGAAACCCATAGTACCTAGTTCCTCTGACACCATCCTTTGACCCATAATAATCTTTGTAATAAAACACATCTGTAAATTTAGGTTGATATCTTCCATTGTATCTAGATAAAATGTTTAACTCAGCTCTTTCCATAGCATCTATTTGATATCCAACAACTTCGGAGCTAGTTAAAAATGTTAATTCTTGTGGTATATCGGTATCTTCACCAGGTTGTATATAATTAGCCTTATAGCTTTCAAATGGTAATGATAATTCTAAAACTTTATCGTTTTTAACTACAGTACCATCCGTTTTATATGTAATATAATCTATATCAGGATTTCCTTTATTAAATTCGCTAGCTAGTTGTGCAAAAGCTAAATCTTTAATAATTCCTTCATATCCAGAAAAACCACCTCCAAAGTATACTGGTTGTGAATCCCATATACCACCAGGACCAAATACGACAGGATTTCCAGCAGGACCTGATAGGTAGAAAGCATTAGAAAACGGTGGTTGAAACGCTGATGGAGTACCTGGTGGAACGTATGGTGTATTATATTCTACAATAGTTTGGCAATCAAATGAGTTTTGGGAAACATTAGAAATACCACCGAATACCCACGTCTTACCAGGTATTAATTGATTAACATCAATATATAGATCATTATAACTACCATCAGAATTAGTTTGCATTTCTAATACAAAATTAACATAAGATAAATTTACCGCATTTTGAGTTCCTAATACTCGAAAGCTACCGTTCGGGTTTAATTCCCAATGACTTATAGCTCCACTTAGATCAAAATTATCTGGTTGATATCCAGTAGCACCAGGCAATGGAGTACCATTTAACGGAACTAATTTATCCTTCAACGTGTATAATAAAGTTCTATCTATAAAATGATCAGATGGGGCAGTAGACCCAGATGGTGCAATTCCAAGCTTAGTAAATAAATTATCCATTAAACCTGCTTGAACTAATAACGTAATCGTTTTATATTTCTCATTTTCTATGACTTTGTAAAGTAATCCTGTCTCACTAATTGAAAGTATCGCAGCAAATTTATAGTCATTATATTTAGTACTCTTCTGGAATTTAAGTTCTCTTATATTATAGTTTACATCGCTATAATCAACTTTAGGCTTAACTACAGCCTTTACACCTCTAAATAATGTTTCCGAAAATCTATTCTCTTGTCCATATGCAAAAGTGCTATATTTAGTTTGAGTAGATACTGAAGTTCCTCCAATAGTTTCTCTAGTAAAGTATTCTCTAAAATAATCTAAATCTACTCCAGTTGGTCCATCTACTGTTGCTAATCCAAATGCGGTTGATCCTGTACCTGTTGTGTATGTTGTGCCGACGTTTATCGGCTCGTTAAAATAAGAAAACGAGTTAATTTTCTCGTTGAATGTCATGTATGGTGGATACTTTTGTAAATATAACCATTCGTGTGTATAAAACTTTGCGTTAGAACTAAATTCTCTGAATGAAGGTCCGAAGTTAGGATATCTAAATGCAGATGAAGAATTTAATCTATATGGATTTTGTCGAACATCTAAGCTATCATCATCATATACCCATTTACTAATAAAAGGAGAAACTCTAGAAGGTAACACTAATTGTTTAACAAAATTTTCTTTTAATCGATCATATTCATTAGTAATAACACTATCCGTATCTGTAAAAATATCAGGTATACCCATAAGACCAAAGTATCCTCCATTTTCTGCAAAAGAAGATGATGGTCCTATTATAGGATTGATCCAAAATGTAGCTCCAGAAACTCCAGTAGCACCTATAGAAAATGATGATGTGTATCCACCGGGCCCAGTAGCACCTAAATACCAAGCATCTAGTTTTTCTCGATCAGCATCTGCAGTTTTCATATATTGAGTAGAATAGAAATCATAATCAAAATCCTTAAATTGATATATTGAAAATAATCCACATTCATTAGATCCTAAAGAAAGTATAGGTAATTGTTTAGAAGATGTTAAAATAATGTCGTTAGATGTATCTAATATATTAACTGTATAATACTTATCAAAATCATTGAATCCTATTATTTCACCACGAACATTTAATAAAGGCTCATCCATATAAGGAACTATAGTATTAACGATAGAATTTCCAGTATCAGTCGTAACATAATTAGAATTATTTACTAATGATGTATCGTCTGCAGATATTTTTACCTTTGCCTTAGGGTTATCATTACCTCCAACAAAATTACCATGAGCAATAAACCCAAATACTTGTGTATAAGGTTGCGGACTACTTTGATATGTTGTTTGATTATATCCAGTTGATCCTGTTATAAATTTTATAGCAATTTGAGATTCTATCACAGCACTTGAATATGAAGAAATTTTAATTTTATTCCATGATGCGCTTGGGATACTAGAAAATATACATACCCGAGAGCCTATACTTACAGCTCGTATTGAAACAAAATCAGGATAATACTCGTGTCTGGTATTCACACAATTTGCAAAAGCTTCTGCTATATTTGCAGTAGATCCTAGACTACTATATAAATTAGATACGGATGTGGTTGCTGGTAATGTATTAGACGCGGTAATCGTAAATGCATCTAATATATTTAAGTTTACACCAACCTCAGTAGTATCTGTGAATAATAATCGAAATTCATCATCGTTAAGAGGAACACTTTGAAAATCTATTACACAACTCGGTCGTCCTTTTACATTTAGATTAAACTCGGCATCTATATAATTATCCGGAGTAGAATATCCTGCAAAATCTTTCCAATTTATTGAAGTATCATCTAACCTTAATGTACCATAATTAAACGCTGAATTATTTTTAATCTTATGAAATTTATTCGCTACATCTTTAACATATCCTATTCTAGGCATATCTTTAACAATTTCGTTAAGGAAAAATGAAGCACCAACTGCAGATATTGGAGGTTGTTCTGCATATAATACTATACCATCTGTGTTAGTTTGTATTTGATCGTTTACGTTTGTATTATATCCTATATCATTTTGTGTAGGTATAGGAATCTGGTTACTTTGAATAAATCTATCACTAAACAAGGAACTTCCATCTATATAAAATTTATTATATTCTGCTGCATTAACAAATAAACCAAAATATCTATAAAATTCATATTTAGTAGATTTTAGTTTATCATCAAATAGAAATTCTAAATTAAGGATATTTGCAGAAACAACGCCAAGCTCAGAAAAACCATTGGTTACTATACTTTCGTATTCTATAATCGTTTTGTCTCTTGGCCAAGTATCATGAAATAAAGATCTAGATTTGCTCGTAAAACCTGGTGCACCAATGCCAATTCCATTATATTCTGCATATCTATTATGGTCGTAACTCATCAATAATGCAGATTCTGGAAATAAGACAGATCCTGCATGATTTCTAATATATCTTCCTATATTAGATCTTGATGTTAAATCATACGATGTAACAATCTGACTCTTTTCTAATATATTATCTGTAAGATATTTAGGATTTGAAACTAAATTTATTGTAGTAGGATCTGCTTGATCTGTTAAGTTTTTTGTATTTACTGATACTGGATCTTCTGTTCTAAATATAACAAAATAATCTGGTATGTTAGAAGGCTCTATCCACATAGGTGCAAATAAAGAAAATTCCTCAGTATATAATTTAGAATTTTTTGGTTGTGCGCCATACTGATAAAAATCATCATATTGCAAACCAAATTCATTCTTAATAGATATGCTTCTATCTTTAGTTGCAACCTCGAATATATCCGTTAATTGAGTTGGAACTCGTTGGTTATAGAATCTATACAAATCGAAATAATAATCTCCCTTAGAAGAAACGGTAAATCGTTTATATTTAGATTTTGATAATTCATCATTTGCGCTAAAGGATTCTAAAAACACAGAATCTTCGCTATCTACTAAAATTTTTACATTAGATGATAATTTAGGATTGGTTCTTAAAAGACCGAATGATGATTTTTGGAGTATTTCTTTCGTCATAATTTATTTATCCATTATTGTATAGATCCTAACAAGTTACTACCTCGTGAACCGTCTGCATTTTCTTGACGAATACCAGAAACTTGAGGATTTAGAATTCTCACCGTTCTAGTTAAATCATCAACTACCGCTGATAGGCTAGTAGTAGGTACCTCTTCGAACTGTAATGATGCTGATCTGTATCGAGCGGTTATTTCAATATCAAACGAGAATCTCTCGTCGATGTTTGAATAAATATCAAGGCCAATTCTTTTCGTATATTCTAATTGATTAGTTGTTCCACTAATATCTCCACCAACATTACCTAAACCACTTGAAGTTGCACCAAAATAATCGGTCATTCTGTATTGGAAAATCAATGGTATATTATCGGCGTATTTTGTTCCGAAATTTAATGTACTGGTAGATAATTGATTTGCACCATCTACATTAATTGCACCAGTGTTATTTCTAGGAGAAACGAATAAATATGATCCACATGAATTAGGACCTAATAAATACTGGTCATATACCTCAAAAGACATTTTACTTACGTGACCTGACTCCGCAGTTGGTAGAGTTGCTGTTAGAGGATAGTACCAATAAGCTGCTTGTTTTTGACTACCACTAGTAATATCGGTAGAAATTAATGGAGCAAATCCTGAGTTTCTAACACCTGTTGGACCGGCAGCTCCAATTCCTTGAGGGCCTATAATAGGTGTAGCGGTAACATCTCCCCAAGCTGATATTGATGGATGATCTACGTGTACATATATTCCATTATTCCAGTTAGCAATCGATGCGGTAGAAACTGTTTGTGGTGTACCGGTAACTGTATCCCCAGACCAAATAAATTCTCCAGCAACTGTACCAGCACCAGGTAAAGGATATGCAGCTGAAAGATTATATTCATGATTAGTATAATCTGTTAATGATACAAGCAATGTAGGATCAGGAAACAAATTTATAGCATCTATTGGTAATGTAGCTTCTGGAACACCAGTAGTTGAGTTAACATTTTCATATAAATTAACGGTTCCATCTACGCTCGAGTATCGTGGGTTTATATATTGTCCTTTTACTTGTCCGGATTGATATGGTAAATCTATAAATTGATCGTATGTTGCAATATCATTTGGCGATAAATTACTAGGTCCTAGTGGAACAGAATCATATTTCCTAGAAGTATTGTAATCTATTTCACTAGAATCAAATCCAGTACCTGATACATAACTCGCATTAACAACCTTAGTGTAATTTCCAAATTCTCTAGAATATAATTCTAAAGGAGTAGCATTTGCATTTGATAACTGTAATAAATAAGTTTTACTAACAATAACGCCTTTTTTAACAGTTAAATCCTTTACTAGATCTATATAATTTCCACCAAATAATTTAACTAATGTATTATTCCTAACTCCAAAGTTACGTCCACCTGGATCTATAATAGTTACTGCTAGTTTTCCTTTCTCTCCAGTCAATGCTTCCTCTATTTGAGTAATTCGAATATCAAAACTAGATAATTTTTCGAATAGATTAACTACGTTTTGTTCATCGGTTAAGAATCCTGATGCAATTCCATTAGCTGTGTGTGCATAAAAAGTTTCGTTTTGTGTAAACTGTTCTGATATATGTTGAGTAATACCGGTATCTGCTAATGCCGTTGTAATTTCTAATGCTTCTGACGATAATCTTGCTTGTTCAACTATTTTACTAACTTCATTTGATGATACTAATTCATCTGGAAAATTTACTCTAACTATATCACTAAATGGAGATTCCGTAGGATTACTAGGCCATCCTGCTTCAGAAAGAGATTTTATTTTAATCTCAACTCCTTCACCTTGTTTAATAGCTATATCTAATTGATTGATATTAACAGAATCTGCGTTTTCAACATCTTCAATAACCCAAGTATACTGTCCAGTAACATCATCCTTTGTACGTTTCCTTACCGGTGTTTGCAATTCAGTCCAAGCAGAGAAGGTTCCTCTTCTCTCAGTTCCATTATTATCCTTAAATGTTATTTGTTCTGGTTGATTCGCACCACCATCTTTAGTTACATATCTGTATTGTATTACAAATTGCACAACTTCTTGTGGTGCAGTTCTTAACGATGGCATAGGTTCTGGAACTGGCCAGAATCCTTTAACTCTAAACTTAGGTGTAATTCCTTCTAAATTATCAGAATCTGCTAATGCAATTATTTCATCAACCGAAGATTTTAATAACACAGAATTAGAAGAACTATTGTTTATCAATTCATTTAATTCTGATTGATCAGTATCTCGTTGAGATTGTGATGTATATCTTTTAGTATTCATATCAGCTCTCTTGGTCTTGATAGAATTATTAAGAGAATCTAATTTAGATTGAATACTAGTTTTTTCACTTTGTAATGCCTTTATTTTTTCAATTCTAGAAACATCAGTAATGTGATTATTTATTTGTGATACTACAAAATCTGTATCAGCAACTGTTGGTGTGTTTGGAGTTTCTCCTAATGTAGCCGGTGGAATTCCATCCTTAGCCATATTATATAAATAAGTTCCAAAGTCTACAACCTTTTCTTTATAGTATTCTTCTAAAGATACAACTCTTCCTGCTGCATCGGTAATTTGTAAAGAGTTAGTATAAAATGCAACTCCCGGTGACCAATCGATCGCAGGTATTTTAGATTGAGGATTAATCGGTTTAACAAAAACTACGGTATATTCATTAAATCCTACATTTACATCTAATGTTGTAGCTATGCTTTGAGTGTTATAGTATTCTAATTTTGTTCCTATTGCTAAAAGATCATGTCCTTCAATCAATTTAATTTGCACGATGTTTCCACCATCAGTATCTATATTAGTTATCTGATATCTAGTTGTAGAATCTTTACCTTCGTTAACTATAATAAAAGAATCTCCTAATTTAAGTTGCTGAGTTTTCTTATATTCTGAAGTTGAATCATTATAATTAAGAGTATTTAATTGTATCTTAAAAAGTCTTTTAGTAAATGCAGCTCCATCAATTATTTCAGTAACAGCATCATCAAATACCTGGAGTACAGTAAAGTCTCCAGAAAATCTTAGATCTCTTGGAGGAGTATCGATAATATCTTCATCTAGAAAATATGTTATATTATGCTGGAGCAATAATTGGAAAAAATCTACATAACCTAAATTAGACTTTCCATTTATTAAATTCTTCCAAACATTTGCTTGTGCAGTTGTAGATAAATTTAATATAAATCTCTGTACTTTACATCGTTCTGTTTGTGAAGGGATCTGTCCAGTAAAATCAAATGAAATGTATAATAATGGATTAAGAAATTGTTCAAAAAACCAGTTCGTTTTAGTTTCAAACGTTGTAGGTGCTGCAATGTTTTTAATAGTTTTTCCTTCTAGCTGTAAATTAGCTAACATTAATTTTCTAAATGAACCATCTTCTAATTGAACATTTGCATTAGCATCTCCAATACCTGATAATTGTTTAACATTTTCGTTTAGTCTATTAATATCAGCTTTAATCTGACCATAACTAGGAACGAATACTTTACTGATTTGATTATTTGAATCTATTACATCGATCTCAACCACATCTGAGTCTGTAGTTGTAATGTTAGACAACTTATTCATAATCTCTAAAGAGTTTTGATTAACTCTCAAGAGGTTATCTAATAATGATGATAATGAATACTGTGTTGTATAATCTATATTTGAATTGGCCATTCTATTCTATTTTTTATTTAATAACATCTACATTAAATGAGTAATTTGTCTCATTAGTGCATATAATTTCTATGATCGGTTTTGTTGTGACTAGATCCGCAATGTTTAAGCTACCTACTAAAACTCCGTAGTTTCCGCTAGACATTTGATTAGTAGAATCAGTCTTTATATTTATTTTCCAAGTTCCTATGTTAATTATATCATTAAATACAATTCGCATAGTTTGTCCTTTACTCCAAGTACATTGAGAATCATCTATATTAATCACAAGATCATCTAAAAAAACTGGTGCAGTTGCTCCTACATTCTTAAAGTAATTTGTAAATTCTCCAAGGATTAATTTATTACCGTTTCCAGTAGCTCCAGCAGTCATACCGTTATTTATTCCATAATTCAAATATCCTGAAGTATTTCCACAAACACTAAATGAATAATAATTTTCAACTTTATTTTCAACCGTAATTTGATTAGGTACTGATTGATCTATAATTATTCCAGGACCTGGTTGTACTATATCAGTATTGTATGTTAAATTAACATTGACTTTACCTGTTAGAATATCGTTGATATCAGAAGAATTTAATCTTATTAAATCTAATAAGGTAGTTTCTCCAGCATAACTAGTTTGTGTATTACTAACAGTAGTTTGTAAACTTGCAATCTGTTGTTCTAATACAATTAAGTCTGATTGTTGAAAATAGTATTGCTCTAAAGAAGTTACTCTATTTTCTAATTTTATATTTTCTAATTTTTGATCTATAAACATGTCTGCAGATTCTTGCAATCTAACTGATGCATCTGCAAATAAATCCATACCGAATGTTAAATCTTCTCTAATAACAGTTTCAACTCCAACATTATCAGACGAAGTATCGAATTTAAGATTTAGTTTAAGACCATATGAATTACCATTAAGTTTTGTTATAGCATTAGGCTTAAATTTATTAAAGCCTTTTAGTGTAGATATAGAAGGTCCATTTTCATAATCATCTAGTATTAAAACTCCATATAGATTTCTTGCAAAGTTTTGAGGATTTGACACATCATAAGTATCATAATAAACAAGACATGCATTAAATTTGAAATCAGAACTTACAGCAGAAGCATTAAAATCTCCGATTGTATTTAATTCAGGATCTTTAGTAATAGGATAATAATTTGAAGCATCAAAATCTAAAGCAACACCATCCATGTGTGATATTCTACTTATATATGGAGTTGATTGTATATAAGATGTTACATTACTATTAGCAGAATTACCAAAGGTTGCGCCTAGAATATAGGTATCATTAGTACCATTATCGTAAAAGGCATTGTTATTTAATCCAAATGGGCTAATACCAGGAGCTCTTCCAAAAATTTGACCAGTACCATCGCCATTCCAAAACATTCCTGGTTTATAATTATCGTCTTCTAACGTTTTGAATAAAACTAACGGAGTTCCTCCATGACTAGTAGGAACGTGAATATAAATTTCAGAATATGACTGGCCACCTTTACTTATACTATTTATTATTTCTATATCTCCTAAGTATTTTGTTACTGGAGTATAGCTATACGTACTTCCGGCAGGAGATTCTTCAGTATATCTACCAGTTGTATTAGCTTGGCTTGTTGTATTTGCATCTTCCCAACGTATAGCGTTTATATTTTTTAAGAAATGCCACCATATTCTCTCAGCAGTAGTAGAGAATATAGTTTCATCGTATGCTTGTATTAAATTATTTTGACTTGCTAAAACAAGTTGTTCAAAATTTAATGCATATGATTGAAATGCTTGAGCAAAATTAAAATTATTATCAACTGCGTTAAAACCATTAGCTACTACACTACCAGAACTAGAAGTTCCACTTAGAGAATCTAATGCTTGCCATATAATAGTATTGTTTCCTAGACTAGGAGTTTGTACTGATGGTAATTCTAGTAAAGCGTATTTAGAAAATACAAACCTAGCGTTATCATCAGTAAAGGTTTTAGATATGTCCTTAGCTGCGGATGCAAATGTATAAAATGTTCCACCCTGTACTTTTAAGGGCTGAAGGTATGAAGTAGCCATCTATTATTTATTTTATTTTATTAAATGTTAGGAACAACTTGTACAGCGTACCATGTTGCACCAGCAGTACCACCATCCCACCAGATTTTCAAAGGTGTGTTTGTATTACCTCCTCCATAATCTGTAAATATCATAGTTCCATTAGCTGGAGTAGCACCACCGGCAATTCCACCAGCAACCGATGTAAAACCAATTGCAGTTAAGTGAGGTAAAACTACACCACCAACTGTATCAGAAGTACCACCTGGACTACGCATATCCCATGTTGGATAAGTTCCACCAGCAGCAGTTAAGCCTAAACTATACTTATCTAGTTGAAGTAAACTTCCAACATAGAATCCATAAGTTGTACCAACTTTAACATCACCAAGTAAAAGATTAATGTTTCCATTATTTACTACTAATGCATTCGTTAAAGCTGAACCGTTAATTGTTATTCCGTTTGTTATAATATCATTTGCACTCCCATATACAGAGTTATCAAACCTCCCTGATACAATATCAAATGCACTTAGTACGCTGTTTAATGCGTTCTCCAATGTTTTGAAGTTATCGTTGATTGTTATTCTGGATCCGCTAAGTGAATCAGTTCCTGCAATCGTTGTAGTTGTTACTGCCATTTTCTTAAATAATTTTTATGAATTCTTTTTTAGTTTTTGTTTTACTATTTCCGTTATTATCCGTAACATTCAGCTCAAGTGTGTAGCTTCCTTTCTGAGTAAACAGATAACTGAAGTATGGATTATTATAGTATATATTCTCCCAATTATTATCATTTTCCTTAATCAACGTCCATGATGGATAAGTCTTACCTTCCATAGGAGAAAGACTATAATTAAATTGAATTTGGGTGAGTATTGGGAACTCACTTGTATATTTATGAATACGTAAAGTATTCCATGTAGAATTTGATGTGATAGACCTTCCACACATAGTTCCTGCAATTCCGGATGTTCCGCCAAGAACCCAGCTAGTTGCACCAGTAACACCAGAAGCAGTAAATGAAACGCATTGATCATCATAACTAGAGAAATAATCTATAGATGCTTGTATTTTAATAGGAACTAAACCAGAAGGTGGTTGAGCAGTAGGTCCAGTTCCTCCGGTATATCCAGAAGCTCCATACACCATATTAAAGCCATAATTAAGTATAGGACCAGTAACTCCACTTGCTCCAGTTCCTGATATATTTAATCCTTGACTCACATTAGTTAATGCAGTATATAAAGCAGAAATTCCAGTAGCAGTAAATCCATAATTCCATCCAGTAATACCATTAACTTCATTTCCATAATTATCTAACCAAGTACTTGGACCAGGAATAGTGATAACACCTCCACTTGCACCAACTGCGAAGATTTCAAATGTAACCGGAATGTCTCCCATATCTCCAAAGTTTTTGGATATGTATGAATATAATTCGTAATCTGCAGCATTAGTAGATTGATCTACAAGTAGTATACCAGTCATTGGATTACTCGACGTATTAGCCGAGAAGATTTGCAATTTATGCTTTTTATTAGTAGATTGTTTTTTAGATACAAATCTAATATAAGGTACTAACGGATTGAGAGGATCTTGATATTCTTCTTCATAATATGTTATATACTTATCAAATAATGGATGTGCAGTATATCCTGGATTTGTTTCTAATTCCATATTGATTTGTCTTACAACTTCCTTAATTTGCAAAATAGGGGTTGTTAACGTACCTCCAAATGAAGGATCTTGAATTCCAATCCAATCAATTTCTCCAGTTACGTCTACCTTAACCCAAGAAGTACCACCAATAACTCCAAGTCCACCTCCCTGATATTGATATACATTTGTTGGATATCCATCACCCAATGGATCCATATTTATTATATAATCTCCATAAGTACTATTTGTATTAGCTATTATTTGGTTTATATTAGGTACTGTTCTAACAAACGAGTTAACTGAATTAGGTGTCTTATAAATACTTTCATCAACTAGGATAATATAATTGTCATAATAATTCAACGCGATATTTGGGCCTAGGTCCCATGGAATAAGACCAGGTCCACCTGATAAACTTATTTGTGTAATCTTAGGTCCTGTTATATCCCACCATAGATGGCACATTTCTGCCCATGTAGCAGTATCTTCTATTAAGTTCCATTTATATGCATCTAAATCGTTTAATCCAGATGATGGTTCAGTTCCTGGTATTAATGGAAGTGTAGCTATGCTATCACAATATCCTTGATTTGCAGGATCATTCTGTGTTTGATAAAATTCAATTCTATCTAGATCGTTGTATGTTAAATCTTGCATACTCATTTGCTCATTCTCTTGTACAGGTAAATTCCATGTACTATTATACATTTCGTATGTTGGAAGATTTGGTTTTGGTGGAGCAGGGACTATATCGCTTTGTCTAGTGATCGTTTTAGTATCCCATTGATAATCACACACTCTAGAACGATAATGTCCTATAAAGTCTAAATCCTTTGTATTAACACATAGAGCAGCTTTTTCTATCCATCTAGAAAAACCACCAGTGCTATCATATATTCTTAATTCTACTGTATATGTACCAGTTAAATCTAATAAAATTGGGAATTGATTTCCATCTTCTAAACTTAATAAACCACTCTCAACTGTATAATCGCTAGTATCATGTGTTATTATCCATTCTAATTCATAGAAGTTTCCATTTCCTATATTATTCCAATTATAAACAACCGGATTGTTCCATGGAGTAAATGTTGCGGTAGGACCTAATATACTGCTTGTCATACCGAAATTCATAGTCGGTCCACCATTCCAGTTATAAGGACTTCCTGGAGTTGGGCCACAACCAAATGTACATCCAGGTAAATAAGGACCCCATGTATAAGTTCCTGTATTATAGAAAGGCCATCCTGAATTACCGAAATTAGGTGGATCAAAAACACTACCTTCAGATACTGTGCTAGTTTGTCCATACGAATTTGTAGATCCTAACGGATATGAACTTTCTATGTAAGTATAATCGTATCCTGAGAAATTCAGATATTGAGTTGGACCTGCCAATGTAGGTACCCAATCTACTTGATTATATGTAACTTTCGCATCTTCCCAATTTAACTCAAACGAACAATTTTCTAAAACAAATGGAGCTGCAATTGGTGCACATGGATCATCTGGTAAATCATATATAGATCTATTACTATTACCAAACCATCCCATAAAGGCGCTAGAGTATTGTGCAAGAGGACCATCTCCTAGAAGATGCCATATGATAGGATATGCTGGTGGAACCGAACCAAATGCTGGTAGACCGTGAGTACCTCCAACGTTAGTTGCTCCAGGAGAAGCAGATACTGTCCAAAATGATAATGCTCCAGTAGGAGCTCCACCAACGATAGGTCCTAGTCCAGATCCACCGGTTGGTCCTACTATACTAGTTTGTGTAACGGTTAACCATTCATACGTTCCGATATTCATAGTTGCTGTTGGTCCATTAGTAGATGCAGTTCCTCCAGGCCAAGAAACAATAACACCCCACTCATCTGTCCCGGTTGCTCCAGTCATAGCTTGAAACGAACTAAAAGGTTCTATTGTTTGGGAATTCCAAAGATCTGCCATCCCTGATATAATTTGTCCTAGGGTTGCTCCAACTAAAGTATTAGTATATGTTAATGTAGCACCAGTCACTTGATCAGTCCATGTCCAAGTATCACCATACGCAGCATTATTAAGAGGTATACCTCCAATGTTGTTAGCGGTAAAACCAAATTGTTCAACTAGGAATGGAGTATTTCCAGCCATATTCAAATTTGGTGGTATTTTTATTCCAATAAAATTATTAGGTGCTAAGTCAGTTATTAAACTACATCCATCTTCTGGCATAAATTTAACACATGGATTTATGTTTAATTCTATATCATCAATTCTACAAACATCATTCCATATATTTACATCGTATCGAGCATAGTAAACAGCCTCTCCAATGATATCAACAATCCTTGCATTTAGAGGTAAGAAATAATTTTTAAGTTTTTGTTTTAATGCAAATAACTTTATAAGAACTTCCTCATTACTAAATAAGAATGCTTCTTCTACAATAGGTATACCATCATCATCAAAGCTTCCACTATCTCGAGTTATGTCATAAAATAAACCAAATTTAGAAGTCTTTTTATAAACTTTATTAGGTATCATTGTCGCATCACCCATTAAAGCAGTTTTAGGCTCTGTACTAAATAAATCTTCAATAGGAGTTTGCTTATATCGTATTCTCGATTCTTCAGCTTCGTTTTTTCCAAGATATTCATCGATATTTAGCCAGTATTCTTTAAGAGTAACTTGGTCGTACCCAAACCATTTTAGTATGTTGATTAAAGCTTTGTATGAACCCGTGAAAGGAAATATATTATCCCATTCTAATAATAGCTCCTTTCTTTTAGCATTTAATTTAATATAATCAGGTAAAATTTCATTAATATCCACATCATCAAAAATCTTAAAATCTGAATTATTTATAGTTGATCCAAAATTTTCGATCATCGTTTCTAATCGATCATCTTCACCTTCAGTTTCTCCGTAAAATGTAATTTCTGCAAATACATGAGTTGCACCAATACTAGTTACTCCAATTCCTGCAGTACAACCAAAGTTATTAGGACTAGGTCCAATTTCATATAAATAATTAGGATCTATTAGTTGTAAAGTCCTCGAATACGAATCTTCATTCTTAGATTGCAATCCTACTCTGATAGACAATGCCTCAGCATTCCAAGTACTACCTGGCGATGTACCAACAGCTTGACCAGTACCACCGGTTAGGCCACCAACAGGAGGTATAACTGGACCAACTAAATCTAAAGCATTAGAATCTAATGTTATATCTAAGCTATCATGTTTAATTACAGTTGGTGTAGGTCCTGGATAATTTTCAATAGACCATAAAAATAATTCAGGAACGTTAGAGTATGTAGAACCAGCTTCAGTATCTTTCCACCTCGCGAGTATATTATTATATGTAGCTCCTGGACACCAAGAAGATAAATTTAATTTCTTTGGGCTGTATAGATTACCTGCGTTCATAGGAACTGGAGTTTCAGCTTCCTGTAAAACGTATAATGGTTCGTATTCAATTAGATCAGTAGAAACTTTATCTAAATAAATAGTACCTGTCCATTTATCAAGATCTTCGTTATATGTAAAGTTGCAGTTATCTCCAGCCTTATCAAAAAATCTCCACCATGAATAATTTTGTCTCTTTAAGCTCATTATATTAGTTTATATTCTTATCATTTTTAGGAACTGTGAAATTAAAATATGTTCTAATTACTTTAACCGCATCTATTTGCTCTACAACAACATCATTAACATAAGATAAAAATTTTCTTATTGGTTCGTTACTTTGAAATCTTGGCATCATAGTCCTTTTCACTATGATATCTTCTTGATGATAGTCGAATCCTTTATGGAGACGTTTAACACCAAACTCTAAAGCCTTGCTATATAAATTCTTAGGATTTTTTTCTTTCATTACTCATTAAGATGTTTTTATTTTGTGTCATAATTTGTTGAGAAAGATTCTCAGGAATTATTTCATCGATCATGATATTAACTGATGCTATATTGTTATTTTTAATATCTGTATTTATGTATACTCCATTGTGGTCGGTCCATCCACCTCGTATAATAGGCATTTCATTAAGTCCTATTTCAATGTCTCCAAATTTATCTAAACCTAATTGAGGATTCTCTATAACGGTTCCGTTAGGTTCTGCGGTAGTAACAGCACTTCGTTGCAGCATAACTTTAGTAGTTATTGGAGTTCTGATAGACCTGATTGCATCTATTTCGTAAGTAGTCTTATAATAATATCCATTAATTAATGCCTCTTCGTTTACTTGTGAAATAAATTCTATATTCACTGAATCAATACCACTAACTGTTTCTAATAAAGCAACTATATCAGATTTAGGAATCTTATCTCTACGTTGAACATTAATAAAGTATGATGCTAATAATGCAAGAATATCACTACGTAAACTATCAGTATCTACTCCAGAAAAGATTCTTAAAGAAACATTTAACTCGTATCTTGTAATTATAGGATCAACTACACTCAATTCAGTAGAAACAACCTGTCTTCCGCTTTTTTGTATGTATGTTATTAGTGCTTTCTTTTCATCTTGTGATAAAACAAAATTAGATTCTGCCGTGGTATAATAATCGGTATCCAGCGATAATTTACTTTGAACGTTTGGTACTAAAAATAAATAAACTACATTGTCATCATCTAGATATTCATCGTCATACGTATTATATGCATTAACATAAGAAAAATCGAATCTAGATAAAAACGCTATATAATTATCTGAATTAGCAAGAACTAAAGCTCTAGAAGTTCTTGGGGCAATTAATCTAGTTAAATCTAAACTTTCTTCCGGAGAACCTAAAACTAACGGTGCTGCTACACTTACATTAAAAACTTCGTTAAGATCAACTTCTTCTCCTATATTACTAGAACCTTTATCCATAAATTTCCAAGTTAATATATCAGAATTTGCGTAAAGATTTCCTCGAATACCTGCTGTTGTAATATATTCAACAGTTATATTTGATCCGTTAGTAGGAACGTATCCAAAATCTTCGTTACCAAAATAAACATCTATTCCATCGTTAATTCCGGTTTTTAATATGCATGATTTTTCATCTTTAGTCATATCGTAAAGCGAATCTACAATTCCATATTGTTCACCATTAACAAATACAAAAACATTATCTTGTTCTATTGATTTTGGAGAATTGAAATTATAACTCTGTAAATTAGAACCATTTGCAATAACGGTTTGTTCTTCTACTTCACCTTGAATAACTCTAAAATAAAATATGTCATTAACTGTCAAATCAATTTTTATTTTCCCTTGAACATTATCTACCTTAACAAGATAAGTTAACCCTGTGTTTTCATTCATTATACGAGTATTATTAGTAACGAATAAATAAGGAATTCCTAATTCTCCTTGGGCACCTGTTTTTATATTCATTGCAAACGTACCTCTTGCGCTGATAGCCCTAGTTGGATTATGTCCAGCTAATCTAGCTAATCCGTATACTGATCGCTCCTTAAACGCAGTAAATATATTTAATTCTACGATCGCATCTTCTATATAATAGAAAACCATTTGAGTTAAATTCTGTAATACAGAAAGTATTTGACCAAACGGAGATGCTGGCGTAAACGTTGCCTTAGCCTTCTGATAAGTCCTAACTAAGTAATCTTGAGTTTGATTAACTAAGTCGCTAAATCTAATTTTACTTTTTTCGAGAAAATTATTATTTGTATTTCCTAATGCCATTTAATGTTTTATGTTTTTATCCTACTATAACTGAAAACTTATCAGTTCCATTTATTTCTATTGATACTTGTGCAATATCTTTAACAGTACCCTTAAAAAACTCGACATCGACTACGTAAGAAAAGTATTTACCTAATGTACAATATGTGTTTATTTGTTGAGTGACTGCCGCCTTCAAAGCAGAAGACGATAAACTAAACGACCATATATACTCATCTAAACTTGCACCAAAATCTATATTACCCAAAACCATAGTTTTTGAGGTAAATAGACAGTTTTCTATTTGCTGTTTGAATAATTCTAAGCTGTTCTCCATTTCTAATTGCCCAACTATGTAATTGGGGTCTTGTGGATTTCTTGCATAAAGATCGTTTAACATTTGTTTTCTGGTAAGAGTATTATACTCATTTTATTTTTTTAATTTCATCTACCACAACGATAGATTCACATATTATCATAATATATTTATCCTTTACTATTTATTATCATTTCCGGATGTGAAGAACCAATCCATTCCTTCGTCTGTTTTTATTTCTTCTTCAATTTTTTCTACTGCATTTTGACCTTCTTCTCTAAGTAAATCATAATTTATAGTCACACCTCCAGGTAAATTAAATGCAAATGTACCAAGAACTCTAGATAATTGAGTTTTTGCTTTTGCACAAACATATCTAAAAAAGATTTCATCTTTCATTAAATAACCTACTGGCAATTCTTCATATACTGTTATAACTACATCGTTTTGTGGCTTTTCTCCTAAGAAAACTAATTCCTTAGAGTTAGTATTAAAATTATAACTAATTGGATGGAATAAAACATGACTTGCCAAATCTATCCAATACTGGTATATGGTTGCATACATTAATGCTTCCGTAGAACCATCTATTGTATAAATATCCTTAAATAAAACTTTCTCTAATGAAAAGTCAGGCATACTTTGCATAGGATCATATAAACTAAATCCATCTTTAACTTGCCTAACAGCAATGATAGAGTAAATGCAATCCGGCATTTTAATAGTTCCATATTGAGAGTATGTAGGTATCTTTTCAAAGTTATCTGCAGGTATTACATAATATCTTTCCTGTACAGAATACTCATACTTTTTGTAAAACCATTTAGCAGCATATTTAATAATACGCTTAAGTTCAGTAACCGGTACACTAAATGGTAATGCACAAGATACTGTTAGCTCTTGTTGAACTTCTGCTAAAAATTCATCCTGAGCTAATTGGTTTTCTGGAATTTGTCCATTATATACATTTTTGAAATGATCAGTTTTTCCCATTTTGCGTTTCTTTATTTATTATAGATTTTTGTATAATCTATTAGTTCCGTTTGTTTTGATACTTGCGAATGAATTCCAAGTCTACCACTAGCAATTTTGCCACCTTTTATAATTCCTTCAATAGTTGATAATTTTCCTGTTATATATGTATTCTCTATTTCGCTTGTTCTATTTATATATGTATCTCTAAGTCTAGAATTTTTAACTTTACAAAACCTATATAAATTACATTCACTTAACGATGAATTATTTATTCTGCATTCAAAGAAAGAACATTTTTCTGCATATTGAATAACCAAATCACAATTGATAAATTCCCATTCGTGTATTGTATAAATGTTTGCTATAACATTTTCAATTTGTATTCTAGACATTGCACTGTCATAATTTATAGAACCTTCAGTAATATCAGATGAAGCCAATAGGTCAAAAATTTGATCTCTAAATTTAGCATATTTAGACTTAATAATCTGTGGATTTGTATCTAGATCTACAGTTAATTTAATTTTAGGATATGCTTCAGCAAAATGCTCATATGAATCATAACCCTTTAGTATACGATCGCTGCTTTTAATTATTTTCTTAAGATCCGCTTTATTTTTATCTGTATAATTAGGCATAAATAAACATTTAGATAAAAAACCATTGTATATACCTATAAGATCTAATGCTTCTACAATTTTATATTCATAATCTTTACCGCCAATATATCTAAATTCTACGAATCCATCTTTAACGCGATTAAATAATACTCCGAAGAATTCCATATTTGGTAAAATATAGTTAAAATCTTGTACATTTACATTTTCAGATCGATAAAATTTATTTTGCGGCAATATATTTTTAATAGATTTGACATATAAAGAATCCTTTTGGCTAGGAAAAAACTTCCACATCATATCTTCATTAAATTCTAAAATAAATTTAAGAATATCTAATTTCTTAATACTAATAGGGATCAAAGCTTCGTTATACGAATAATCTACCTTGGCAATACAAGTCTCATCGGTATAACAATACTCTTTAATTAACGAAAAGGCCTTAATAACCGTTTGTCTAGATTCAGAATATGGCATAGGAGCTGATATAAAAGAAAATCTTTCGCTTCCTAGGCTATAAGATTCTTTTATATAAAATTTTCCATTTTCTGGGGTAAATTCATCGGTCGTTATTACGATTACTGGAGTCTTTAGTACAGAAGAAAATTTCTCAGCAACCTTCTTTATACTAAATTTACAAAAGAAATCTAATTCTAAACCAATGTATGATGCTATCGCAAGCCTTTTGTCAGAATAAGCATTAAAGTCCATATATGAGGATATTTTTATTTATATATTCCCGCTATATTTTGAAGAACACCTTTTTAGATTCAGGTTCAATTTTTATCAAATTTAGGGTAATATCTTCGCCTTCTTCTAATCCGTCTATATCAATAAATTCAGGAATATCAGAGACATGTAATAAACCAACAATTTTAGGTTCTAACTCAATAAATAAACCATATTTAGTTTTCTTTCTAATTTTACCTGTTACCTCAGACGGTATATTATATTTCTCTAGAACATCGTTCCAAGGATCCATAACCGGAATAAACTCCTTCTGTGTTAAAATTATTCTATCGTTAGATGCTAATTCCTTAACGGTAAAGTCGATTTCATCTCCAGGAGTCAAAGTTCTATTATTAAATTTATGTAAATCCTCTTCATCTAAATCAGATTTATGTATTAAACCAGTAAGACATTTATTAAATTCGACAAATACTCCGAATCTAGTAGTTCCTGTTACAAATCCACCAAATGCATCACCAGGATCAATGGCATCTAATGCCTGTGGAATTAATGCTCTTAAATAATCTCTATGAGAAACTACAATATAATCTTTTTCTTTTGAATAGTTTATAGGACATACATAAATAGATGTATCTAAAAGTTCTTCGAAATTTACTAATTTATTTACACCACCTAACGAACCTGGCATAAAGCATCTAACTCCTTCAATATCTAAAAAGTATCCACCATGAATAAGTTCCTTTACATATGCTAGATACGCGGTTGGTTGTCCTATTGAATCGAAAATTTCTCTATATTTTACATGTTTGATTGCTTCGCTGTAAGAAACCTCTAACTCACCAGAACGATGAAGATTAGATCGTTTAATTATAACATCAATTTCAGCATTTACGCTAAAACTTTCTATGTATTCTGGTTTTTCTTTGTGTAAATCTAATAGAGCAGATTCTCTCCAACCGATATCCACGTATGCATATCTATTACCTATTGAATCTATAGTACCTTTAACTAAATGTCCTTCATTTGGTATTAGTAACTCTTTAGTAGTGTCGTTTATTAAATCGTAAAGGTGTTGAGCGTTTGGCTCGTGTGAAAAAACTTTATCTTTATCGTTTTTTACTTTGATCTTTTTGTTGTGTTTTCTTTTGCTTCTATCGGTAGCTTCGTAAGCTTCCCAATCAAAATCTGCTAAAGGTTGGATATGTGCAGTGTAGGAATTATTTGACATTCAATTTATTTTAAGGGTTATTGTAATAATATAATCTATATATCTAAGTTTTCTGTTTGTATTTAGATGACTATTCCTGTTCCAACACCTGGAGCAGTAGTAGCTTGTGCAGTAGCTGAACCGACGGTAGGTATTCCTGGTGCAACGGTTGTTTGAACTAATCCAGTTCGTATATAAGCATCTATATTTAATACTAATACTGGTGTAAGTTTTGCAGCAAATACCATTCCAAATAAATCAGCAGCCTTTTCCATATCTATTGTTTCATATCCTTCCTGTTCATTGTTATTAACTATATTAGCAATAGGATTAGCTATACCTTTTGAACAATCAACTGCAACGTTAATATCAGGCAATCCTAACGGTTGTTCTAGTTTTATATCTTTCTCTTTATCGGTTGGATCCATACCTCGTTGATATAAGTAAATAGATTCTCTTGCTGCTTCATTTATCGCATCAAATAAAGTTGGAAATAAGGTTAATGGTACTAAAGGCATATTTTTTGTTTTTAATTTATATTATATATTTGCTTACATAGACGGTCCATCCACTGAAACAGTAGAAGATCTAGTTTCTGGAATTTTAGTAGATTTTATAGGAGATCCTATCACTGTTTGAATAGGAATCATAGCTGCAGATAATTTCGATAATTGAGCACCTAGTGGACTTAACGGAGGAATACTACCAACGATTATAGCTTGTTGCTTACCAAAGCTTTCTACGGCCTTTGCTAAATTATTTATTTCATCGGCTAGCGCATCTAATGCTGTAACATTTTTTTCGCCTAATGTAGCAGGTTCATCGGATTCATCTTCCTTTCCTATACTAATGTGATTATCTTGTATATGAATAATCTTTCCTCCAGAATGTTCTATATAAACGGTATTATCTGGTCTTATGTTTACCTTACTTTCATTATAATTTAACATCAATCCAGTTTCTTCTGTAAAGAAAATTTTGATAGGCCCTGGTTGAGATTCTGTATCATATATTAACGAATGTGCATTCTCATAAGAGGCCGAAATCTCATCTTTAAGTTCATTAGAGATCCGCTGGTTGAATGTATAGATTGGGCAATATATATTACCATTATCAAATTTAACATTCACCAGAGAGTCCAATTTAGGAACAGAATAGAATCCACCTCCACTGTTCGAACCTGCAGTTATATTTGATGATGGTACTGCCCATGGTAAAAGAGTTGGATCTAATCCTTCAAAGAATCCAAATACCTCAATTTTAACACGTCCTATCTTTAATGGATCTTCGATATCTTTTACAACACCACAATAATTTCCATCTCTAACATTATCCTTAAAAAAGTCTTTTTGTGTAATCTGCATTATTCAAATATATTTCCTGATGGGCTGTTACTCGGATCAGTATTAGTTAAAGATGATCCTTCCTTTTGAGAACCGTCTGTGATATTTCCATTTGCTGGTGTTGAAGAATCGTTGTAAACGTTTTGATCTATATTTTCTTTAGTATCATTAGAAAGCGATGGAGAACCATCTGTGATATTTTGACTAATTTTCTCTCCACCATAATTAGATAAAGAAGGCGATGTAGATCTTTCATATACGTTACCTCCAGCTTGAGCCATATGTCCAGGTGTATTTAATATAGATCTACCAGCTTGTTTAATAGCAGATCCTATTGCAGCTACTCCTCCAGGACCACCTAATGTAGATAAGCTAAGACCGTATATATTACCTAATGCTAATGCAGCTATTTTAGAATTTGCAAAACTTTCAACTTGTTTCAATCCTTGTTCTGCTAAATTACCTAAAAAGTCTTTTGGATTCGCTATTGCCTGAGCAACATTAAATTTAATCTGGCCAGTGACTCCTCCGTCTAATGCATCTAAAGCAGCTTCGTCTAACGCAGGTATCCAACTATCTGCAACCGGATTTTTATCCCACCACTCATACATATTTACTTCCTCTACCGCTTGGTATTTTATTGTTAATTTTTGCTTTATCCCATCTCCAGGATCAGCATGACTTAATGTTTCTAAATGACCAGCAGATTCGGTAGGATCAAATTCACAAAAATCAAAATGAAATAGATTTCGTGTTGTGCTCATAGGAACGCCTTCTACTATATTTACATTAGGATTTGGCGGATCGTTTAGAATTTCATTCATACCAGTTAAATCAGCAGCGAATGTAGCCGCTTTAGATTTGAACGTTTTAGCTGCATCAGCTAATCCAGTAAATTTACCGTTATCATCTCTAAAATCTGCGAATGCTTGTGCATTAGGATTTGAAATCCATCTTTGCTCATATACATAAACCGACATAGAAAACTGTCTTAAATTTTTAGGAACTACTTCTCTTCTATATTTCCAATCAAAGCATGCCTTTCTATATAAATCTATAAGAGCAGTCATACGTAAATCTATAGATTCTAAACATTCGATTTCTAATTTAGTATCTTCTTTAATTAAAGGAATCGATAAATCATGCTTCCATGCATCTTTCAAACCTGTTAAATTTTGAAAAAACCAAGGAGTTTGATTATTAATGCCATGTAAAATTCTTAAAAATTGTTTAAGATAATATGCACGTTGTCCATCTCCAATCGAAGTTAAAAAACCTAATGCAGTATTTGTTGGTGGAGCAGAATCAACAGCAGCACCCCATAATAAGCCGCTATCTGCTTGATCGAAATTAAACAATAGTTTGAATCCTAAAACAGTAGGATCTTGTGTGTTTAGGTAACGATTATCCGTATAATATGGATTCGTTTTCGCAAAGGCGTTTTTAGCCGGATCAGTATATGGTATTACTTTAGTCATATTATTAGTTGTCTGAATTGCTTGCAGATATCGGCCATTCTCTTCGAAGAAGCGATAGGTGCTGCATTATTTTACTGTTATCTCTACTATATTTATACGTTATTTCTGAAATGACATAATATCCAGAAAGAAATTCATTTTTAACCATCTGACCAGGTTCACTGTAATTTGCAGCTTCATCGGTTTCTGCATTTGTAGGTTGTTCATCATCTCCTAATTGTCTATCTCTATTTTCTAACGTTTTATTTTGAACTTCTCCTGTATTGTATATAATAACCGGTATTCTTTGGTATCTATATAAAGCCCAATTCACAGCTTCTAATATAACCGTCATACTCATTTTGTTAATTTCTGAATTATTTCCTATATTATTTGCAATTGCAAACATATAGTTTGAATGAACATTTTCAAATTCTTCTGATGGTTGTTTTCCTAAATACTTAGCTTTTGTATTATTCTCCCAATACTCTGCTGGATCCGTAGCTCTACCTCTCATAGGTATTTCACTTTCTTCTGATCCTGGTGTATTTAACGGAGTTATTAAAAATTGTTCTAATCCCTGAAATTCACCATCATTATTATTTTCATTTAGATTAAGATATTTAACGTTTCGTCTATATCCGTTAGCCATCCAAATTTCTCCAGTTTTATTTACAAGATTATATGATGCAATATGCATATTGGTTCCTGCAACATCTTGGCTATTAGACAATCGTAAACTACCAGGAACTCCATCTTCTGAAGCAGCATCCTGTGGTGATTGCATAGAATAATCTATTTGTGATATCGCTGTTACATCTTCCATAACATCTTCTAAACTAAATTGCTTATTTATATTAACCATACATAAATAATAATGTAGATCTACATACGAAGTAAAAAACGAATCGTCATCCTTATATGCAGATCTAGTAGTCTCAGCTATCCATTCATCTCTTCCTGTATCAGCACATATCCTAGCCATTAAATCATCAGTTCCATCTTCGTTAGATGCAAAACCTAATTGCAATCCTTCTGCACATTCTAATAAATGATCAAACGAATTGCCTGGTTGAAATCCCTGTACTACATCGGCAAACATTAAAGGAACTTTCATTATACAATTAAACGTATACTTTGCAGGTTCTCCATCGGTAGGTTCTTCATCTTCACTTCCTCCACCGGCTGGAGATCCAGGTACTGATGATATACTAGAAATATCAAAATCTATTCTAATTGGTCGATATGTAGTTATAGGTCTCGGTTTCAAGTATAACGAAACAACATAACCATCTAATGGATATTCTAAATCTGTTAGTTTTCCAAGACGATCATCTACAACAAACGTTGCAGTTGGTAAGAATCCATCGTTTTTTAATTCCATAAACGATAAATCCTGTATTTGAATTTTATTAGTACCTATTTGAACTACCGGAAACAAACCACCCTCCATTGTTTGCTGTTGCATTGTTTGATTATCGTTTTCTGGTGAACTTTCGTTTTGTGCATCTACACTTTGTTCATCCTCTACGAAAACTTCATCTAATGCAAGAGTAGGTTCTGTTATAGTTAGTATGTCTCTATCGACCGTTGCCATATTTATGTCTGATTATTCTTATTACTTCCACCATTCCTATAATTAGCAAAAATTAATGCACCTGCCTTTGTGGTAACCGCAGATTCTCCAGGTTTTAATTGGTTTGATGGTGTTATTGTAGAAGATCCATTTTGTTTACTTGCAGCCAATGCTGCTAATTTAGCTAATCTTTCTTCTGTAGGTTTGCTAAATCTATTTTTATCTATAAATGCACGCTTAACTTCTTCTATTTCTTTCTTACTAGGTTTTGGTTGAATATACATTGTTTTTGCACCATCTAATTTAGGTATCAATAATAAATCACCTTCGTTAACCGCAAACGGATTTGATATTCCATTAAATTTAAGTATGATATCTGTGTGTATATCTGTACCATATGCAAACATGGAAATAAGATCCGGTCTCATTGCGTATTCTTCATTAACTATAACAGTTCTTGCTATAACAAAATTAGGATCTGCAAAGTTAGGCTTTAACGTAGGTTCTGTTAAATCAGTAACCATCTTATCAACACCATAATAATTAGTCTTTGTTATGATTCGTTTAAGATTCATATATTTTAAGTTTAACGCCATATGTTATGTTGTATATTTTGATGTGTTTTCAATTCCACCAGCACCAAGATTTTGATGATTTGGGAATCTCTGTGCTAATATATCTTGTACGTTAGCTTCTTCTCTTTCCATTGCTGGTTGATTTCCACTTAAAACCGAAGCAGTTGCATTTTGATTCTTTGTTTGATTATACTTTTCACCACCGGCTGCAGCCACTTGACCGTAGTACGTAGTTTTAATAAAGTCTAATGCAGAACTATATAATCTTTCTCCATTACCAGGTGCAAACATCATTTGAACATCATCTCTATCTCTAGGTCTCGCAGGTTTTAATGTACAAGTAACTTTTAATTTTGTAGGAAAATCATCTTTACTAAGAGGTCCATCTAATGCAATTTCGGTATTTTCTAAAATTAAATTACCAACACTAAGCATAGGTCTAGAAGGATTTCCTAACATTAAATGCCATTCACCAGTATCTTCACCAGTTAATAAAGCCATTGTTGCTTGAGCCTGTGGTCTACCCATCTTATCCATAGCGGCACCACCAGCTCTCATAGCCACATTTCCACCAACTGTTTTTAATGCATTTCCAATACCTTCTAGGGATAATCCCTTACCTCCAGTTAAATCGTTCATTCTAGAAGATAATCCTGTAGTAAGTTTATCTAAGAATGTTCCGAAATCACCTTTTGCTAAAGCAGCCATTCCATCCTGTCCTGCAATAGGATTTGATGTTCTTGCACCACCAACAAATCGTTTAGCTCCTCCCCAAAAATCACCACGATTATACGTGACCATTAAAACGTTCATTAATAAATCTAAAAACGCGATCTTACCATTTATTCCATCGATTGATTTCATTTCATATTCAAATACAACCTTTAGAGATTGCTCAAAAAATAAACCACGTTTACGAACCATCATTTTATCAATAACGTTAATAGGTCCTAAAGTCTTATTTGTTTGGTTTGCGTATGGATCTAAATTAGCAGCTCCACTTCCCTTTGCAGCATTCTTAGAACCACTAGTATCAGAAGCTTGCATTAATTTTCCAATCATAGATCCTCCACCCGCACCACCATATCCACCACCTTGATATGTTTGTATTTCTGATTTGAATTCTTCCCAATTTAATTTTACAGAAAATTTCATTAGTTCACTAAGCTTATTAGTTTCTCCATCCATCCAAGAAACCATTCTTCCAATATCGGGAGTTCCTTGTCTTTCTACATTTAATAAATTATCTGTAGCAGGCATCCCAAATCTACGTAAAGTAATCATATAGTTATTTGGAACCTTTCCATAGTTTTTAGCCCATAAGAAATCTTCCCAAGAATACTCACATGCATTTTTACTTTCTCTGCTCCATTCTATTATTCTAGCAGCTGTAGGATTTCGATCAATCTCTCTAGGCTTCCATCCAGCATCATCTTCAAAATAATTTACTGAAGTAGTTCCGTTTTGTCCTAAAGAACCACCATAGTAAAATGTGTAAAACCTATTAAATAAGGCCTCCTTACCTTTATATTTAGATTCTTGATCTGGACCTTGAGGTAAATCTACATCCTTATTATAGGGACTTGTAAGTGGAGCCGATTGAGCAGCCGCTGAACCTCTTTCGTAGGTTTTCCAATCTCGTCCTCTCATAGGAGTATCTGCCATAGTAAATTAGATTATTTTATTATATTATATATCAAAGGCTCTTAATGAATTGATCCCAAGATTCACCAGCATCAGTAATTTTTTGTACTAACATGGTTTTAAGCCTAGCAAAGAATTCAGTTTGAGTATCAAATCTTAATTTACCTGAATAGAATTTTCTAGTAGATAAGTCTTTAGTTTCTGATAAATTTCGTAATATAATAAAGTCTTGTATTTTATTAAACATATCGACTAAATCATTTTTGTATCGAGTAGTATGGATAGAATCAATAACAACATAAAATCTTTCAGAATCCTTTTGTATATAATTTTCTAGTTTTAATGTAGTATCTATCTCAGTAGGAATCCAAAATGTTCTAGGTTTTTTGCCAAATCCGTTAGAAAACGAATTATTTATAAAGTGATTCCTAAGAAAGTAAATGTTATCGTAAAATTTTATTATCTGTACTAAATATAAGGGATTATATTCATCGAACTTAATATCCTTAATTATAACTTTTACCGGAATAAGTATGTTAGGATCATTTGAAGAGGTTACTAGAGAGTGTGCTAGTGAACCTTTATTTATCAATTTGTGTTTTATCATTATTCAAATTAACAATTTCTATAGTGTCAAATTCTGTTTTGATATCATCAATATCATCATCTTCTGCAAGCACTAATTTATATTTTAGATCATACGTTCTTAATACCCTTTTTAATGCACGTATAATATCAACTTCTAAATTTTCTAATAGATAATATATTCTATTACTTTTTTTGTTCTCTAAAATAGTATTTATTTTTCTAATTATATAGTATTCTATTATTCTTCTATCAGGAACATTCTTATAAATATCATTATTTTCTAATTTTGACATAATGTCATGGTAATTAACAACTTCTGTAATTTTATCCTTCTTAAAGTTTTCATTAAAGAGTTTCAAATTACAATGAACGATGATAAATTCCTTTTCTACTATATTTTCTTCTGTCAAAATCATTTATTTTATTTTTAATTTAGGTGATCTAATGCCTCGTCTTCTTTCATAGTTTTTTCTAAACCACGAATATATTTTAATTCTTCAGTCAGATCCTTTTTAATTTGTTGGATATCCTTTAAGCTAGGTTCATAATGAGTACCCCATCCTGTCTTAAAACCTAAAACATTCATATCAAATTTATTTCCAAAATCGATACCTAGATCATCTGAAATATCATAAAACAATTTCATAGTATTTATGAATGACGTTTTTTTATCATCTTCTGTTTCATAAACACATCTAACAACCTTACCTTGACCAGCACTATTAAAGTTAGTTTCGGTAACTGTTTTAATTACACCATTCGATGCTATTTCTAATTTAACTTCTAGCATCTTCTTCAAATTCCTTTAATCCTTGACTAACACATTTATAACAAGTTGTAGATAATATATGTTCACCACCGACCTTACTTGGTTTACCGCATACTTTACATTCCATATACCAAGCTTTATTTTTTTCGTTCCAAGCGGTACCTTCTCTAAATTCTAGAGTATATCCAAGTTCATTTGTTTTTTTCATAAAATTAAATTAAATTATCCTCAACATCTTTATGTAAAGACCATATCTTTACAGTATCGTACCAAGCATCTATTTGTTTATCTATTTCTTTTTTAGACAATCCATCCGCTTTTAATTTATCTCTCCTAAGACCTTCTTGTTCTCCTAACCTTTCTTTTTCTATATCAAGAGATTCTCTCAAATCGTTTACTCTAAGAGTTTTTCCTTCTTCTCTAAACTCCTTTTTCATTTCATTGAATTCTGCAGTCGATAATCTTTTTCTCATTTGCTTTAAGAAATGCTTTCTTTGCTTTCTTCTTTCAGATCCCTGTTTACCCATTTTATTTATTTTTTATATTAAAAGTTAATTCCGGTTCAATGCCTTTATCTCTGATATCTCGTCTTTTAGATTTTATAAAGGCGATAAGTCTATTTTTTAATTCAATACATTCTTCAATAGTATTAAATTGTAAAGATATATCATCGATCAAGATCTCTGACGGAATCATATTACGTGTGTGTAGTTTCATATTAAATTATATATTCGTCCAAAAAATCAGTTAGAATACCAATCATTTAGAGAAGACTTAATAAGATTTTGTAGAAATTTAGATGGATCTTTAATTTTACTAAGTGTATAATTACTCAAAACATCTAAAATATCCTCATCAAATGAATCTTGCATAACAGCAAGAAATTTCTTATTAGGCAATTCTAAATTTATACGAGCATTTAACTTAATCTTTTCCTTTTTAGATTTTTCTAATATAGGAATTAATGGACTATCTACCGAAGGTGTAACGATATTAGAAGGTTTATCTTCATCATCATATGATAGTCCTGCTGTCATTTCATTCCTTTTATATTGTTTTGACTTTTCAATAGCAGCCTTTACTTCTCCATCGTTTTGTGCTAGATCTAAATTTAATATATCTTGATCGTGAAAAATTTGCACCATAAATTCATCTAATACTTCTCTACTACATTTATTACCAGATTCAAATATCAAAAATTTAGGACTTTTTGGTTGCTTAGCTTTTGCATGTTCTACTGCACCGAGATTTTCACCTTTTATCCATTGATAGCGTTCTTTCATAGTTGTCATATTTTATACCATTTAAGTATTATATGAATGAAGTTAATTATTGTTTCAATTAGAATGATTCCTTACTTTATAGCTTTAGCTGGACCTTCAGGACCAGCACCATCTTTTTTAACCTTACATGGAATTGGATACGATGCGTTATATTGGTTAATTGAATATGTATAGCTAGATCTATCCATAAGTTCATCGTTAGAAGTTTGTATTCCAATAGCTAATTGAAGATCGCAACAAATCTCAGTTTGCCATTTTTCTGGTGGGTAAAAGTTCCAATTTCCACAGAATGTACCGTTCGGTTGTACGGTGAAGTCAACGTAATTAGTACCAGGTTGACCAGCGAAAGTAACTGATAATCCATTATCTTTTATATTATCGTTAGAGTTTACAGCTGAGCATAAATATCCTATTGCTTGTACTCTAACGACGTTACCTGCAGCTGAAGGTGATGCATATCCTTTGAAACATAGTTCAAAGTAAGTACCTGAAGCTGGAGCAGGTGTGTTAATAGGAATGTATTTTTCTACTGGCCAGTGCACTGGAGCAAAGGATTGTAACCCATGTCCATTGTATATCATGGTTCCTTGCGACGATGTTACTCCTATATTATAATCCCATGGACCATTGTTCCATCCACCAAGTTCACCAATGTTTCCTATTAGCATTTCTCCAGCTCTAATTTCATTAATTGTCATTGAATTTTTAACAACCTCATGTAGATTAAAACCTTCTGTGGCGGTTCCACCACCAGCAGGTCCAGCAGGTCCAGCAGGTCCTGAAGGTCCAGTATATCCAGCCATACCTGTATTTCCAGCACTACCATCAAATCCTCTTGGTCCATATTTAACGTATTGAACAGTCATAGTTTCTGATTGAGCTGGCGGTACTCCAGATACTGATTGTGGATGGCCGTATAGCTGAGTTTCGGTAGCACCAAGACTATTATACTGTACTGATGCTCCTGTGATTTCAAATACCATAAATTCAGTACCAGATGATTCTGTTGTCTGTATAACAATTGCTCCATCAGTAACACCAGAAAGTGAAGTAACTCCCCATTCTTCAGTAAATGGTAATTGATCTCCACCAATATAATCGTATTGCGATACACTAACTTGAGTTGTAGCAAGACTCCAAACATTTGCACCTCCAGCATTCATTGTTGCAAATTCGCCAGTAGTTGGATTACTATTAACACCTTCGTAACTCCATTGAATTCCACCTCGTAGACCATTACCACCAGTACCTCCAGTGTTTCCAGTTTGTCCAGTAACTCCACCACTTCCTTGAACTCCTTGCGGAGTAAATGTCATGCATAATTTATCACCGTCTGTAAATGAACCGCTGTAATCTGTCAATCCCAATGGAATTGCACGAGTTGTTGCAGTTGGTGGATTAATTGGACTGTTTATATTCCATATCCCATAATTTTGTGGAGCTCCTATTACATTTATATGAAGAGTACCACCAAATTGACTATTGTTGACGTATTGGTTATCCCATGAATCAATAAAGGCATCGACTAAACTTCCATTTAATTGTGAAGTATTAAGAAATAGATTATTAGCATTAAAATTGATAGAAGATTGTAAAGATCCAATTCCTGAAGTCATTTGGCCATTAAACGGAGTAGCTGTAACTCCATAAGTGTATATCAATTGACAAGCATCAGCGCCATTTGTTCCAGCAATACCTGTCATTCCGGTCATACCTGTGCCACCTCTATTACCGTTACGAGTGTAATTAAATACTACGGGATGATTATCTGTAGGAGTTGAGCTTGCTGAATAAGCAGATCCACCGATTGTCCATATAGTTCCATTATCAGTAACGCTTGTTATTCCATATACTAAACAGTCATCTTGTAAATTATCATTATCTTGTATCACTATCCAACCGATAGGAGCATCTGTAGTAGAAGCATTACCTCCCATTGCTGTAAGAAATACCGATTGATCAGTTCCTTGATAGTCTGTTTTATTGATGTATATTTCAGTTGCATTAGTCCAGTTAACAGCATTAGTTGACATATATTCTGCAGTTGGGCCTCCTCCTGTATCTGTATCATAATGATATAGAATTCCACCTCTCCATCCATCAGAACCGCTTATTCCAGTCATACCTGTAGCTCCAGTAACACCAGCACCTGTCATTCCAGTAGTTCCAGCGATACCGCTCATTCCAGTCATTCCTGTAAGACCGGTAAGACCTGTGAAACCAGTTAATCCTAAAGATCCTGTAAGTCCTGTTGCACCGCTCATTCCAGTCATACCTGTTTGACCAACAGCTCCAGCAACACCAGCACCTGTCATTCCGGTCATTCCTGTAAGTCCTTGTGATCCAGTAAGTCCAGTCATTCCTGTGGAACCAGTAGCTGAAGTCATTCCGGTCATACCGGTTGGTCCACCAGCAGGTCCAGTAGGTCCAGTAGTTCCGATTCCACCAGTAAGACGTATAATTTTTAAGTTTGTTTCAACTGAAGATATAAACATATTACCTCCAGTAGTATTCTTTTGAGCGACTAACTTTATATCATACCCAACCGTTGCTCCTCTAGCTGCTTCGAATATACAAGCAGAGCTTTCGGTATTTATATCAGCAGAACCATGATCGAACCAAGTAACCGTACTACCAGGTATTCCTGTCCAAATTGCAGTTTGGTTATTTTTTTGCTCTAGCCAAATGTCTAAACCTTGATTACTTACGTAACCTTCAATTCCAATATCGTATTCTATATAATATCTTCCAGGTTCTCCTGTGTGAGCAATAGTAATTGTAGAATTAGTAGAACCACCACCACCAATAGAAGCAGATCCACCAGGAATAGCAGTGTATGGAGGATTGTCTATAATATCAACAGTACCCCATTGAATAGGAACCTCTTGTCCACTTCCGGTCGGCATTGTTTGATCACCGTTCATACGTACTTGTATAACCTTTTGATCTGAAAACTCTCCTGTTGGTCCAGTCATTCCAGTAGAACCAGTAGTTCCTGTAGATCCAGTCATTCCTGTAAGTCCAATTCCAGTCATTCCTGTAAGTCCTGTAACTCCAGTAAGACCAGCAGGTCCAGTAAGTCCAATTCCTGTAAGTCCTGTAACTCCAGTAAGACCAGCAGGTCCAGTAAGTCCAATTCCAGTCATTCCAGTAAGTCCAGTAGCTCCAGTAGCTCCATCTTGACCAGCAGTTCCTTGAGCTCCACTCATTCCAGTCATTCCCGTATTTCCGGTAGCTCCTTGACTTCCAGATCCTCCAGGACCAATAGGTCCAGCTGGTACAAATATCACAGATGCTAAATTAGCTGGTGGTACTGGTGAGAATTGATTTGGAACTCCTACAGGAACTCCGACATATGAATGCGCAGTTGTTCCATCACTTTGGCCAGAAGCACCACCATAAGAAGTTACAGCAAATACTAATACATTGCTACTATTGTTTTCTATTGGTTGAACATATATATGGCCTATAGTAGCTCCAGCTGATGCAAACCATGTTGATAAATACGTAGTTTGATCGTTAGCAAACCAATCATATTGGTTAAATCTAATCTCTGTAGCTGCGCTCCAAGTACTATTATTTAATGCAAATTCTTTATTCGTTGTTGCAGAACTGTTTGTACCAGCATCAAACTCCCAATTTAATCCTCCTCTCCATCCTGTATTTCCACTAGCTCCAGAAGAACCAGTAGATCCAGTATTACCAGTATTACCCACTTGTCCAGGACCACCAACGCTTCCAGTCATACCGGTAGAACCAGTAGATCCTGTAAGTCCAGTCATTCCAGCAAGACCAGTTTGTCCTACAGCTCCTGCAGGTCCTATATTTCCTTGCGGTCCTTGAATTCCTGTTTGACCTGTATTACCCTGTGCTCCAGGATTTCCTTGAGTTCCAATACCGGTCATTCCTGTAGAACCAGTAGATCCAGCAACTCCAGTCATTCCAGTAGAACCTGTAAGTCCTTGAACTCCGGTCATTCCAGTAGAACCAGTAGATCCAGCAAGACCAGTTTGTCCAGTAGATCCAGTCATTCCAAAATTACCACTAGCATACCAATCTACGTTTATTATATCATTGTCAGCCCAAGGACCGCCATTACCTGAAATATATTCTAGATTAACTACGGCCGCAGTTCCTGTGATACTTACAAGACCAGTAATACCCCATATAACATAAGTATCAGGGTCTGTATCCTTTCTAAAGTGTAAATATGAATGAGGTTGGTTTCCTGAGAAGGATGCGCTATACATTACATCCCAATCTTGTAAGAAAGATTGAACTGATGCATTTGGTTGTAAAGCATTTACATGTAAGTATGCTATATTATTTGCTGTATAAAGTGAATTATTAGCTAAGCAAAAGTAGTTATTAGTAGGATTGGTAACTGAAGTAGCTTCGAATTTCCATTTTAATTGAGAGGCATTATCACCGGTCATTCCAGTAGCTCCAGTAAGTCCAGTGAGTCCTGTAGAACCAGTAGATCCAGTCATTCCTGTAGAACCTGAAGAACCAGTAGATCCTGTAAGTCCTGTAGATCCAGTCATACCTTGTATACCAGTCATTCCTGTAGAACCTGTAAGTCCTTGAACTCCAGTCATTCCTGTAGAACCTGTAAGTCCTGTTGCACCGATAGCTCCGGTTATTCCTGTTTGGCCAGTATTTCCAAAGTTACCTTGAACTCCAGTCATTCCAGTAGCTCCAGCTTCTCCTTGAGATCCAGTCATTCCTGTAGAACCTGAAGATCCAGTCATTCCTGTATTACCAATTTCACCTTGTATTCCTTGAGATCCAGTCATTCCTGTAGAACCAGTCATTCCAGTAGCTCCATTAACTCCGGTCATTCCAGTAGCTCCACTTTCACCAGCACCAGTAACTCCAATAGATCCTGTAACTCCTGTCATTCCTGTTTGACCGGCAGGTCCAAAAGTTCCATCAGCTCCAGTCATTCCTGTAGAACCAGTAGAACCGGTCATTCCTGTATTACCTATTGCACCTCCAATTCCAGTCATTCCAGTAGAACCAGTAGATCCTGTATTACCTATTGCACCTCCAATTCCTGTAGATCCTGTAGATCCTGTAGAACCTGAAGAACCGGTCATTCCTGTATTACCTATTGCACCTCCAATTCCAGTCATTCCTGTAGAACCAGTAGATCCTGTAGAACCTGTAAGTCCATTAACACCAGTCATTCCGGTAGAACCTATTGCTCCATCAACTCCAGTCATTCCGGTATTACCTATTGCACCTTGTGCTCCAGTCATTCCTGTAGATCCAGTAAGTCCATTAACACCAGTCATTCCGGTAGAACCTGTAAGTCCTTGAACTCCAGTCATTCCTGTATTACCTATTGCTCCTCCAATTCCAGTCATTCCTGTAGAACCTGTAAGTCCTGGAACACCTTGTATTCCTGTTTGGCCAGTAGATCCAGTAGAACCACTCATTCCAGTAAGTCCAATAGATCCAGTCATTCCTGTAGAACCTGTAGATCCAGTCATTCCGGTAAGTCCTGTAAGTCCAGTTTGTCCAGCATCAGAAGTTGGTCCAGTTTGTCCGGTTGGTCCACTAGCTGGTCCAGTTGGTCCGGTTGGTCCATCACCACCAGTTAATCTTACTATTTCTAAACTACTATTATTAAATACCCGTACTTCACCAGCACCTGTATTATATACACATAATCGTATTTTCTTTTGTGTTGAAGTTGCTTGCCAAATATAACTACCCATATAAGATATGGTATTAAATTGACTTGTAGCATTACTTATATTTTTGTACATTCCACCGAGAGTGTTAACCCATAACGATGTAGAACTATCGTATATTTGTAATTGAACTGTACAATCAGTATTAGTTTCTAATTCTGTTATATTTAATTGGAATAATACTTGATATCTTGCAGGATATGCATCAACTTCCCAATTTCCATCAGTTCCTACAGGAGCAGTCCAATTAGAAACACTACCAGAGGATCCAGTATATGTTGATGTGTCGATAGGAGCATATGTATTGAATCCTACTGGAACATAATTTACGGTAGCACCTTGATAATCTTGTATTGTAGTAACATATGCATACATTAGTTCCTGTTCCTGTGTTGGAGCGGTAGGACCAGTAGGTCCAACTAATCCAGTAGATCCTGTAGATCCACTCATTCCTGTAAGTCCTGTAAGTCCAGTAAGTCCAGTAAGTCCTGGAACACCTTGTATTCCTGTTTGACCGGTAGATCCTGTAGATCCTGTAGATCCAGTAAGTCCTTGAACTCCAGTAAGTCCAGTCATTCCTGTATTACCTATTACTCCATCAACTCCAGTCATTCCTGTAGAACCTGTAAGTCCTTGAACTCCAGTAAGTCCGGTAGAACCTGTAGCTCCAGCAACTCCAGTCATACCAGTCATTCCTGTATTACCTATTGCTCCTTGAACTCCAGTCATTCCTGTAGAACCAGTAGAACCAGTCATTCCTGTAAGGCCTATTACTCCATCAACTCCGGTCATTCCAGTAGATCCAGTAGAACCTGAAGAACCAGTCATTCCTGTATTACCTATTGCACCTCCGATTCCAGTCATTCCAGTAGAACCAGTAGTTCCTGTAGATCCAGTCATTCCTGTATTACCTATTGCTCCATCAACTCCAGTAGATCCTGTAGATCCAGTCATTCCTGTAATTCCAGTAGAACCTATTGCTCCATCAACTCCAGTAGATCCTGTAGATCCAGTCATTCCGGTAAGTCCTCGTAGTCCAGTAAGTCCAGTCATACCTG